AGAGATCAGAAGCCTTGACAAATCAGCCCCCTGATCTCTTGAAGGAGAATTCTGGGACTACAGAATAGAATGGCCACACCTATGGCCGTCACTCCCCTTCTAAAAGGCACCTTTACAGCCTCCTATCTTGTGCTAATGGGCTACACCGGCTTAACTCTCATTGAAGCCCTCAGAACGAATAATACCAATGTGCGTCACGTGATGAACATTGAGACCACCGTGTCTCTCGTAGCCGGTATTGCGTATAGTATCTTTAATGAAATGATCAAGCAGCCCACTGTGGATCTCCATGAGATCACAAAAATCAGGTATATTGACTGGTCTATTACAACACCTCTCATTATACTTGTGATTCTACTATTCTACGGTGGATCCGTTCATCCACAGGCATCGGTCTATGGCACACTCATTCTACTCAACTGGGGCATGTTGCTCTTCGGTTATCTCGGAGAACAGGGAGTTATAGATAAACTGGCAGGATGCGTCCTGGGATTTGTGTTCTTTGCTGCGATGCTGTATACATTGTATTCGTGCTGTGTGCCTTCCAAGGCCAATCCTACCGTCTTCTTTCTCTTTGCGATTATCTGGTCCTTTTATGGAATCGCGTATCTGTTGGATGAGGAAAGGAAGAATATTGCGTATAACGTATTGGATGTTATTTCCAAGGCTATCTTTGGCGTGGTGTTGTATCTGTATTATGGAAAGGTACTCAGTTTTAATGCATAGAAATGAACAATATTGTCTACCAGTAGAGTGTATGAACGACAAAGACACTACATATATTTTCGTTTTTTATACGATTAATACAAAGACTGATAAATACACCGGCTGGCATTATGACCCATTACCGGCAGGGTGGGAATGGACTGGAGGAAGTGATACACGAGGAGAAGGGGGATATGCACGGGAAGAACAACTGACAGGTCCAAAGAAATCAAAAGCAGCTGCGCTCAAACAGGTTACAAAAGTTCTCACAAAACTCAAGGCTGATGGAATTCTGACAAAATTCAAAGTTCGTCAGAGTTACAAACCTGGCACTACAAAAACCAAAAAGGGGCGTAAAAGTCCTGCTGAATCTGCTAGTCAGTTTGAAGAGGGCACTGTTAAGAAGGGCCAGAATGGGAACGACTGGATTATTGTAAAAGATAAAAAGGGAATTGGCCGATGGACCCGAGTATCCGCAAAGGTTCAGAAGAAACTTGCGAATGAAATAGCAGCAAAGGAGGCGGCAGCTGCCGCTGCATTTCAACCAGGTCGGCGGCGAACGCGGCGGCGACCTGGTTTAAAGCGAATATAAATTTATAGCAGGCGGTAGTAGAATGTTCAAAGCCCTTCTTACTGCTGTTTTATTGCGATCCGCTGTTTCACAGCCCATCGCAACCAATTGTAATACCGCATCCGTCTTCAAAGTAGATCAGGTGTCAGTCGTCTATGAAGCACCTCCTGTTAATTCCACACTCATTGTGTCCTATACGGTGCCCTCGGTTGTATCCGAGGGAACTGCCACCTTTGCGTGCACACTCAATGGATTTCCCGTCATTAATGAACAGACGCCTCTGTGCCAGGACATAAACTGCCCTATTGACATCGGATTCCACAATGATTCTAATTCGTTCCAAACCGGACTGGCCTCAGGAACTCTGAGCTGTATCACAAAGTGGCTGGCGCCCGATTCCTCTGTTCTCCGTTGTATAAAGGTTGTGGAGAAGTCTTAGACTTCTTGACATGTAAAGCGTGGCATACCATTCGTAGCCTTTATTGAATTTCTCTCATCATATTTACATGTTGTTCTTGGACCGCATTCAGTTGTCCCACTTATCCTTCTTGCAAAATTAGAAGACCCTCTTGTGCAGGGGCAGCCTGCGCCTTTTCCAGTTGGGTTTCCACATAATGCTTCTGTATATTCTTTATTAGCAGCGTTTAAATTCAATCCAACAAAAGGGTCTTCAAATGCCTTTTTACGAGCTATACTGTTTGCTGTCTGCGAAGGGCTCCTGTATGAAATCCTACCAGAACTGCCAGAACTACCCACTGATCCAGCAGATCCAGAACTACCTACAGATCCAGCACTTCCAGAAGACCCAACGCTAGGCGGAGCAAAAGGTGGTTTTACGCCTCCCCGATACCTTTTAGAAGAGCGGCGCCCCTTCCGTTTGCGAAGCGTCTTACGCCTTGTTGTCCTATAGGCCATCTCTATATAAAGGATAGACTTTATTATACAGACAGTCAGGTATGTCCGTGCCCATTGTCATTCTCCACATCGGCAATCAGCCCTATTTCAAGAACTGCGTGATTTTGAACGCAAAGCACAATCCTGTCATTATCATTGGGGATGATTCCAATAAGGATGTCGGAACCATTAAGAACGTAGAACATGTGTCCATTGAATCGCTCCATACGTCGGAGCTGGACCTATTCGGAAAGCACTTTGTCAACTATTCTACAAACAGTGCCAATTATGAATATGTGTGTTTTGCCCGGGTATTCTATGTCGGAGAACTCATGCGGCGGCGATCCCTGGATTCCATTTTTCACACGGATAGTGATTGTATTGTTCTGGGTCCGTTGGAGCCCATTACAGCAGCCATTCGGAAGACCCATACAATTGCCTATAGTCTGGAACAGAACGCGGATCCCTTTCATATGGTCGGATCCATTCACAATGGCCTCCTAACTCCGGAGTTCTGTAGGGCGTTTATTCAGCTGTGTTCCGATATCTATGTCAACAAGACCAAGATGAATCTTCTGGAGCCAAAGATTCGGCACCATCAGGAGAAGAAGGTAAAGGGAGGAATCTGCGATATGACGCTATATTATCTGTTGGCGAAGGAAAAGATCCTGGACGTTCTGGATCTCAATCAGCCCCTTGTCATGGAAGGGGCTCCGTCGGTCTTTGATCACACTGTATTCAGTTCCTCAGGATATAAGGGAGAACAGACGTATGTTGTGCGACCCAATACGATTAAGCAGATTGAGAAGAGCAGTGACCAATACCTATTCGTGGAACAGGGGTCGGGAAAGCGCATTCGGGCTTTGAGTCTCCATTTTCAGGGACACTCAAAGCCACATATGTTGAATATATATAAATATGGAAACTAAGCTGTAAGATGAGTCCTATTTGTATTTCTTAGATACCCGCCGAGTCCCATTAGCCCTCGGAATGAGTCCCTTGGCTTTGAGAGAAGCTCGCATCGTAAAGCCGATGGATTTGCCCTGCTTATACAGTTTGAGGTATTTCTTGTCACGTCGGGTGGCACGATATCCGCCTTTCCTTTTAGAACCGTTCCTTTTAAAAGGATCTATAGGAATATGTGAGGGTCCTAAAACAGATGATAATTTTGTCCGTAGTTTCCCAGTAGCTACTGCTTTAGCCGTGGTAGCAGCATTAGCTGCTCCTGCCCCTGGGCGAGCACCAGGAAATTCCCTCCTAAGTACCCCTCTATATAATTCTGTTAGGGGTATAGGTGGTTCGGAGAGAGAGTCTGTAGGAGGTTTAAAAGATGATGGTAATGGACGTAGTGAACGTGCTGCGGGGGGGATAGTTAAATTATGTAAATATCTTGGTAAAGGTGGTTGAACAGGTTTTCCAGTCAAAAAATCTAATTCTCCAAATTCTGCTGCCCAAGCTCTACGTTGTTCCCCCCGTCGTTTAATTTCTTTAAGTGCTTCCCTGCGACCAAAAGCCTCATTTGCAATATCCTGAGCCCGCATTTTCTCTCGTATGGGATCAGGTAGAGCGGGAGGCAAAGGTGGCACATTCAGACCAGCATATAGTGCACCTAGGGATGGTTCGCCTGGGGATGGTTCGCCTGGGGATGGTTCACCTGGGGATGGTTCGCCTGGGGATGATTTATCTGGGGGTGGTCTTAACAGGTATTGGACATGTTTATTAAATTTTTCACGATTAAATGGTGCGTTATAATTAAATTTGCTATTATTCTGAAAAATAGGCACTGATAAAGCGCTTGGTCCTTCAAGAGGTGGTGGGCTTACAGCAGATAAAGCTTTTGACTCTTTAAGAGGGAGGAACCTTACAGCAGATGAAGCTTTTGACTCTTTAAGAGGGGGGAACCTTACAGCAGATGAAGCTTTTGAAAGTCCAGAAAGTCCAGGATTTAATTTAATAGGTGGTAATCCAGATTTCATTAAATCCCTATTAATCTATTATATAATAGTGCAGTGCTATAAACTATTATATACGAGACTGCCCTCGGCCTTTGGCCGAGGGCGTGTTCCCTGGTTAAGGGTGCGGCTTAGCCGCACCCAAAGAGCAGGTCGCCCACTATACTGTCCTAATAAACTGCCACTGCATATCCGAGCAGATCCCCTTCCAGGCCTGGTCCTGGATATACAGTTTATCGCGGTTCTTGAGCAAAGGAAAGCAGGCCAGATGCTCATCCATCTCCAGCAGTTCACAGAACTTGTATAAAATATACCCGTAGCTCAAAAAGTTGCGGCGACCCTTGGGAATGTGCTTCTTGAACGCCGGTTGGATTTCACGAAACATATGACGCAGCTTCTCTTCGTCTTCACGGCTCATAAAGGGCGCATTTTGACCACTGAGCCTGTTAATAATATGAGGAATATGCTCATAGTATTTGGTTTCACCCATATGTCTCAAGATCTCCCGGAGCTTGGTTCGCTTTAGAGAACCAAAATTGGAAATCCGTTCCTTTTTGAGTTGGAGCAGGATCTGATCATAAATGGCCGCCGGAATCTCCGTGGATTCCTTTGCCTGGAACTGGGCCAGCCATTCATTAAAATGATTGATCTTCTTATACGCATAATACGACAGTTCCCTGGGCGGATCCTTATACGACGGCTTATCCGAATCAATCAAAATAAAGTCCTTGTTCCCGCACTTGGAGCACGTCATGGTGGCCTCGTTCATACACATAATCATCTCAGAGCCGCACTCATCACACTGCGTCCAGTCGTCTTCGGTGCCCTCGGCGGCCTTGGCAGATCCGGGGTCCTCAATCTGGAGATACTGGTTCAGCAGATCCGAACGCTGAGGAGCGGCTGTTCGGGGACTTAAAGAGCCTTTAAGTCCTCCGGACTCCCCATCCTGGATTTCGTTGAGAATGGCCAGGATGGACCCCGGTTTGGAGCGATTTCCTTGGCCGCCGACGGAGGAGCCGCTATGGATCTTCTCCTGGACGTCATAGTAATTGAAGAGAATAGAGCCTGTTTTAAGGTAATATTCATTGACGGCATCGCCGCTTTCAATGGAGTTGATTCGCTTTTCCAGTCGCTCCAGTTGCTGTTCCAGGGACCAGATCTCTGTTACGGAAGTGGAGGCTTTTATCTTGGCTTTCAGGGCTTCTATGTGCTCTTTCTGCTGACTGAGGTTGGCCTTTTCGGTCAAGAGGGAATTCATTTTTTGGCCATGGAGGGCATCCAGGGTGGTGCGAGTCTCCGGATGACTGGATTTGGGCCCTTTGGGTTTGCCATCGGCCATTTGGTATCTTTCCCATCAAAGACTGGAGGGTTTAAATGGGTCACCGAGAAAGTAGCTGTTCTGCGTTTTTTTAAAAACGCGGCCGGCCAAAATTATTTTGTCACCAGAGGGTATAACAAATGACAGGAGGCGGTTTGATGCAGCTTGTTGCCTATGGCGCCCAGGATGTTTACCTTACGGGTAACCCTCAGATCACCTTCTTTAAGGTGATTTACCGTCGCTACACGAACTTCGCGATGGAGTCCATTGAGAACCCCTTCAACGGTGCTCCCAACTTCGGCAAGAAGGTTACCTGCACGATCCAGCGTAACGGCGATCTCATCCACCGCATCTACCTCCAGGCGACCCTTCCCCAGGTCGTCATCAACTCCGCGACGGACGGCTCTGGCGGTCAGTTCCGCTGGCTCAACTGGGTTGGCGAGAACCTTATCGCCTACGTGGAGCTTGAGATTGGCGGCCAGCGCATTGACAAGCACTACGGTGACTGGCTCCACATCTGGAACGAGCTCACGCAGGAGGCGGGCAAGCAGGCCGGCTACGCCAAGATGGTTGGCAACGTGCCTGAGCTCACCAACTTGATCTACGCCGGCGGTGCGGGCTGCGACAACTACTGCTATGGTGGTGAGCCCAACACGTCCGAGGTGGTCGGCTCCTGCACGCCCATGTATACCCTGTATGTGCCCCTCCAGTTCTGGTTCTGCCGCAACCCGGGTCTCTCCCTGCCCCTCATCGCGCTCCAGTATCACGAGGTCCGCATCAACCTTGAGTTCAACTCGCTCAACAATCTCTGCTGGGACCAGGCGACGGGCTCGGACCCCCACTCTGTCCGCAACCGTGTTGCGCAGACGGGTCTTGCGGCGGCGTCCCTCTACATTGACTACATCTACCTGGACACGGATGAGCGCCGCAAGTTCGCCCAGGTCAGCCACGAGTATCTCATTGATGTTCTCCAGTTCACGGGCGGCGAGTCCATCACGAGCTCTTCCAACAAGCTCAAGCTGAACTTCAACCACCCCTGCAAGGAGCTCATCTGGGTTGTCCAGCGCGACTCCTTCACGAGCTGCGACGACACCGTGGTCGGCCCCTACAAGGGCCAGCAGCCCTTCAACTACTCCGACTGGTGGGACCGCTCCGTGCTGGAGTCCGGTTACTCCGTTACGCGTGTGGAGGGCATGGCGGGCAAGAACCCCGTCATCACGGCGCTCCTCCAGCTCAACGGCCACGACCGCTTCTCCGTGCGTGAGGGTGCCTACTTCAACCTGGTCCAGCCCTACCAGCACCACACCAACTGCCCCGCGGTCGGCATCAACGTCTACTCGTTTGCCCTCCAGCCCGAGCAGCACCAGCCCAGCGGCACCTGCAACTTGTCCCGTATTGATAACACCACGCTCCTCCTCACGGTGTCTAACAACGCGGTCGGCCTGAACCTGAGCTCCACGGTCCGCGTCTACGCGACCAACTACAACGTTCTTCGTATCATGAGTGGCATTAACTACATCGTGAACATGTATCTTACGATCATGTCCATGTGTTCGGTTGCGATCGCAAACCGCCTGTGCCAAACAGCTAGCTGCCTTGTGTTAAACGCACAGGGACAAACAGTGTGACTAGCTAGTGATGTTGGCGAAAGCCAATGTCGCAAGATGACCTGGTTGCGGGAAACCCCTTACAGCCTTCACTACTACCTGATTGTGGAAACACGAACAGGAATCCAGGGTAATGACCTCGGACATAGTAAAAACGTGAAGGATTGGGCAATCCGCAGGCGAGTCCCTAAAGCCGCTATGATAGGCTATGGGACCGTCTCAGAGACTGCAAAGGCATCGGTATTCAATGAAGGTCTAATCAGCCTGAGAATGCTTAAGGTACAGTCCAGCCTTTCTGGAAACAGAAAGGAACCGCTTGGGGCGGATTAGCGTACTCCAACTAAACACATTTTGTTTGGTTGTTTGTATTATATTTTTCAAAAACACATTCTAATTTGAGCATGGCCACATTCTCAAATTATTAAATTTGACCAACCGCGCATGGTATCTTCTCCGGCATAGACAGACCCTATGTCCACCTGCCAGGCTCTTATTCAGCAGGGCGCAAGAAAAGGCCAGCCTTGTGGTAATAGCGTAACAGACACTACTTATTGTTCTAAGCATTTGCGCCAGGCTATTATAGAAAAGGCAGAACAAGAGAACAAGCGGCTCTGTGATGTATACCGAGGATGCTATACTGTCCTGGAAGACCATCAGTCCAAATGTATTCGGTGTCTCCATCAGGCCCGCATTCGGGATCGGAAACGTGACGATGAGAAACGGCAGGATCCGACGTTGTGCTTAGACTGTGGCATGAAACTTACAGATGAGACGAGGGCGAAGGGAAAGCATGATAAATTATTGAGGCGATGTGTTCCCTGTTATGAGAAACTTCAGAAGTATGAGAGTCAGAGGGAACCCCGAACTCGTATCTATAGGGCAGAGGTCTTTACAAACAAACATGTTCTGTGGAATCATTATGTCAAAGGGGCCCAGAAACGCCAAATTGACTTTGGACTAACAAAGGCACGATTTAATGAACTCATTACAGGCCCCTGTTTCTACTGCGACTATACAAAGGACGGAGAGGTCAATGGACTGGATCGCATAGACAATAACAAGGGGTATACAGAGGAGAATTGCGTGACCTGTTGTGGGCCCTGTAATATGCTCAAGGGATCTCAACATCCCCAGGAGTTTCTGGATAAACTGGTGGCGATCCATGGATTTGCTACACGAAAAGAGCCTATTTCAGCAGATCTTGTCACTACATGGCGCACAACCTATGTGACTACTACAACACCCACCTATACGTCTTATAAAAAGTCCGGGAATACACGAAATATTGAGTTTGCCCTATCTGAGCATGAATTTATGGCTCTTGTCAAACAGTCGTGTTATTTGTGTGGAATCCAATCCGACACAAATCATAATGGCATTGACCGATTTGATAATTCAAAGGGCTATGTGATAAGCAACTGTCGTCCCTGTTGTGGGCACTGTAATCTTCTCAAAAAAGACATTGACTACAATACTATTCTTGAACGAGCAGCAAAAATTGCCAACAAGCACATGGCTCTGACAGATATCATTCGTTCTAAGAACATCCCTATTCGTTCTTCTAAAGTGGAAGCCAGGATAAAAGTAGAGTCGCCTCTTAAACAGGAATCTGTTTCCTTTGAATACAAACCTATTAATGAAGTTATTCAGCCAAAAGAGGATACTCCTGTAGAGATTCAACAATTGTTAAAGATGCCAGAGAAGCCTATTAAGCAATGGAAGTCCAAACAGATCTTTCAAACTATTCAGGAAGGCAAGGAGAATACCTACAAGGTGTTCTGTGAAGCCAATAATAAGGTAGGAAGCACTTGGACAGAAGAATGGGCTTCCTTTGTCCTATCCGTGAAAGGAAAGACCTTTGAGCAGACAGAGGATATTATTCGGGCCTTTGTAGAGGAGTTACGTCGTCTACGACACAATGAGTTATGTGCTAAAAAAGACTTAATAGAACGATCAGATCGTCAACAATGGCCATCACATATGGTAGTGCGCGCCTTCTTAGAGGGTAAATTAGATACATTCAAGACCTTTACAGAGACCTATACTGATGAATCACCTGAAGATCCAAAATGGATGAATCATTGGAATATATTTATAGAATCATTGGAAAATGCTCGCAATAATGAAATAACTCTTAAAGAACTATGTAGTAAATTTATGACAGCTCAAAGAACTAAAAAATATCGTAAATCAAAATCAGCTCCTTGATCAGAATGCTCACGAGGCGCAACAAACACAATAAACAGAAACGCAGTCGTATCGGAACCCTCAAAAAAGGCCTCTTGATCAAATTCGGTTATCAGAATGTCACCCAGCTCTCTCAACAGCAACGCCATGAAGCCCTCAACAAGGCCATCCGAGCCTATGGTGCCCTGTCCGTGTTCCGTAAACTCAATGCGGTCTATGTGTATAATCGCAAGACCAATCCCAGCCATTCCAGAATCTTCAAGACGGATAGGGACTGGGTCCGACTACAATTTTAACTCCTCCAGGTAGGGAATGATTCCAGCCATTCTGGGTCTGTCCATGTTGAATACCTTCCGACCCTATTTGCGATCCCATATCACGATGAACATTGCCTCCTGGGAATTTATCTTTATTAACAGTGTTGTTATCGGGTTTATCAGTTTTATCTATGCCTATATCTATAAACGCGAGAAGATCGCCAATCTCTTTTCGCTCAAGTGGACCCAGTATATCGCCGCAATTCTTATTGGTTCTCTTACGGTTCTCTCTACCGCGGTCTATCTCGCATATGAGGGCAAGGATATTATCAAGACGAGTTTTCTGTGGAAGGGGATTTCTTCGGTCGTGTTTATTGTAGCGGGTCTGTTCTTTTTTGGTGAAAAGATGTTCCCGAATCAGATTGTAGGGGTTCTCGTTATTATCGCGGGATCCTTCTTGGTCGCTATGGATGGCGGAAAAACAGGATCGGATGACTAATATTCTGTGATTCAGTTAGATGGAGTTGTTAGCTCCAATTCTACGAATTATTCTACTCTTAATTATTATTACGTATGGAATCCTCTATATTCTCGTCATTTCGCTTAAACTCACAATGTTTCCAATGGCAGTTGCGCGCATAAGCATCCTATTGGTCTTCTTACTCATCTTCTCCTATCTGTATCTGTATTCCTTTCAGTATTTTGGCATAGTGTTTATTGTTCTGGCACTTCTTCTCCTTGTCATTGTTGCCAGTAAAATCCTGTATTATGTAGAGTATTTTGGTATGAGCCCTGGGACCCTGACGCAACTCCAGTCTACACATGTGCCCACTCAAAACGACTATGAAGATCAAGTAGCGCTTCAAAAAGAACAGGAAAAATCCTCTGTAGAACTCACGGGGTCCCTATAGTGGGGCTGCCATTTGGTGTGTTGCTTAGCAACACACCATCCCCCCATACCCCCTTTGGGGGACATCAAGTTCCGCTTTGCGGAACTTGCCTCCCCCATACCCCCTGTCCTTTTAAGTAAATTTAGAGGCTTTAGAGGACAGGGGGTATGGGGGGATGGTGTGTTGCTAAGCAACACACCAAATGGCAGCCCTCGCGAAGCGAGGGCTGATGTCCCCCACTTAAAATATGGATTATTAGCATTACTAATAATGCTAATAACCTGTAGCTTAGCAGGCGGCCTGGGCAACCAACTCTTCCAGATTGCCAATGTGTATGCCCTGGCGAAGCACCTGGATGTCTCCTTTGGAATCATAGAGGGGCAGTTTGCGGGTGCCGGCACAGGCCAGCATCCCTCCAAATACTATGAGAATCTATTTCGCAAAGTCCCTCGGATCCACGTGGACAGACCTCTTGTGACTTTTAAAGAAACCACTTGGACCTATACTCGTCTTGTGGAACAGGTAAAGGCCTTGCTGAACCCCACATCTCTCCTTCAGTTAGAGGGCTATTTCCAGTCCGACCAGTATTTCTTGGACTCTGCGAAGGAGATCCGCGAACTCTTTACTCCTGAGGAGTCCATTCAGATGTGGCTCAAGACTCATACCACTACCTTTCAGTTGTATCCAGAACTCTTTGAGTCCCATGACGCATGTTTTATAGGGGTTCGGCGGGGAGACTATATCACAAAAGCGGATTTTCACAATCCTTGTGGCATAGACTATTTTCAACAGGCCATGAATCTATTCCCTGCAAAACGCTACTATATTGGATCCGATGATATTGCGTGGTGCCGAGAGAACTTTAAAGGCGATCAGTTTGTGTTTTTTGATATCAGCGATGACCTCACACAGTTCTATCTTGGATGCCTCTTTAAGAACTATATTATTTCCAATTCCACCTTCCATTGGTGGATGTCCTTCCTATCCGTCTATGAGAACCCCGTCATAATAGCACCCGACAAGTGGATCTTTGGGCCTCGGGCTGAGTTATCCCAGTATTCCACAATTTACCGAAAAGGGATGATTGTTATAAATCGCGCTGTTTAAATTATTACTTTATTCCAGTCTGGAAATACAAATATATCACCGTGCCATTTATATATACCATCATTTGAATAATAGATAGTAGAAAAAAACCCAAGGACCCCTATTAAATACGAAAAGGTCCCAGGCGACAATACTATATGTTTACAGGTGGATCCAAATTGAATTGTATCTATCTCATTTTTTAAAACAGGAATTAATTTGTATTTTTCAATAAGTCGTTGACAAATACTATGATCAAGTGAGTCAGATGCAATATACCCCTTCTCAAACTGAATTGAAGAACAGACCTTATCGTAGTATTCAAATGGATGATAGCATTTCTTATTTTGATCCCTTTCCATGTCAAGAAGGTCGCCAAGTCGGACATGAACAAAGAGGTCATTATTTATAGAATATCTCTCTTTCTGTGGATTTTTCTCTATAATAGATAATTGAATGCTTTGAAGATAGGTTCGTAAATATTCTGAAAATTCTGGTGTTTGACAGTAGCAATTTTCATGGATATGTAGATTCAATTGTAATTCACTTTCACATTTAATAATTGACATAAGATTAAAATCAGTTATATCCATGGTATTCTCATATGTATTTTCTCCTATAAATAGGTCAATTCCCAATTGTCTTATGTCTTCATAAAATGAATATGTCATTTTAATATTGTTCTGTTTCGCAATACAATGAGCTGCTATATTTCGTATAACATGATTTCCAAATCTACTACTGCCACTTATATCAACTGTAGAATTAATAGGCATATCTCCTGCCGTTAAGAATCTACTATACATTTAAGCCCCTATCCATTACATAAGAAGGGGTGCGCCCCACTTCTTTGAAAAGTGTTCCAGCCAATACTGATACGTCTTGTAGTCATTGGGAGTTCCCCAGCAGATATAGGCATCTGTTGGGAATACTTTGACTTTGTAGCCCGCCTCAATAAGTGGATTGAGCAGATTGTCCACATAGAATTCGCCGTTCGTTCGGATCTGTTTCTCGTAAATCTCTTTAAGTCCTTTGAGATAGAGTGCGGTGGATCGGAAGAACATAGTGCCGATAATGGCATGTGTCGCACCCGGCAACGGCTTCTTAACACTTACATGCGTAATAGTATTATCGGCGTCTACGGCGAGCCACGCATACATATGAGGATATAATTGCCCTGTAGGCGAGTTAGTAAAAGACCAGACAATGACATCCACGGTGGGATCTGCCTCCAATTTAAGATAGGCGGCTTTATCATAATCCACGCCATTGTCACAGGCACTAATCAAAATAGGAGTGGCAGGATCTATGCCTTGAAGTCCAATTTCGCACGTACAGGCCTGTCCTTCTGTGACTCCATCAATCCCTATCACAGTGGACCCAGAGAACTCCTCTACAAGTGTTTTCTCCAGCGGATACATGTCCATGTGTTCTTTTAAGCAGATGAAGGTCTTGGTTGCGCACTGGGGAATACTTTCAACGGCTCGGACAATCATGGGCTTGCCGTTGATATCCAGAAGGGGTTTTGGCACAGTGAATCCATTCATGAGAAACCGACTTCCGCGGCCGGCCAGGGGCAACACCAGAGTCGCTGAACTCTGACATGCCTCAGACGGCTGATTTGCCCTCTTAAAATGGTCACTCCACATCACATATTCGGCCAGATCTTTGGGCGTTCCCCATTGGAGCATCTTCTGAATTTCAAACACCGATACCCGCTTAGCATCCCGAAGCAGCAGATTATAGACCAGGCTGACATAGTATTCGCCGTTCTTCTGAATCCCCAGATCTATGAGTTCTTGAAAGTAGCGTTTGACATCGGCCCCCCTACGAAAATAGTAGGTGCCATTGGAGGCATATTCCTCCATCCGATTCTCTGTAAAGGGTTCCTTTTCTCGGACCTCCGCCACAGAGCCATCCTCTTGGAGCCGCAAAAAGGCATAGTTGTCTGTGCCAAGCATATGGGGATGAAATCCACGATAGGCCGCAATGGCCCCTGCCACCTGTGTGCTTCTGACCTCTTTCAGAAAGGCGGCGTAGTCCCAGACAGTTCCATAATCACAATAGGACACAATGACCTCCTCGTCATCAACAATCTCATTCGCAATCTGTAGCACAGCATAGACCGGTCCAAGACTATGCGGTTCAATAACATGAACGGTCGCTCCATATCCTTCAAGCACAGATCGCATAGCAGTGGTTTCTATGTGTTCCCTGTTACAGATACAGTGGATATCGGTCTCTCCGGGAAAGAGATCTATGACATGTTTAATCATAGGCTGTCCATCCACCTCAAGAAGGGGCTTGGGATCCGTATAACCAGCCGCAACAAACCGTTTTCCAAATCCCGACATGGGCAAAATGATCTTCATTCTTCAAGACTGTCTAAATATCGGTTTAGACTGTCAATATCGCACTCAAAGGGACTATTGAGACCCTTGTCCAATGGTTCCATATTTCCAACAGGAATCCAGGCCTCCGTAAAGATCTGATTGTGCGCAAATCCGGCAACATCATTATTGGATATATTCACTTTGTAGCCCTTTTCGTCATCCCATTCTAATAGTTCACCAATACGATCCTTGTAGGACTCAGTTATCATACGGACACGCGTATACAGAGAATAGGGGCCATTATAAGGCGCATGCTGTGTAATGGGCAAATAGGTGATCTGAGTATGATTCATGGACCACTTAAAGCGCTCATTGATCCGCAAAAAATCGGGGGTCTCCATACATCCGACCCGTGTCCCAGATCCACTAAATAACAGATTTGCCAGGCCACCCCCAATAAATCCAATGATATGCGTGGCCTTCGTAAAGAGTTCAATTTTTTCATCAGTAGAGAGAAGTTCACAAAAGATCTCCTTGTAACCGCGATGTGTGACGGCCGATACGACAGCATCCTCATTGATACAGCGTCTCCTAAGTGTATAATTCGTCCCTATATTGGTCATGTCATTGTGAACATGGGTGCGGCGGCTAATATAGAATTTAGTGGGGGTTCGGAGCCGATTCCATAGGCACAGGGCCTCGGGCGAATAGATGGCAGTAGAGAGGGAACTCCCTGTCACATCCTTTCCGTGTGTAAGGGATGATGGGACATATAGTTGTTTATAAGAACCCAGATGTGTGGCGCGGATACACTGCGACTCAGAGACTCCTAGGCGTTCAAGAAATTCAAGTTGAAAGGGGAGCCATGTATGCGATTCTGGAATGAGAAGTTTACAGGAGGGAACTTGCGTAAGAAGTTCAAAATAGTGTGATAAATAGGGGAGAGTATCGTATAGGAAATGATAGTAATTATCTAAATTAAAAATGAAAAAAAAGACAGGTTCGTGGTAAAAGGTCGTGGCAGTTGGAACGCCCGATAGATCTGAATCAGAAATTATAGAGGGCATAGACATAATCTGTTCATCATAAGGACTCTGTCCATTTACGCGACAGACAGGGTACCGTGGAGTCTCCACAATACCATATGAAATATCATGAAGATATTTTATACGCATACCGTCTAAAGTCATAGTGTCGTATGACTTTATACCGCATGTTATATATCTCCCATCGCATAAATTATTTGGACTCGGACATCGCAAACACCCTCTTTTCAGTTGCCGATGGAATTGAGTTTGATATACGGGATTCTAATGGAGATCTTATTGTTCAACACGATGCCTGTCAAACGGGTCAGCTTTTTTCCGAGTTTCTCATGTTCTGCCCACCGACCAAGTTCTATATAGTCAATGTAAAGGCGGAGGGGATTGAGGAACTCGCTATCCAACACCTTTCAGAACGCGGAATCCAGAACTTTTTCCTACTGGATTGCGGAATGCCCTCCCTTGTTCGGCTTGGACGCACAGGCGAGAAACGACTTGCCGTTCGCTTCTCAGAATATGAATCCTTTGAAACAGTGGCCGCTGTGGCCCCCTTTGTCTCCTGGATCTGGGTAGATGTCTTTACACGGCTCCCCTTGACAAAACACATCTCAGAACAGGCCAAAGAACTTGGTCTTCGTCTGTGTCTTGTTTCCCCTGAACTCCAGAGGCAGCCCGAGAAACGCGAAGAGTATTTGGCCTATTGTGCACAGAATGGAATAGAACTGGATGCGATCTGCACAAAACAACACTACATCCCTTTCCGTGCCTTCTCCTTGTCCCAGTGAACCAGCTCATCATATTCACCCTCCGTTAACATTATAGATCGCAAAGGAATCGTGTAATAAGCCATGAGTATCTCATAGATGGACTGACAGGCCTCCATGGAATTCCCAACGGTATAGATGGTGTTTGTTGTGCTGATCACAGAGGGAATTGTATTGTATGCTTTCATGTAGTCCTGTAACGCCCCTTGAACCCCTTTGTGTGGATTCTCAATCACAACAGACCCTTTTTGTAAAAACACAGCAATGTCAGGGCTAAAGGGAAAGAATATACGCTCTTGACTTCGCGAATTGACCTGTAGGTGCGGCCGAACAAGCTTAGATTGACCCGATAGATCCTTTATACTCCTATAGAGTTGGACTGTCAGGGGTATATTTGTGAACAGCTGTTGTTTATCAAAGAGATCCGTTTGAATCTGTGTCATATAGGCCAGAATGGCATCGGTTGTTTCCGCCATCAAAATGAGCCCATGATTCTTGAGAAAATATAGGGGAACCGATGGATCATAGACCGTTTGAAGCGCCTGTGTCAAAGGGATTCCCGGCTTATAATACCCAATAAAACGATTAGGAATTCCAGAATAGGGCTCAGGAGTCTCAGAACACAGATATCCCATGAGAGGCGCAGGATGTAAATGGACAATTATGCGCGACGGAAAGGTGTGAAGGAAGGCCTCAATGCTGGGTTTTCCGGACCCTTCCAGAACAGTAGACGCAATATCCTCTCGTCCCTCCTTGAGCGCTGCCTGGATCTGTGCTATATCACAACAGACCCATCCCTTTTCGTCCGTTGTATCCGCTATCAGGGCTCCTGAGCGTTTCACGAGTAGGCGATTTCCCTCCTTGAGAGAACAGTTGCCACCGGGTCCCTGGACCCAATCGGGCCAGGAGCCAAGAAGGCGACATAGATCCACGTATTCAGATAGCATTAGAGTAATTTATGGAACACAGTTTAGGTTCGCCATATAATAGACAGAATAATCAATTGAATAAGGCCATCATATCCGTCGCGTAAAGTGGTCACAGTGTATCCGTGTGAACGAATCGCATCTGTCACTTCGCTGCTTGTTCCCTGTTTTAATTCATAAACAGTCATATTCCCTTTTAGTGTTATACTCTGTAAAAAGGGTCTAAGTCTATCTGTAAGTGTATATTCTTGAACAAGTGGAGTGCGAATACTGACTTCAAGAGTAGTGTCAACAAAGATCCCCGGGACAACGGGTTTATAGCGAAAAATAATATCCGCATAGGCCTTTTGGGGCAGAATATAGGTCTGATAGTCAGGCGTTCTGGCATCCATAGACGCCAGAACCTGGTCCCGTGACTTACCACGGTGTTCCACGTCCCGTGTGACCTTCCAGAATCTCTTTAAGTCCTCGTCGGTGTCTATATAGATTTTGAGGTCCATGATGGATCGGAGGTTCTCCTTGTAGAGTGTGTGGAGTCCGCAGAGAATCATATAGGGTTTGGACTCAATGGACTCGGGAGCTGTAAATTTCCCTGTTGTATGATCGTAGTCTACTGCCACCACGGTTTGTCCCAGAGAGAGCTTGTAGGCATCGTCGGCCATTTTCTCCAGATGGTTGGCTTCGGGACTCAGATGAGTATGGACCTGATAGTTCTCAGAACCCCGTTCCCATTTATGATACCTATCCGTCTCAAAGAGGAGTGTATTGTCAAAGGGGAGAATCTCCTGTAGAAGCGTGGAGACTGTGCTTTTACCGGACCCTGAATCGCCGCAAATGGAGATGGAGAAACAGTCGGACAGAATTAGGCGATAGGGTAGATCAATCCGAATGATTAGGATGTTAGATAGAGTAAGATGCTGATACAGAATATGTTCTGATAAGAGAACAGGCGTGATAGCCCCTATAGATAGAATAGAGTCATAGACCTTACTGTATTGATTCATAACATCGTAGGAGCCGATCGCAAATTGATCATTGATACACTGTTCTATAGGGATTGTGATTGGTAGAAGGGAGGGTTCACAGATGTTAAATCCTGCCGGTATAAGGACTGTATTTGCTTCACGGAACTGTTCTATAAGAGAACAGAACCTATCCAACGGGCATTCTATAAGTAGATCCGGACGACAGCGAACATAGGTAGTATAGGTGGCGGGGACAAGAGAGAATAGCTTTTTGAAACGGGCCCATTGCTGAATGACATTATGTTCTCTGCTGCTTCTCTGCGTTGGAGTAGATATCTCTTCCGAATCAATAAATATCTGCTTTACGTGGGAATTAGCTATATATGTGTCAATAGAGGTCCGTTTATTAAAAAAACGATCTACTTTATCGGATGCTGGAAATGAAATATAGATATGATAGTGTTCTGGAAGTTGTTCCAGTTGTTTCCAGAGCATCTTTTCAAAGGACCGGCAGACTCCTGATATTAAGAGCGCAACGGGCTGACTCATTACCATAGTGTGTATTATTTATACACAAGTTATACACAATCTCTGCCACTAAGAATCTAATTGTAAGCTTAAATATATACTAATCTGTAGTCTAAATGAACTACTATGAAGTAGAGGATAGAGGATATGTCTATATATTTCATTGGTTTATTTATATGTTGGGAGGATTACGTCATATAGATACGACAGACAGACCTGTCTATATATCCATTCCTAGTCTCCATACTACTCCAACCTATTTACAGAGAATAGAGAATACCTCAGTAGATTATATAAAAATACATGGATATCATCTTGAATCACTTGAAATAATTCAAGATCAATTTAAATATATACAGCCTACCTCGGAAATCTGTATTAAAAAGATATCAGGCGAACGATTATTAGCCGCAGATAGAGTAGCAGATGAAACCTATATATTTTTAAGAGATCTATTTCTATCAAGACTTCCCAGTCCAGAGTTTAATACATCACGTTATATATACATTACACGTAAAAATGCACATATTCGTAATTCAATTAATAACGGAAGAGCAACTCGTCAAATACTCAATGAAGAAGAGATTCTACCTGGTCTTCAAGCACTAGGATTTGAAATACTACAATTTGAAGATATTCCTCTTAAGAAAAAGATAGAATACTTTCAAACATCAAAATTAATTGTATCACCTAATAGTGGGGGGCTTACATGTTCCCTGTTCGCAGATAAAAGATCTACAATTATTGAAATTTTACCGGCAGATGGAACTAATATGGATCATTATAAGAATATTTGCTCGGTATTGAATATACCATTTCAACGATTTACAGATGTAACTGTTGTAGATGGCCCCCCTACAGTAGGAAATACAGGATGGAATATGATAATCAATAAGGAATCGTTTTTACAATGGATTAAAAGTCTTCTTTAGACTCATGCTGTATTCGGTTTAAAGATTATATAGTAATTAATATGTAGAAACTATATGTCCAGGTATTTTTTAGTGGGTAATTCACATCTTTCTCAGTTTAAATCTATTAACCAGGAATCATCCTATCCCATTACAGTGCTACATGGCATGGGTGCCTCTATTCGTGGGCTTCTAAATCCCAACTCAACAACAGGTCTTAATCAGCAAGTAAAACATGCTGATACTGATATATCAACATGTTTTATATTCCATTTAGGGCAAGTAGACATAGAATTTGGTTATTATTATAAATCAGCACTAGCAAATACAAAATTAGATATTCATACTTTTATTGCCGATACAATTAATATCTATACACAATATTTGAAAACAATACAGGGTAGAGTTATTATTATTGGTGTAAATCCAACCGCAATTACAGATATGTCCCATACATTTTATGTTAATTTTAAAGACACTGTATGTCATCAGAATAACAGACTTCAGCAAGTTGGAGAGCTTGAAATAGATAGATCCTATCCATCATTGGCGCATATCTATAATGATTCAATAAATACTCGGAATCAATCATTGCTATTAATGAATAATGCATTACATGGCATGTGTGTCACAAATGGATGGAAATTTATTGATATGATGCCAATTGTATCACACGATGGGCTATTAGCATCACAATTTCAACCAACAAGATTAGATCATCATCTTGTTCCTTCAGTAGAATTAAGTAGATATCTCATTAAGAATCTCTAATACCATTAAGAATCTAATTGGAATTTTAACACTAACCCTAATATAAAATTAAGCCCCCACCCATTATGGGTAGGGGGCTTAATTTTATATTAGGAGTTACTATATATTTGGATATCTGTTAAATGAAAGAAAACTTCCATCTAATACAGCGCGTTTTGTAATAGCAGGGTATGCTTGTTTTAGGGTGCTAAAATTATGCTCTTGATCCATATAGTATTTATCCTCATAAATACTACCTCTCACACATAAATGAAGAAATTGAAATTGCCTTGGAAAGGGGCGTCCTATTACATAATAGGCCCTTTCAGAACTCAGAAAGGCATACATTCGTAGGTTATCTCTACAAAAATTTTGAATTGCAGAGTATTCAATATCCCTATACGTTGCATGGGGCGCAGATAGAAGAGCACGTTTGAATGATTCTGTTTTCCATATAGAAGGGCCTACATCATAGGGTGTTATAAAGGTTGGGCATTGGTAATGATTTACTTGGGCAAGTTGTGGAAATGTAGTATTGGTTGTAGAATTAACAATACCAAACATACAACGATCAATTGATAGGGTGTGTATATGACTCATAAGAAGTAGAAAGGCATCTCCATCAAAATTCATAATAAGGTCATTATCATGAATAAATACAACATAGGGGGTTGTTATTTGATCAAGAAGTGATATAACTTTTTGAGAATAGGAGAGATCTGGATTATAAGACAGAATACCGCTAAATCCTTCTAGTCCTGATATAGGTATTTTATCAACTGCTATATATGTATTATAATCACTTGGAATCTTATTTAAATTATCTGTAATAATAGGCCACAAGTCATTGTATTCGCTATGACTATAAAATAGAAATGATACGTCTGACATAACTACTATATAGTAGTTGATATGAATTTAAGTTACTATTTTGACTGCCCGTCTAATTAAATTCTTAACGGTAATATTTATTAAGGAGCGCTGTTGATATATTGACATGAATCACTATCCGTAATTTTTAATGAATAAGATTGATTTGATATCTTTTTGCGCATATCATTTGCTATATTGTCAAACATCCGTCTATTTTTATCTAATGAATATGGAATGCTATGATATGCTACTACAATACTATTTTCGTAAATATTATCTGTTAATGAACATTCTCCTGCAATATAATATGTTCCGTTATATTCTAAATTTTTTCCTAAAACATACTTATATGTATTACAATAAACACTCATACTTTGCCGATTTCCCCATGCGATAATATCACATACTATAGGTTTTTTATAAATACCACAACTTGTAAAATTACACATAGGAATTGCACTATATAACGTATTATCATTTGGTAAAAATAGATTATCGGGGATTTTATCAATTATAATATCCGACCGAAACTTCATGTAACAATCGTATTCAAACTTATTCGTATCGGCATATTCACAGGCTTGCATAAAACTTAAATTATCATTATAATACATAGATAAACAATTACTCGGTAAATACTTATCATCTATTTTTTGTAAATTCGCTTGTCCTCCATGTGTTGATATTGATTTAGTTGAATTAAATAGTGTTTTAATGTCTTCAGGAATTATATATTTTTTAATTATACAACCTTTTAGCCAAGATTTTAATAGAAATTTCATATTGTTATAATATTCACATGTATCAAATTCATCATTAATTGCCATAAATACATCAATTTCATGGATACTGCTTTTAAGTATAGGTAATAAACACACGTCATATCTCGTTGCTCGCCCGGAGATCAACATAGCTATTTTCATTCTACTGTTAAGAATCTAATACCGTTAAGAATATAATTAAGCCTCCACCCATAATGGGTGGAGGCTTAATTTTATAGTAGGGTTAGTGTTAAGATTCCAATTAGACCCCTCCGAAGGAGGGGGCGTAATTAGATTCTTAACTATACCAGTATCTGCCGCTGAGCCGATGGGACCAGTAATTTCCGTTGGCCTTAATCTGCGCCTGTTCTTCCGACGAATAGGTGCTCAGCAATAGTCTGCTAAAATCATAGACCTCATTCTTCATAGATTCGTAGGCCTTTTCCAAATAAGCCGGTGTAATCTCACTATAGTCCTTTGTGTATAGAACAGGACAGCCCTTGTATTTCCCTTGGATCCCTTCATGTTCCTCAATAATAGGAATACAGCCTGCCATGAGCGCCTCATAGTGCCGATGACAGTCAATCCCATTCCCTTCAGGACTAATAACGAATTTATAGTAAGGGAGCACATTAAAATAGGCAGCACTGTGAAAATATGTATTGTGAATTCCGTTCGTAGAAAGGCTATTCGTAATGGTTCTCCGATTAATGGGCTGAGATCCACGACGACGCTGATCTGTGCCCGCATTGATCGCGCACAATACAAGTTCACTGTGAGGCCCTACTTGAAGATCTTTCAGAGGGGTCGGATTCTGAATAATAGACCAGCCCAGGCCAATGGAAAAAGGAACCCATTCGTCATTCATCCGATCAAATTCGGAGCAGTTATAGAAGAGTTCGGATCGGGGTTTTTCTACGGTTTGCCATGCGGTAAGTGACATAGAATTCATTCTATCTTATCTACCATTTATTAGACTCACACTTTAGATCCTTACGCAAAGGAATTATACATGCCTGTTATTTTCGTATTATACAGATGTATATCGTGCGCCGTCGTTAGATACAGACTTCCCGGATGAACCACATGGTAATATTCAAATCCTGGAGGAAATACATAGGTAGCACCCTTGTCCAGAAGAAGCCATGTTCGGAGCTTGGCCTCCCAGGCCCTCACTACAGTATACAACTCCGAATAGGCGGGATTTGTGGATTCCAAATAGAACTTGCGATTAATAATATAGTTTCCAGTATTGATTATACATTCCAGAAATCCATTTTGCTCCCTATCAAGGGTCTTTGTAAGCAATGGATACGTCGTCTTTGTCAGCTCCTTTCCAATAAAGTGTCTATAATCAAAGCCACTATGCGATGCCATTGGGATTGTGCGACTGGGAGCATAGACCGTCGTTGGCTGAAGAGGATTGGCCTGGCAATAGGCATGCCATGCCTCAAAATAACTTACGGGGGCGAAATTATCGGAATCAATGAGTGCCACCCATTCATTAGACGCACAGCGAACCGCCTGCTCCTTGTTCAGGAAGGCCCCAAGACGCGTTTTATTTACAAAGACTTTGATCTTAGGATCCGTAAAATCTCGCGCAATCTCTGCCGCATCTTCACCCGTCTCATCAGAAATGACAATCTCATCAATATGGGGATTTGCCAGATACTGCGGCAAATTGGTCTTCAAGAAGGAATACCGGTTCATAGTGGGAATACACAGAGACAGCTTGGGATTTGTCCTCGCTTCCGCCACTCGGATATAGAGGGCATCACCCCAGCCATGACTGGTAATATCCGTTATAACGCGCTTAAATCCCACAAGAAAGGCATCCAGCTCCTCCAGCTTCGCACAGCCCTTGTAGACCTCCTCGGTATTGACCTCCAGATACAGTGCCTTTGCATACCTAAGAGCATCAACGCCCCCCTTCAGGGCCAGCAGCTCAGCCCCCTGAATATCAAAATTCCACAAATCATAGCGGCTCGGATCCAGGGACTGTCGCTTAAAAAAAGTATCCAGAGTGATTGTCTTTTCTTCTGACTGGCTGACAAAATGGACCCAGGGATGATGCTTCGCATGCGTGCCAAAGTCCAGAATACTGGAGCTCTGGACATTGTTCGTGACCTTAAACGTCACCGTGGCATCATCCTTGTCCGTCACAACCGCCTGAAAGACATTCGGAATCCCCTTGTCCTTGGCCTGCTGAACCTTGGCCTGAATAGCATCAATCCATACCATGTTGTCCTTGGCAATTCCCAGTCGCTGATAAAAAGGGAGTTCCTCGCACTCATGCGCCCCTACATGAAGAACACCCTTGGGAACAATCCCGGCCCTCGCAAGCACATCAATGACAACTTCCTGCCTGATCAACATGTCTACTTAGAGTAGAATCGCTGGTTTAAGTTGTGGCAATAAAGGCAATCAGAACAGTCCTAAGAACTTCCACCTCTTAAATTCAGGTGGAGGATCCCCAGGATTCTCAGGAACCGTATAGGTCAACGCCTCCCCGTCCACCAGGCCTGTGAAGAAGTCCAGGCCGAGAGAAAACTCCTGGAGACTAAAGTGGATCTTGTTATACTTGTCCAACTTCCCAGAACCCATTTTCTTTAAGTGCTCTACGAGAACGGGGACCCACGGGGCCTGTGGTGCGAGCTCCTGGACCTTGGCAATGATAGAGTCCCGTGTGCCCCTGTAGGAGACCTTGATGGGATCCTTGAAGAGACTCAGGCTATTCTGTTCGTCTTTTATGGGAGTTCGGAGCATTGTGGTGGTTTGGTGTAGACATATCCTATCAAATTTAGTGTTAAATTTGATAGGGTAATAGGGTCTATGTAGTAGCAGAATGAAGTTTGAAGAGTGGATCGTAGGTCTATGTTATGATGTAATCACTCATTCAGGCCCCTATCCGATGGGCCGTCTACTTCAGAAATTCCAAGTGGAGGGGCAGGTCTACTTGGACTTTCGGAAGGATGAACTCGGTGAAGAATATATGTATATTGTGGATGCCACGGAGACCTATGCTATTCATAGAGAACCAGGAGAGGTTCAGGATACAACGAATAGGGAACCGCCGTTGAGGTTGGACGGTCAAGCCTGAGGAGTTCTTGAAGGGCTTCCAGCCGCCTCTCTAAGGGCTCCAAGTGCTTGTATTCCTTTTTCTGGCTCAGGCGTTTCCACCGCCATTCAAAACTAAGGGCCGCATGGTTGTCGGGGAAGCCCTGGACGAAACAGTGGCGCCGCCAGTCCCCTGGTGTCCTACTTGTGGCTTTTGCTCCGCCTTTGAGTATGCCGTTGTGCTGTCGTAGACGACGGTCTCGGTCTACGGTGGCTCCGATGTAGGTGGCTCCTACGGAGTTTACGAGACAATAGACGACCCATCTTGTTTCGCTTTGTATGCTTTGTATGCTTTGTATGCTTTGTATGTCTTGTTCCATTCCTCTTAGAACATCGGGATTTTTTAGATTCTTACATGTATAATTTATATATATTTATTATGTGTCTATAGTAGTTATGCCTCGTAAAGTAACAGCGGCGGCAGCAGGAGCAGCAGGAGCAGGAGCAGGAGCAGCAGCCGCAGATATTGATTTAGAGACTTTATGGAACTTACCTGCTGCCAGTATTTTTAGATCATTATCAGGTAATCAAATAAAAAATTTACAAGAAAGCGAGGACACAATTCATGATTTTAGTATATTTCCTCCGATAATGAGTATTGTTGATCCTAAAATAGTGCATATATTATGTAATTATAAGGGATTCACTAATGATGCGTTAGCAAGGTTAGACTTTTCACACTTTTTACAGGCTATTTTGTTTCAAGGATCTGTACCAAATATGCAGGGAGAGCCATGCCTTTTGGGGATGACAGCTTTAGAATTTGGTTATAAGCCTACAGTACCGAACAGTGAAGGGAAAATGATAAAATTAGCTACATTTACTCCTTCTAAAGCTGAATTATTTGCATACAATATCTATAGTGACATAGCCGTAATAGAAAATCATTTAAAGTCTATGCCATACATCGGATTAAATGTTGATTTACATATGTTAGAAAATTTTAGAGGAAAAAATACAGATTTGTCTTATTTTAAATCAGGAGATATTAATGATGTAATGATATTTAATGAGGCAAATAGCCCAACAGCATTTACCAATCCTCCATATAATATACCATTTAAAGCATTAAAGCCATTTATAGGATCTAACTTAGAAAGATTAGGGGCAGCTGCTATGGTAGCATTTAAAGGTAGATGGATGGCTCAGACCACTGCTATAAAGAAACGATTATCTAATATGTTATTACAGTGGTTTTTTAATGAACCATTTGATGATTCACATCCCTATGCTGAACCAGTATTAATATATACAGATGCCGGGCAGTTTTTAGGCAATGCCCTATTTGCTGATAATCCAAATACTGTAAATGCTATATCCCAGGCTACGATTATAGATTCAGCAACTGCCGGTTTAGCCCCTACTGATCAAATTAAATTTGTTAGTAATAAATTTAATCCAGATGGCACTGAGTCTAATGATTTGTATTTAGATATGAATCTATTTAGTCATAACCTATCAAATGGAACTTATCGCATTCTCTATAGAAATAATGGAATGACTCAGGCTACACCATATAAAATATCTATTGTAGTCCAGATATTAGTACACCATAAATGGATAGATGTTGCAACTGTCCCTTTTTCACCAGATACAAGTCCTATAGTATATAAATCAGGACCATCTATAGATATATTAGGTAATTCATATGCATTGGCTACATCTAATAAAACTGCGATTGATATACGTAAAGAAACGCTATTAGCAAATGAAACTTTTCAACGTAATTATATAAGAATTTTTACAGAACAACCAGATATGGTACCACCAGCTCCTTTAGTAGCCACTGATCAAAATATGTATTCTAAAATATATATAACAGTATTGCTAACATATCTCAGTTTATACAGTGGAGTCTGGGTTGAGAATGGTGTAGAAGCTGATGTAATTGCAGCCCAAACAGTTATATTTACATACCAAGATGTTCAAAATAACCCACAAAAAATTAAATTTTGTTTAGATATGATTAAAAATGGTACATTTCCTTATATGGCTAAATTTCAGAAATCTTCAAGAGGGCGTAGCGGTGGAGGTAAAATGGTAGGAGGTGCAGGAGAGACAACAATACAGCTACTAAATACTGCTTATGGCCCAGATACCCATGAAATTATATTTGATAAATTTTTAAAAGAGACACTATTTAATTATGGATTATCAAAATCTATTAATTTTGTTAGTCAATTAAGCCAATCATTAAATGGGCTTCAAATTCTATTTACATGTCCTGAAATTTTACTTGATATAAAGCGTTTGGGCGATGCCGGGCAGTTAATTGTAGCCTATATACGCCATCTTCGTGGCGAAAAAGTTATATTTATTACAATTGATGCTAATTTAATTACACTGGCCCTGCAACTTGGAATGAATGTTATACGTCAATGGCCAACTGAAGGAAAAGCAAATTTGTATCGTGGAAGAAGGCCAGGAAGGGTCGGACCATTATGGACATGGGGACGATCGCCGCCTTCACTAATTGCTGACCATGCTTATATTGAATTAGAACCTAATAATGCAATTGATATAGCAACTGGTGCGGATGCTACGTCAAAAATATCAATTAACGGACCTACCGAGGAATATAATAAATTATTAGACTCAGGTGGTTTACGCACTATAGAAACAAAAGTTATACCAGCAGAATCAACCGCAAGAGTAGCCATATCTGATGAAACAGATATACGAGTAGCTCCTACAAATATAGGATATGGTGGTGGATTATCCACATTTAATAAAGATAATGATATAGATGATAGTGATTTTAATATTACACGGGACTTATGTAAATTTGTTAAACCATATGTAGAAACAAATATTATATATAGCGATGATGTTTTATTGCGCATGGCATTTCGTTATTTTAAACGTGTATTAAATCAATTATTTGTAAAACAAAATAATGGGATTTCTCGTGTTGATTTAAGTCAATTATACACTGCCAGAGATAATTTAATAAAAATACCTAATTTTATATATTATTGGACTGGATTAACACGTACACTGCATGTTCGTGGTAGTGATATTGAAGCTGTTAGAGATTTTTTTAGTGTAAATAATATTTGGAACAGTCCTTATAATCCAATCCAACTGACTCATTTTGTTAAATCACTTCAGATTATTAATGAGTTTGAAAGTATAATTACTGATGAACAGACATTTTCAGATATTATTGCGAATCCTCCCCCTGATATTGGCGACAGATTTTGTGATTTACGAGAACGATTTATGAATGGTGTATCTTATAATAATATAGAGTTTTTTGTAAAAAATTTTATTACTGCTGCACAAAGGGCTGCCGCCGCTGTGGCAGCCGCCGCAGCCGCCGCTGTGGCAGCCGCCGCAGCCGCCGCTGTGGCAGCCGCCGCAGCCGCCGCTGTGGCAGCCGCCGCTACCGCAGCCGAGAACGCTATATTCCTTTTGAATGGATTATATAATGCCAAAGAGGCGTTAATAACTCAAGTAGGTGATAGTTTCGGGCAATTTTGGACTAATGTTATAATGCAGTTTATAGACGATGATAGTATCCCTCAGGCAAATTTTCAGTGGTCAAATTATTTATGGAATGCGCCATATTCTGCTACTACAACAGATTTAGGTATATCGGCTACTATTATATCTGGTTTAGAGAAAGAATTAGGATCAAAAAATCCACTATATAATAATATTTCACAAGGAGGATATGATTTTTTTTCAAATACATTACAATTAAAACTTAATATTAAAACAATACCCAATGAAGATATATACTTAACAGTCTCAGACGCAGATGCTGATTTAGTAGGTAATATAGAAGCATTTCTAACAAAGTATAATTTTACTACATATGACAATGATCATAATTGTCTAACAGATACATGCAATTATATAAGTTCATTATATATTAAAACTATATATAAACAATACTCAGATGCATTAATGAGTATAGAGGGTCAAAAACATGAACAAATTGCTAAATTTCAGGAACAACTAAAATATTCTGAGGAGCTTTTTACTTACCCCACAAATTCAGCTTTAGAAATACAAATTGTTAATTTTGTGTTAGCAATTATAGCAAATGATGAAACTATTAAAGGAGTTGGCATTGAGCGATCTCCACTCATCACGCAGAACTACAAAACTGCCCTTATAACTAGACGTATAAACTATGGACTTATATTGTATGCGGCACAAAGAGTACCTGGATTCAGTTTACGTTCCTTTTTAAGATCCTATAATTTTATGGCGACAAATCAGATACTTACTGAGATATATGATACTGTTATTAGTATTAGTAGAACAGGGAATAATCCTGCAAGAGCGCCACTTGAAAGTAGAGCAAATGAATTGTTAGCGGCATTTGGCTCTTCTGTTAACCGTCCACCTGTAGAAGGGCAGGTAATTCCATTAACGGGAGATCCTGGAAGTGGTGAATATTATTTTAATCTCATAACAAAATTATCAAAACAGCATATACGTGATCTTGGAAGGAGGCGAACTGCTGTATATAAAAAAGCTGATGACACATTTAAAGAGCTTAAGAATAATCTAAATACATTAGGATTGCAAATAACTACTGCTATATTTTCTACTGGAAAATATATACAACGTAAATTTAGTGTATCACTTAATATATTAGAAGATCATAACAAGTTTTTGGAAACATTAGAAAACGCAGTATTACAGGCAGAACGATTGATAATAACATTAGCTACTTGGAATTTTAAGTATTATTGGTCTGTGTTTTTAACATTTGCTATAATACAAGCTAGATTAACGGAAGAAATGCTACAAGGTCTTGATCCACTGTCTTATTTATTTCATATAGGTGATCCTTTAAGTAAAAGTCCAATAAGAAGCAGAGATCTTTCCAGATTAATTTTAATGTATTTTCCGCGCGTTGATGCCGCATTACTTGCCACTTATACTGGAGGAAAACGCCGCATTAAAAACAAAACAGTTTTCAAGAAAAAATCCAATAAATCCAAACGCCAATCCAAGCGGCGCGTCAAGAAATTCAAAACGCATCGCAAGAAAAAAATTGAATCAGTGCACACGAAGAGGCGGAGCAAGAAATGATAGGAGATTGTATTATAAATCTATTTGTGCCTTCCAAAAGAGGCATAAATAGATTTATCCGAGATAAAATTTGAACAAATCCCAAAACAAAATCCAACTAACAACATGACAACCTACCTCGTCCAACCCGATCTCTCCGTCCCTCCTACCGATCTTCCCTCCTCTCCTCTACCCTATCCCCTGGATCCCTTCCAACAGTATGCCTTGAAAGCCATCTATCAGAACCACAATGTTCTTACCTGTGCCAAGACAGGCTCAGGGAAGACCGCCGTCGGAGAGATCGCCATCTATAAAGCTCTGAGCGAAGGGAAACGGGTCTTTGCCACATATCCCATCAAATCCCTGTCCAATCAGAAGTTCTCTGATCTCAAAGAACAGTTCCCAGAACACACTGTCGGCATTATGACAGGCGACATCAAGTTCCAACCCGATGCCCAAATCCTCGTCATGACCACTGAAATCCTTCGGAACCTTCTTTACAAACAAGGAAGTAAAACGGCCTCTCTGGGCCTCACGGCATCCCTAAGCCTTGACAACCTGGGCCTCGTCATCTTTGATGAATGCCATTTCATCAATGATCCTGATCGCGGCAAGGTCTGGGAAGAGACGCTCATTCTCATCCCTCCCACCGTTCAACTGGTCCTTCTCTCGGCCACCCTGGAGAACCCTGCTCCCTTTGCCAATTGGCTCGGGGCTCTCAAGAAGGTCCCCGTCCACCTCATCCAGACCCAGTATCGTGTGGTGCCCCTCGTTCACATTGTCCTGGACAATCTGAACGATGAGCCTCTTGTCATTCTCACGCCCACCGTGGAAGAGTTCCAAATCAAGACCTATAAGGGTTATCTGGATCAGGTCAAGGCCATTGAGGACAGCCACAAGGCCTTCAAGGAGAAAGTCCATGCCAAAGTGGCGGCGGGGGAAAAGGGCGCAGTAGACGGAAAGGCGAGACCGAAAACCTTTGTCCATAAGCTCAATCACACCCTGGATCTTCTCCGAATCCGGCATCAACTCCCCGCACTCCTCTTCGTGTTCAGCCGCAAAGGCTGTGAGACCTATGCCTCTCGTGTAGAACGAGACTTTCTGACGGGTGCCGAGTCCTCCGAGGTTCTCAAGATCCTGGATCACCACCTTCACGCCTACGAAGCCCTCCGAACTCTGCCGCAGTTCCACCAGCTCCGGGCCCTGCTCATCAAGGGCATTGCCTTTCACCATTCCGGTCTGCTCCCCATGCTCAAGGAGATTGTGGAAATCCTCTTTGTCAAGGGGCTCATCAAGATCCTCTTTGCCACAGAGACGTTTGCCGTCGGCCTGAATATGCCCACGAAGACGGTTATCTTCACGAGCCTGAAGAAATACGATGAACGGGGACTCCGGCTCCTGAGGACCGACGAATACACGCAGATGGCAGGCAGGGCGGGTCGGCGCGGGAAGGACACAGAGGGCCTCGTTCTCTATCTGGATGACCGAGAGCCCGTCTCAGTCAATGAGCTCCACCAGATCATGAAGGGATCCTGTCGGCCCGTCATGAGCCGCATGGACTTTGGCTATGATTTCCTCCTCAAGACCCTCAATGCCGGCAATACGGACTGGCTGACCCTCATGGAGCAGAGCTACTGGTTCCAGCAGCGCCAGCAACAAATCCTACTGACGAAAAGGTGTATTGGGGATGCCGCCGACAAGGTCTCTACGCTCCAGGCGACCCTGTCCCAGGCTCATATAGCTCTGTGCCAAGAAAAGCAGGCCCAGGAGGCCGCCATTAAGGCTGCCGGCGGCAACCGCTACAAGAAGCTCCAGCAAGACTTCATGAAGTGGTCGGCGACCCATCCGATCTCCCCATCCACCCTCGCAAACTATGAGTCCCTCCTCAAGGCCCAAAAGGCCCTCAAGGATGAACTGGCCTACGAGGCCGACCTCCGAAACCACGGCTCCACACTTGGCCCCACCGTCGCCTTCCTGAGCGCAGCAGGCTACTTAAAGGCTCCTTTAAGTCCCCTGACGGAGCTCGGACCGGCTGATCTGACGCTCAAAGGGATCCTGGCCACGGAGATCAACGAGGGCCATCCGCTGCTCCTGACGGAGCTGTTCTTGTCTAAAAAGGCCCACAGCCTCTCGGGTGCCGAACTCACAGCACTCCTGTCCGTGTTTCTGGAGGATTTCGTGAAGGAGGGGGGGCCTTCGCTCAAGGACCTGGACATTCCGAGGACCCTCATTCCCTTGCTGGAATCCGTAAATCTGAATGCGAACCGATTAGGCGACTTGGAATACGCCAAAGGCGCCACCAAGTCCGATGATGCCTGGAATCTGAGTATACAGTGGACCGAGCCTGTGTATCGGTGGCTCACGGAACCTGATCTCCATATTGCGACTCTGTGTGAGACCTATGGGACTTTTGAGGGGAACCTGGTCAGGGGTTTCTTGAAACTGACAAACCTATTGGATGAATGGATTTCGCTGGCCACCTTCTGTGAGCATGCGGATCAGCTGGAGAAGATCACGGAAATCAAGAGTTTGTTAGTCCGAGGCCTTGTGCTTCCCACCTCCCTGTATTTAAAGGCCTAAAATCCTAAGAGTTCCTTCATAAACGCATAGGTGGTGGCGTGGTGTTTAGTGAGAATCTCTAAATACAATTCAACTATATTTTTATGGATATACATCATGACCAGGAGATATATGATTCCCACGTAGAGGCCAAAGACGATTCCTTGGCGGTCCAGGATCGCAGGGAGCCAGAGAAAAGGAATTACATGAACCAGCACCGTGAGAACCTGTTTGAGTAGGGGCTGCGGCTGTTTCATGAACGGAACACCGATGGCCCCGATCAGGCAGAAGAGGAGGAGGGGAAAGACGTTTTGCCCGTGAATCTGATAGGTGACGGCCAACAACAGAACCCAGGAAGAGAAAAAATAATACCATCGGAGCTCCATTCCTCTACAGAATGCTTAGAACTAACCTCTCTGTATTTAAAGGCCTAATTACTGTCCCTATTAGTATGTCTACGCACTGTGCTGTGTTCCTGTGTAATAATGCTTATTTTATAGGGTTTTTAAAATCCTGTGGTCAACTTATAGTAAATGGAAACTACAAGGGGCCTATTTGCCTTGTCATTGGGGATGATCTGAATATCCCAGCAATCTATAGCCATCCGTTTATTCAGGAATATAACATTCTTGTAAAATACTTTCCGAATCTTCCGTTCTCAGAAGAACACATGAAACAAATGAAATCATTTGCGCGGGAAGACTACTGGTTTCCAAAGTATTTTCAATACCATAAGCTGTATCTCTTTGACAAGTTCTTTAAACAGTGGGATACCATTCTGTATCTGGACTGTGGAATGTCCATTTTGGCAGATGTGGGGCCGCTTTTCGCAGAGCGGAAAGCCAATCGGTTTCTTGCGCACTCGGATGCCTTTCCCACCTTTGAATGGAAACTCAACAGTCAATTTACAAAAGATCAGCCATTCTATACAAAATTAGAATCCAAATATAACCTGTCAGGTGACTATCCACAGACTACCATTATGCTGTATGATACCGCCATTATTACTGACACCACCTTTGAGGAGTTGTGGAATCTATTTCTTGAATTTCCAAACAGCCGTTCCAATGACCAGGGACTCATAGCACTCTATATGACCGCTATTAAAAATATATGGACACCATTGCCCATTCAGAATACAACGCACTATCTGTATGACTTTAGTAGGCGTAGTCGCAATAAACCCTATATTGCTGTTAAACGAGATTGGTAATAGTATGACCATATTTTATAATCAAATAGTCTTTTGTTAAGCAACCTTTTCGTTCTGTATAGTCATATAAAAACCCTATAGAATCAGATACAGGTATCTGCTTCCAGAGTCCACGTTCACAGTTAAAATATAAATTGAGTATACCCTGGTCCATATGAATCGCAATTGGATATTTTTCACTAAGTTCAAAGAGTCGGTTTACTGTATCGGGTTCAATGATCTTAGTATCATAAATACATACTGTGCTCTGAAAATAATCCCTATCAAAAAAAGAAGAATAGGTTGTAAGAAATTCACGTTTACTATCCTCATTTTCAAATAGATCTATATCAAATTCATCAGATAATTTCCATTCATAGGCTGGATAGGCATTTGAATGCGCATACAATAGATTCGTAGGAATACATGCCTGTTTTATCCGTTCTAAGGGTCCTTGAATATCTGCGCCGGCATCCAGATACAATACGATATCCCATTGTTTAAAATAGGTATCAAATATATGGAATTTATTATATATAAATTGACGTGTCATAGCATACACATAATTTTTATGATGAGGGTTCTTTTTCCATACACGTATAATTGAATCAAAGTTTCGTTCAGGGATCTCTCTGAGAATAATATTCATTTTTTTACTAATAAACTGAAGCTGTTCATTCTTATATAACTCTTGTGATACTAAAAGAAGAATATCATCTTGCCATTGCCCTATTAACCGTGCTTGCCGAATTGTTTTGAATGCGCGTTTAAGAAAGGGCGTATTACAAAATAGGACCAATGTCCAACGCTTATCCATTGCTTTAGTAAGACCCTTTCTTGATACTTTAGACCATGCTCACAAGGAGTCGGTCCTTCCATCGTTTCGCGCCTGTATTTAGACCGCACTGGATCCGCACTCCAGATCCCTCCTTGAGCTCATGAGTCCTTGTCTCATCCGCTGAACGAACAATATATCTGTCTTCCTGTTTTTCTACAAGAACATATCTACACTTGACTCTTTGCTGCCACTCAGGGACCCATAGACAGATCTTCACAGATCCCTCCTCCTCCACTAAATCCAACACTATAGACTCAAAGATCCTCTTTCCGTCGCTCAATAAGGCCTTCAAGAACACACGATCTCTCTCATACCCCTTGGACACCTTGGCCCTTAGATTCAGATCGTCCATGGGCACCGAGACAATCAAACTCTTGGTGTTTCCCCGAATAAGTTGCTTGAGCAGTCTCTGATTGGCCAGATCCGCATAACGACGGATAGGTGAGGAGGCATGGCAGTAGGCGCCCCTTCCTAGGCCCCAGTGTTCATAGGTGGCCTGGGAGCCAATGAGAGTATACTGGGCGGCCGAGGAGGCCAGGGCCTTAAGTTCGGGACTGATCTTACTATACTTTTCTAGGCGGGCCAGATCGGGTTCTGAATGCGTTCTCAAAATGCCTGCGCCTCCCCTCAGAAGGAGCTTAGCCGCCTCGGTATTGTAATAGACCATGAGAATCTCAATCCATTCATGGGGATCGGTTACAGGGGATCCATGAAGTGCCGAGACAAGTCGGCCCAGAGTCTCAGCATCGGTGCTCTTCTCAAAGTTCTCATAACTATAGGTCGTCTGATTTGTGATAAGAGTCTCCGACCAGACGGGTTCTCCTACTACCAAGTCCTTGTCAAAGCGCAGAGTCAAGGACACACCTCGCCTCGCAGTTCCTGGCACCAAGGAACACTCATTCTCAGAATAGAACGGAGGCAACATGGGTTTGATAGCCATTCCATCCCGATACAGGGTCTGGCCCTGGGCTGCGGCCATACAGTCTACGGCCCCGAGTTCCTCAATGGCGGAGGCTACATCGGCGATCGTGATCGTTAAACGCCAATTCTCTCCGTCCCTCAGGAGCGTCACGCAGTCATCAATATCCTTACAGCCCTCGGGGTCAATATTGAAGGTTGTTCCTTCAATAACAGTCCTACTCGGACAATCATCCTCCAGAACGGTCAGGCTCTGTGTAAGGTTGGACCAGGGACAGGCGTTCCACAACAAGGCCGTCTCTTCCGCCTTTACGTCTCCTACTGGACCGAGGAGCTCTTTAAGGGCACCCCGAGGGAGGATGCGACTATCCGACCATTCCAGGAACTCCACGAGGGCCACTTGCTTGGTGGAGCGATCTCTGGACGAGGAGCTGACCATGAAGGACGGATAGGAGGGATTGAGGGGCACAAAGAGATACAGGGGCATGCCCTTTTTGGTCAGGCCATAGGTGGTCTTACTATTGAGTTCCAGATATCCGGCAAGAACGGGATGGGGGGCTCTCGCAACCAGGGTAACGTTCTTGGAACTGTCCAGGGCTACTTCGTCGCCTGGGAGAGCCTTGTTAGCATTGGCGGCGCCCTCAAAGGTGTGTTCAATGACGTAGGTCGTGTCATTTATGACTTCAAAGTGTGTGTAATTTTTTGTTCTTAGGAACGGCATAGCATTCCTATAGGGGCTATTTATTTTCAAATTTATTTATAGAATGGCAAGTAGTAGCTCTACAGCAAATAGCAAAGTAGGGCCTATTATTAACTTTAGAGAATCTACAAAATTATCAAGTAATTTTTTTCCAACTGCCAAGTATCGGAAAGGAATAAATAGTGCGGCGCATGAGTTTTTTGCAAGGCCCTCTCCTAATGGACCCCCTCCTAATGCCACTACTAATATCAGCGTTAATGCGTTAACACGCAACCTTGGGCACGTATCTATTGGCGCAAAAGCACCAAGAACTAAAGATTTAGTGCCTCCGCCACCTGCTAAAGCCTTTACAGATCCTTTTGGTGTGAAACCAACGCCAGCTGGTAATATAAGTTCAGTAATGTCTAATAATCGTAGCATGACTCCCTCACAACTTTTTGCATCCTCAGCTGCTCGTCAGGCTACTGCATTAGTAGTTCCAAAGAAAGGTGGCAAACGCCGTTCTACCAGGAGGCGTCGTTCCAAGGCCACTAAAAAGCGCCGATCCAAGTAGACTATGAGCACCTTCAAGTGTGGTCTTCGGCGCTTTGACGGCCATGGAACCTCCAGTTATCGCCCTACGAATACGGCGGCGACCAAGGAGATGGAATCAGCCTTCAGTAAAATGATGCGAGAAAGGGAGCTCCAGGATTCTGGATGTTTTGGAAGGCAAAACGCACAAGCTGTGGAGCCTGTCAAACAGGTTCAACTGACTCAGATATCAAAGCAAGGACTTAAAGAAGAACCAGAACCAAAAGAACCACAGCCCGTGGGTGAATGCTACTCGCTCTCCGATTCTGCGAGCAAAAAGACAGAATAGCCGTGAAACGATGGAATATAAGTGGATAAAATATGGGTCTTAAACCCCATATTTTTCAGAACATGTCCAAGCTTCATAAGAATCGGATCATCCTCTTGGACAAACGGAGTATGGGTCGTCACATACATTCCTATCCGTTTCTTTGTCCACTTGGCCACCTGTTCCAAGAACGTAACACACAGATGGATCATGGACTCATCCACATCAAACATGTCAATAATCACAGCGTCATAGAGTTCGTCAGGAACTCGTTTGACCCGTTCAAAGGCATCCTCAAAGTGAAGGTGGAGGCGTGGATCATCCCAACTACAGACCCACTCCCCAACGACATTGGCAAGGGACCATTGCGGGAACCGTGTCTGAAAGGTTCTGACCACTTCCTCATCCCAGTCAATCATATCCACATGGGTCACCGAGTCCCGCTTCAAGACCTCCCGAATCGTGGCCCCCTCCCCTCCGCCAAACACGGCCACACGACAGGCTCCAAGACCCTGTAGAACAGGGTCTACAAGGGCTCTATGATACACCTTTTCGTCCACCTCGCAACTCTGAACAGATCCGTTCATAAAGCAACTCAGGCCCCAAACAGGCCGATCAATGATTTCCAGCACGGTTCCTCTTTTTGTGGTTTGACGAAACAGAGGCCTTGATCCATGCCATGTATAGGTGACCTGTTGCTCCTCTACATGTTCTGTATAGTCCTCCATTCTCTTATGGTATCTCCTACTACATATTTAAGCCCTCACCTACCTAAAGTGGAGGCACAGATTCCTACCAATATGATAGCCTATCTACGATACGCCCTTGGTTGGAGCGAACCTACCCATGTGCCCCAAGAACCCTGTATTATTGTATGTGGACATACAAGTTATTGGGACGGAGTTATGATGTTGCTCTATACAACAGAGATACACTGTGTAGCTCTCACAAAACCTGAACTATTTGTGGGGCTTCTAAGCCCTCTTCTAAAATGGTTCGGATTCATACCCGCCCCTAAGCTGGAAGACCGCGGCACGGGCGGTGTTCAGCAGATCGCGGCAACCCTCCGAGCCCTTCAAGCCACAAGCCCTACACCTATTCGTCTTCTGATATCTCCCAAGGGAACTATTCAGAATGCTCCCTGGCGATCCGGCTACCAACATATTGCGAAGGAACTGGGATGGCCCATTAAAGTCTTAGGGGTGGATTTCAGTAAACGATCATTGACCGTTGTAGACTGTTCTGGAACAGACATACCCGCTCTTCAGCAACAGCTTGGACAGTTCTGTCCTCTTGTCCCCCGTCGTTGTGAATATCCAATTTTGTGCGACTATGATTCATGGGAACTCAGTTATCCAATAGACATAGTAGCAGTTTCAAGCCTCTGTATGATTGGGCCCGCTCTTCAGGCACTCTGGTTCAGTCATATCGGAATCTTTACACAGACAATGATAACCATGTATATTTCATGGATCTATCATTTATCACGGGAAACACAGTATATACTTCTTGATTCACTGGTAGCAAAAGCGGGGGCATGCTATTGGCTCTACACCTTCCGAGAGAGCTTGTCTCTGTCTACAGCCGCTATTGTGTCTGTTCCCGCTGCCATAGGACTGTATCATTATCAAATAGGAACACCGCGAATTTCAGGAGTTCCTCGTGGCGACTATATCTACCATCATACGCTGTTTCATCTATGGATGAGTATTGCCGCATGGCTTTTAGTAGTTCGGGCCTAAAGACCCAGAGACTAAATTTGAGATCGCTCCAACACAAATAAGAGTTTAGAGACTTTAAACTATTCATTCAATAGATGCCGTCAGGATTTAATCAGGCCACTTCGGATATAGAGACGGTGGTCGGCATCCAATTCTGTATTATGTCGCCCGACGAGATTGAGAAGCGATCCGTTGTGGAAGTCGTTACCCAGGCCACCTTTGAAGGCAATGAGCCCAAGATCGGTGGTCTCTTTGATCCCCGCATGGGTGTCCTGGACAATGGGAAGATCTGCCGATCCTGCGGTCAGACGAATCACAGCTGTCCGGGGCACTTCGGTCACTACAGACTCACCAGGCCCGTGTATTTCTGGCAGTTCCACGAAAAGATCATAAATGTCCTCAAGTGCGTGTGTATTCGGTGTGGTAAGCTCAAGCTGGACAAGAATTTGCGCCTCACAATTGTCCAGAAGAAGGAGGAGCATCGGTGGCGGGAGGTCTTAAAGGCCTGTCAGGCCATTGGTCGTTGTGGCTGGGAGACGGAGGATGGCTGTGGTGCCCTCCAGCCTGTCAAGTATGAGCGCAAGGGCATTGCCAATATCATTGCGCATTTCCCAGCAGAGCCAAAGGATGCTGAGGCCGGGGAGAAAGGCAGTCCTGTTGCCCACAAGGAGCAGATGCTGGAGGTGGAATATGTTCATCGGCTCTTCCGTAAGATCACGGACGAGGACGTGGACTACATGGGCTTCAGCCGCTACTGGTGCCGCCCCGACTGGATGATCTGCACGATTCTCCCCATTCCGCCGCCCCAGATGCGCCCCTCGGTCGTTCAGGACAACAACACGAGATCGGAGGACGATCTAACCCACAAGCTCTTTGAGATTATCAAGAGCGATAAGAATCTTCAGGAGAAGATTGATAAGAACTCCTCCAAGACTATCATTGATGAGCACACCAATATTGTTCAGTATCACGTGGCTACCCTCGTGGACAACCAGATCCCTGGTGTGGCACCAAGCGCCCAACGCTCGGGCCGCCCTCTGAAGTCCATTCAGCAGCGCATTGGCTCCAAGGAGGGCCGCATCCGCTACAATATCCAGGGCAAGCGTGTGGAGTTTAGTGCTCGTTCAGTCATTACGCCCGATCCGAACTTGTCCATTGATGAGCTGGGGGTGCCCCTGGAGATTGCGACCAATCTGACCTTTCCTGAACGCGTGACCGTGTATAATCGGGATATGCTGTATAAGCTGGTTCAAAATGGCGCCGACATCTATCCAGGGGCCAAGACGGTCGTCAAGGCGGATGGCCGAATGATCTCCTTGAAGCACGTGAACACCAAGGAGATTGTGCTGTATAACGGAGACATTGTCCATCGCCACTTGATTGACGGGGACATTGTGCTGTTTAACCGACAGCCGACGCTCCATAAGATGTCCATGATGGCACATAGAGTCAAGGTGCTCCCTGGAAAGACGTTCCGATTGAACGTTCTCGTCACGCGTCCCTATAACGCGGATTTTGATGGTGATAAATCTTGTCGCCAACAGGTGGCTGCCTATTAAGTTGTGAAAGTACTTAATGGGGTAAACAGTGTAAACTTCACGGCTCATCCATCTTGCATAGGGTGTAATGAGTCCATATAACTGCCTAGTAAAGGGGGACATCTGCTCTCAGGCAAAGCCTGAGAGCAGCCTCCCCCTTACCCCCTGTCCTATACAGAACAGGGGGTAAGGGGGAGGCGGATGCTTTAGCATCCGATGTCCCCCTCTGCAACGCCCTCAAATTGTTCGGGAAGTCCGTAAAATATCAGATACTAAGGTTCAAAACGAAAGTTAGAACTGGCCTTGGAGAGAAATCAAGGGTATAGTAAAAATTCTGATAATGATCCTTGATGATTATTACTACATAATAATCAAATGGTGAAATCGGTAATCCGCAGCCAAGCTCCTAAGTCCGTTTAGCAGGATAAGGAGAAGGTTCAGAGACTAAATGGGAGCGGGTCATCAAGGAAGGTTTAGCTAACCCGAGATGGCACAAGATATAGTCCGGCCTCCTTGGAAACTTGGAGGGCTGCTTAGTACAATTGATCCTGTTAATTGTATTAACACCAGAGATGAATATGCACGCCCCTCAGAGCTATGAGGCGGCCACTGAACTAGAGGAGATCGCCGCGATCCCCCACAACATCGTCAGCCCAAGACACGCCAAGCCCCTCATTGGCGTCTTTCAGGATTCCGTGGTAGGCTCCTATCGCCTGACGAGGTCCACTGTAGAATTTACACGACGAGAATTTATGAATCTAATGATGCGAAATAAGCGATTTGAGGGGACTCTGCCTATCCCAAAAGACGGTCGCTACTCGGGCCACCAGGCCTTGAGCCAGCTCCTGCCCCCGCTCAATATTGAAATGGGAAACAAGGCCTATGACAAGGACAAGAAGGCCGTAGATCCCGATAATTACGTAAAGATTAAGCAGGGCAATATTCTACAGGGTCTCATTGACAGTTCCGTGTATATGTCCTCGGGTAAGGGCATCATTCACACCCTGTATAATGACTATGGCCCGAAGGAGACCAGCATGTTCCTGGACTCTCTTCAGCGCGTTGTGGAGGATTATCTCGTGCTGGATGGGTTCAGTGTGGGTATTTCGGATCTCGTGGCTGATGACACGACGGCCAAGAGCATTCAGACGGTTATTGCCGAGTGTAAGAAGCAGATTGAGGAGCTCCAGTTCCAGGTTCACACGGATATCTTTGAGAACAACACGGGCAAGACCAATCAGCAGGAGTTTGAGGACCAGGCCTTCGGCTACTTAAAGCAGGCGACAAGCACGGCCTCCAATGCCGTGAAGAAGTCCCTGAGCTCTGAGAATCGCCTCGTGGCCATGATTAACTCGGGCTCTAAGGGTGACTGGGTGAACATTGCGCAGATGATTGCCTGTTTGGGACAGCAGGCCATTGCGAACAAGCGCATTGCCTATGGGTTCGCGGACAGGACGCTCCCCCATTACAAGAAGTATGATGACGGTGCGGAGGCCAGGGGCTTTGTGGAGTCCTCCTTTATTCGTGGCCTCACGCCCCAGGAGTTCTACTTTCACGCCATGGCGGGCCGCGAGGGTCTCATTGATACTGCAGTTAAGTCAGTTACAGGAGATACACCCATTGTCATCATGGAGAAGGGCCAGCCAAAGTATGTTCGCATTGGTGATTGGATTGATGCTCAGCTGGATGCAACTGGATCTGCTGTAGAACATCATGAGGATCGCAATCTGGAGCTGTTGAAGTTGGAAGCTCCTGTCCATATTCCTACCTCTGATCTCAAGGGCAATGTCACCTGGGGTCAGGTAACTGCTATTACTCGCCATGATCCTGGGACACAGCTCTATGAGATTAAGACAGAGGGGGGCAAGGAGGTCATTGTAACAGAGTCCAAGTCTCTCCTTGTATGGAATGAAGAGGAGCAGCAGTTTCAACGACTGAATACACCTGAGGTTAAGACAGGCCAGTATGTTCCTGTGACAATGCGACTCGCTACGCCACCTGTTTGTATTAATGAAACTGATAGGGATGAAACTGAAGGAAGTTATGATGCTACAGAATCTTCCTCATTAGATACAATATTGAAAGCTCTTCTTCGCTCCCCCACGTATATTCGGGCATTTCTTCGCACATATGAATATAAGTATTATCCTTATCAAGACATATCAGTTAAGAATATGATTCTAATGCTTCAGTCAATTGTTGGAATAATTCCAAATATATATAATTATAAACAAATACAGAATGATGTTGTCCTTGATAAGATTGTAGAGATCAATGTGCTGGGAGTGGAAAAGTATCCTAAGATGTATGATTTGACAGTGCCATCCACACTCAACTTTGGCCTCGCAAATGGTCTTCATGTAGTGGATACGGCCGAAACAGGCTATATTCAGCGGCAGATCATCAAGGCCCTGGAGGATCTCGTGGTCCAGCACGATGGCACGGTGCGCGATGCCAACATGAACGTGGTCCAGTTCTATTACGGGGAGGACGGCATTATGGCGACCAAGCTGGAGAATCAGCAACTCCCTTTAAGTAATAAGATGAGCCGCGAGGATATTAAGAGGCAGTTTGGGCTCGTGGAGGTAGACTGGTCCAGTGTGCTCAAGAGTGGAGTTCTTCGGGAGGACGAGGGGGCTACCCTCACGGAGTTTGTGGAGGAGGTTCTGGAGGATCAGCGCATTCTCATTGAGGATGTGTTCCAGGGTTCCGTCTTTGAGGGCTCTGTGAATGCCCCTGTGAATCTGGGACGTCTGATTCTCAACATCAAGACGCGGTTTGGCCTGGATCCGACGGCTCAGACGGATTTGACGCCCATTGAGGTTTTGAATCGGATTCCCACGCTCATTGAGCGCACGCATGGAACCCATGTGCGTATGTGGTGCGCTCTTCTCCGTTGCTACCTCTCCCCCCACAATATCATTGTCAAGGAGCGCTTCACCAAGGACGCCTTTGATGCGTTGTCAGAGCTCATTGTGGTGGCCCACATGAAGTCCTGGGTTCAGCCGGGCGAACAGGTGGGGATTATTGCGGCCCAGAGCATTGGGGAGCCGTCTACACAGCTAACGCTCAACTCCGTGGACTGGGATGAGCGCATTATCATTGCGAAGGACGGACAGGTGTGGACGCCCAAGATTGGAGAATTCATTGATGACTATGAGTCGGCGGCAGAACCGGCACGGATCCAGCATCTGGACAAGGGCCAGATCTATATTGACTTGGCGGAGGACGGTCATGAGTGGAAGGCTCTGAGCTGCGATGAGGACGGTGTTATGCAGTGGACAAAGCTGGAGGCCATTACGAAGCATCCCGTGGTCAATGAGGATGGCACGGACACAATTCTGGAGGTGGAACTGGAATCGGGCAAGACGGTTAAGGCCACGAAGGGCAAGTCCTTCTTGACGGTTGTGGACGGCAAACTGGTTGCTACGAACGGTTCGGATCTCAAGGTGGGCGATGAGCTCCCTTGTGCCTTGACACTGGCCCTGAATCAAATCAAACAGATCACTACACTTCCTGTTCGTGATCACTTGAGTCCCAAGGAGTGGCTGTATGGTTCTGAGGTTCACAAGGCTTTGGCCATCATGAAGGAGGAGAATGGAAAGGGAAACCGTTGGTGGTTTCAGTCCAATCAGGGCACTGCCTTTACAGTCCCCTATAATCGCAGCGATGGATTCCGTGATGCCTTCTTGAATGGCAGGAATCCCCATGAGATTCAGGAGGGCTATGTATATCCCAAGTTTGTGCGTCGTGAACCCACACAGATCCCCGAGTCAATCCCTCTTGATGCGGCCTTTGGCTTCTTCTGCGGTGCTTATTTGGCAGAGGGCATGAGCAATGCGACCCAGGTTAATATCACGAATAATGACAAGGCCTACCTGAACAAGGTCAAGGGGCTCATGGACACTTGGTCGGTGGGCACGCACCAGGTGGAGGGCGCAAAGCATGCTGAAGTCACGGATATCAAGGGTTACACAACCAGTCTGATCATTCATTCCACTGTAATAGCCAAGCTCATGGGCACTCTGTTTGGCAAAACATCCTATGCGAAGGATATTCCTGACTGGGTCATTCAGGCACCTGATGAGTTTGTCAAGGCACTTGTGGATGGGTATATTAGTGGGGATGGATGTGTTTATGTGAATGGAACTATTACCTATTCGTCTGTCTCAGAGGCCCTGATGACCAAGATGAATCTCATCATGGCTCGCTATGGGATCTTTACGACCATGTCCTCCTATATGCCTAAGCTTCGGAACTTCAAGTCAGTAAGTCGTTCTTATAGATCCTGTATAAATGTTCATCATGGAACCACCTTTGCTGCTGAGTTTACCTTGACCATTGAGAAGAAGCAGAAGCGTTTGGAAGATCATTGGAACAGTGGGGAGCACAGGTGTAAGCGATCTTGTATGGGAGATGTCATGCTTGACAAGATCAAGACCATTAAGGAGATCCGACCACTTAAAGGATTGGTCTATGATTTGACAGTAGAGAAAACTCGCAACTTTGTGCTGTTAAATACGGTAGGTTCAAGAGATACTTTTCATTTAGCGGGAGTGGCGAGCAAGAGCAACGTCAACCAAGGAATCCCCCGCTTAAAGGAAATCCTCAAGGTCAGCAAGAATCCCACGGCAACGTCCCTGTTAATCTATATGAAGCCTGAGTTCCGTCATTCCAAGGAGAAGGCCAGGGAGCTCGTTCAGGACTTGGAGCTCACACTCCTCCGGTCTATTACGAACAAGGTGGCAATTTACTGGGATCCTGATGAGGAGGAGTCCGTTATTGAGGAGGACAGGGAACTTATGAAATTCTACAAGGAGGTGGAGTTGGAGACGGGCGCGAGCCCAGAGATGAGCAAGTGGCTCCTTCGTTTGGAGCTCAATCGTGAGGAGATGTTCAACAAGAATATCTCCATGGCGGATGTGGTCTTTGTCATTAAGATGATGTATAGTGGAAACAATGGTATTCGGACGGTCTATAGTGACTACAATGCCGATAAGTTGGTCATGCGCATTCATATTCCCGAGGGATCAGAGCAGGACGATTTCACGCACTTGAAGAAGTTCCAGAGCAAGCTTCTCAATACGTGTGTCATTCGGGGCGTGCCGGGCATCAAGGCAGTGACCTTCCGTGAGGATAAGCAGAAGGTGGAGGTTGTGGAGGGCAGTTACAGGGAACTCACCCAGTATATCTTGGATACGGACGGATCCAACTATATCAAGGTCATGAATCATCCACTCGTAGATGCGAATCGTCTGTATTCCACAAACATCTATGATGTGATGGATATCTTGGGCCTGGAGGCGGTCAGGGCCATTCTGGTCCAGGAGATCATACCCATCTTTGGTTCTGACAGTGTAAACTACAGGCATATCGGCATTCTGTGTGACTATATTACGCGCTCGGGTCGCCTGATGTCTATTGATCGCTATGGTATCAACAAGAATGATGTGGGGCCGTTGGGCAAGATGTCCTTTGAGGAGACCTCCAAGATTGTCATGAATGCGGCTCTCTTTGGAGAGATGGATCCGGTGACGGGCGTCTCGGCCAATATTATGATGGGACAACCTATCCGTGGTGGAACGGCGTTTTCGCAGATCCTCTTGGATGATGCCATGCTTCAGACATTGACGAAGGGTCTGGAGGCTGTGCCGGATGACGAAGAGGAGGCAGAGGGGGATATCACACTCTTTCAGACGGACAGCTCCGAGGTAGATTACTGCCATCGCACGCAGTTTCAGATGAATATGATGATACCTGAATCAGTGGAGGGGCTTGATTTGGAGCCGCCGATTGATCTGTATGTGAAGGGTTCCGCGGAACCCATTACGGCGTAACGAGTCTAAGACATAATTTAGTAGTCTATCTATGGAGTCAAAATGGCAAACAGTGGTCTGGCATAGAAAAATGGATAGTATAGATTCTTCGGAGTATATTTACGCAGAAAATCCGGATCTTTCGCACAATAGCATTATTGTGCCGGCCATCTGGGCCCATACATTCTCGGCAGAGGAACTTATTTTACATAAGCATCGCAAGCGTATTAATGAGTATGAGAGGACTACGGGGACCAGTGAATGGGAGTATTATAAGAAAATCGTCAATCCCTATGAGTTGATCTATACCCAGAAGAAATACTCTAATTTTCCTGATTCCGTCTGTATTCTACATCCACTGTCCAGATCCTATTTCAAAATGACGGAGATGCTGGGCATTTCTGATTTTTTTGAAATGTTCAAACCTGGTCAGAAGGTCCGATCGGCCCATGTCTGTGAGGGCCCAGGGGGTTTTATTGAGGGATTTCTGGAACAGGTGGATCGGCATAGGATTCACTGTCAAGTGGCCACGGCGATTACATTGAAGCCCAAGCAGCCCAATGTGCCCGGTTGGAAACGGGCCTCCTCCTTTTTACAGAAGCATAGGAATATACGAATTAGCTATGGTTCCGATGGAACAGGAGATCTCTTACACTATGAGAATCAGAATGAGTTTATTGCCACGGCTGGAAGGGTCCATCTGTTTACGGGGGACGGTGGATTTGACTTTTCCATGAATTATGATGCCCAAGAACAGACTATTTTCCCTCTGCTGATTGCGTCGGTTCGTGTAGGCTTTGAGGTGCTACAGGGCGGCGGAATGATGATACTCAAATTCTTTGATACATATTACGATGGAACAAAGGATCTGATCTATTTCTTGGCCCAACACTTTGGGAAATGGACATGCTATAAGCCGGCGACCTCCAGGCCCTGTAACCCCGAATTCTATTTTATTGGACAGATCTTCCGTCCGCCGCCTGTGTCCATTCTACAGATTCTGAGAGGCTGGAGCCGGGCCGCCTGCTTCCAGGACGCCCCTGTTCGTCTCTTTAAGTCGCCTTTGCCTGAACTCCCTATTCCCAATCTGATTCAGACGCAGATCACCTATTTGGAAAAGGTGTTTGAATTGATGGATTCTACAGACAAGGACACCAAAATCAAACAGATGCTTCAGATTCATGAGGTTGTTAGTTATGCTTGGTGTATGAGGTTTGGCGTTCTCACTTACCCGAGCCGTGCCCATTCAATTGTGGCTTTACGAACTTATCTACTAAGCGCTGGCCTACTAAAATAGAGGCCTGGTGCTGGCTCAGGGAGCCTGTTTCCATCTTATCCAGGGCATTGAGCATGACGCCTAAATGGGAGAGATCCTGCTTCTCAATGACCTTCTTAAAGAGTTCCGGATAGGATGTGGCAAAGGCGGCATGTAATTTATTGGTCTTGATTTCATCGGCCCCCTTTCCAGCAGCAACCAGTGCTGTGATCTCCTTGATCATATCCCGCACATACTTGGCCCTTGCGCCTGGAGCAAAAGCCAGAGGCTTAGACTCCGCTTCCCGTGTAGCCTCCTCAACAGACTGTTTGTCAACGCCCCCTACGTTCATACTTCTATACTATACTATTTTAGCTATTTAGACTCGCATTAATAGAATGGCGGACTATAGTCAACAGACCAAATCCGTGTGCACCAATACAAATGATCCGTCCTGTGCGAACAGTCAGGGACAGTTTGATGATCTGAATGCGCTAAATGCCCAAGTCAATGCTAATAATAAATATATTCCTCCGCCAAATCCTCCCGTAACAGCCCCCAAGAGCACTGTTATTGTCCAGGGATTTACAACGCTTCAGGGAACCTATACGGGTCTCTTTACTGCTGCTGTTCTCTTCATTATATATGGTCTTGTGGCAAAACGAGCCAAATAAACTATTGTGTAGGGGTAGAGATTCGTATGTCCCAAGATTCGGAATCAGAGGAGGAGACGTGGGAGCGTATAGAGTCTACGATCCCCGTATGTCTGGGGGTGGATTCACAGTTTTGCGAATTGGTCTTTGATGTGAAACAGGCACTGTATTCGGATATTATGTATAAAGGGGATGCGGATACAGAAGAGGCCCAGGATATGAATTTAAACAATCAATATGAAGCTCTTCTGGGCCTCATTCATCAAATGCTTATGCGCATGTTTAATAAAAAGGTTCCGAATACAAGGGACATACCGGAGGAGATCTTACAACAGTTCCCGCCCAATGTGAAGAATAAGATAACGGATCTGTATGCTCAATGCTACTTCCAGAGTAATAACAATGATCGTAATCAGATGGAACACTATAAACTGTTAGTGGACAATATGTTTCATGTGTATGTGTATGATATGGGCAGCCGCAAATAGTAAATTTTACTCGTCACCAAGTAGAGAGATGCCTCAGCCCGAGGGTGAAGTATGTCCTCCAGGATATACATATCGCAAAGGATATACGCGGAAAATACGGAAAAGCCCCTTCTATGTTCAGCGCAAAGGTCAGCTGTATACTGTGGATCCGAAGAAGAATGCTGCCGAGATTCCAGCCAGTTGTGTGAAGAATCGGATATCCGCCGTCCGAAATACACAAAATGCGCTCCGGAAGGGGGTTCTCATTAAATACGGCTACTCGTATAAGCTGGCCGACGGTGTTCGGGAGAAGGCTCTTCAGAGGGCAGTGGATGCCTATGGGGCCAAAAAGGTCTATACCAAATTACATGTCGTTGCCAAGTTAAGTAAAAAGAGGCATCCGAAGCCCTCTGCCATTTTTGCCAGGGATAGTGAATGGGTCAGGGCCCATTTTAAGTTATAGTACAGAACCGCAGAACCAGTAAACATCATTTAGTGCCAAATGTATACCAATAAATTGGCACTAACCGATAGGGATAATGGGATCCATATTCTCCTCTGAAGAAGGGGCTCCACCACCACTTAATCCTGTCACACAGGATGAGATCAATACCTTTATTCGGATCAATACGGCACCCTCGGGAGGCCCTGAGGTCTGGAATATGTTTAACGCAATTGCATTCCTCATTCTCATAACGATCATCATATTCGGGATAATGGGCGGTATGCAGCAGCTATTTGACTATCAGACCGTTGTTAATAACTGGAAGGATTATCGTTGCCAACCGCTCATTATGCCACTGGCCTCCTTCTATGGTCATGACACGGCCGAAAACTTTCAATTCTGTCTAAAAGGGATTTTTTCATTTCATGCCCAAGAACTTCTCGCACCCTTTACGTCCATTCTCGCCATGTTTAGTCAGATTCTCAAAACAATCAGCACAACTATCTCCAGTATTTTTGAACAAATCGCCACCATGGGAGGCGGTATCTTCATTATTTTCCAGGATTTTACGGATCGCATCATGAATTTCTTCTTTCAGCTCCGTCTGTCCGCAATTCGCATTAAAAACATGATTTATCGTATGCAGGCCATCATGTATTCCATGTTGTATATGGGGATCTCAGGCATTAAGGCCACTACCAATTTTGGCAACACCTTCTTGTTCTCCTTCTTGGATACCTTCTGTTTTCCCCCCGAAACCACCCTTCTTGTAAAGGGCAAAGGGCTTGTTCCCCTCTATCAGATTCAGATAGGGGATGTGTTGATCCATACACGAAGTCGCGTAACCGCCAAATTTCACTTTGCAGCCCAGGGACAACCCATGGTAGAACTGAAAGACGGTATCCGCGTAAGCACGAATCACTATATAGAGCACAATAACAAGTGGATTCATGCAGCCGATCATCCTGATGCGAAGCCCCTCGGACCCTATGATCGTCAGAGTCTACTCTGCCTGGACACGGACAATCACCAGATCCCTATAGGTCCCTATGTATTCTGCGACTATGATGAGACTGCCGAGGCCGATGCTAAGACAATGGAGTTTATAGAATCACGGATAAATGGAACTTCTTTAAGTCCCTCTAAGAGAATCTTGGCGGAGGCCAGTCCTTCTCTTCATCCTGACACGCCGGTTAAATTACAGGACGGAACCATTGTCAAGGCTTGTGACCTCAGAATCGGTCAGCGTCTGTCCACGGGAGATCTCATTACAGGACTTCTTCACAAGGAGGTCCAAGAGGTCTGCGAGATTGGGGCAGGGGAGATTGTGGGGTCGGCCACCCTTGTCTGGCAAGGGGCTACATGGGAACGGGCGGGTTACTTCACTCCTCTTCTTCGGTATGATACGCCGGTTGTGTTCATAGGGTTGATTGTTCTAACAGGATCACAGATTGAACTGGGATCGGGCACACGAATACGGGACTTTCTGGAGCTGTGCTCCCCGGATGCTGAGCAGTTCTATTCCGAATCACTCACTGCGTAGAGGATAGCCTGGGTCCTAAAATTCATGTGCTAACGGTAGGGTATGAATGGTTTAAGAGAACAGAGTGTAAGTATCGTATGGCCTATTATATTTATTACAATAGGCCTATTTGTATATACGATAGGCCAAACTATGATGATGGAACGAGCGACTATCATGAATAATTGGCCCGAAATGCGTTGTAATGTGTTTATTATGTTTGCTGCCTATTGGCTGAAACCGGATGATGATCTGCGATCCTCTGGCGAATTTGCTTCCAGCAATTTCCAGTTCTGCACAAAAGATATTGTTCAAACGGTGATGAAGTTTATGATGTCTCCTCTGTCTGCTATATTCACCATTCAAGCACAGGTCACAAAAGCCTTTACCACAATTTTGGAGAGCATTAAAGAAATAATTGTGAACATGTATAATCAGTTCTTGGCCTTTTTACAGCCCGTCTTTATGCGATTTAACGCAATCACCTATCAAATTGGAATTGTTATGCAGAAACTCAGATCGGCCTTTGACAGAGCCAATACAGCACTCCTATCCGCTGTATTTTCAGGCATAGCAATTGTCAAAGGCATACAGAATGCTATTAAATTTGTTATTTATATTGTATTGATTATTTGTGGAATTATGCTTGCCATTATTATTATCCTCTTCTTTATTCTCTTTCCGTTTATCCCTGTTATTATTACACCTGTTCTTGTTCTCATTATTAGTGTGGGAGTGATTCTGGGTGTGGAGGCAGAGGCCCAGGAAAAGAAGTCTGGTTTCTGTTTTACAGGGGATACCCCTATATCCTTGGCGGATGGATCTATAAAGTCCATTTCAGAACTGGTTCTGGGAGAGGAACTTGCCAACGGGGGTGTTGTAGAATCTGTTCTCATAATGGAAGGAACCCATACGCCCCTCTATGAGCTGGAGGGGATCCGTGTTTCAGGAACTCACTTGGTCCAATACGGATCTACATGGCATTCAGTATCCGAGGATAGTCGCGCAAAACCCATTCCAGAACGTTTAGAACGGCTGTTCTGTTTGAATACCAGCAACCAAATAATTCCGGTTTTAACACCACAGGGAACTCCTCTTCTCTTTCGGGATTGGGAGGAGATAGATGGCCATGATACGGCGGGACAACGTGGCTGGAACAAGTTGGTCGCTTCCCTGGTAGGGGGGCTTCAAGTAGACGCACAGGCAGAGGATATGTCCTGTTTAATGGATCCGACGATCCCTGTTCCAACCCCACAGGGTCTCAAACCCCTCCATAGTCTCCAAATTGGGGATGAGGTGGAGCTGTCCTATAATCGGCCCACACGCGTAATTGGTATTATTAAGGGCCGTGTCCAGGGTCTACCGAAGGGACCTCATTGGCTAAGCGGTGTTATTGAAAAAATACATAGACCTACGGATGGTCCCATTCATCGTCGTCTGACGACTCTACTTCCCCCTACGGATCCTACATCTGTATCCTCGTATGTATATGGCAATCATATCATTACCGAGTCAGGAGAACTCGTTGTGTATACACAGGGAATTGTAAGAAAGCTGCGGGATTTTACAGAGGTAGGTGTGGATCAGATTCACCGAACCTATCCGTTTGTTAGCCACCGCTTAGCAACTTTTAATTTCCTCCCCTCCATACAGAATACCAAATGAAGACTGGGTTTTTAATCACAGGGCTGATACTCCTATTAGTCGCAAACCTGGTGATGGTCTATAGCATGAGCCGCGGCTCAGGCATGGAGGGCTTTGCCTCCTATTTTCTCAGTAATGCCGGCGGCTCGGGCAAGGACTACAAGCCCATTGGCTCCTTTGATGACGTAAGGGTCAGCACGGGGAATACGGTCAGCACATGGCGCTATACGGATCCCAATGAGCCCCTCATGGGCCCCGAGTTCAAGCCCGGCCCCGACAGCCTCTTTATCTTCCGCGATAATCAGGCCAAGCCCGGCTGCTGCGCCTCCACCTATTCGTCGGATATGGGATGCGTGTGCACGAGCCCCCAACAGCGCAACTTTATTAACACACGGGGGGGCAATCGCACCATGGAGGACGGCGTCTAAGGACAAACGCCTATCCGGGTCTTAACGGTACATTTTTACCATCAAGCAGCCAATGACCCCTATCCCCATGAACGCAATGCCGCCAATAATTACGGCAGAAATACTTAATCCTATTCCTACCCCGATCATGGTTAGGCCTCCCAGAACCCCAATAGTAGAGACTATTTTATAGATCATGATGATCTGTAAAATAGCCACTTAATTAATCAAATTTAAGCACAACCCAGTGTAGAGGAAGTATGGCCACGAACGTATCATCTAATGCCAAAGCTATTAATACGGTTCTGGAAAATACCAAAACCAATGGCGCGAAAGCAATTAATGCTGTGATGGGAAATACAACGGGCTCTGCGAAAGCTCTCAATACGGTTCTCGGAAATGCATCAGGAAAGACAACCAATACGGTCCTACGAAATGCCTCCAAAAACAATTCGCCCATGAATACTGTCGCGAATGTTGCCGCAAATGTATCAAAAAATATGCAGAACAGTGCCACCAATTCCATAAACAGTATTACGAACTCCATTAAATCACTTAATGCGGCGGTTGCGGAGCCTCTACGGGACTCTATTTCCGCTGTCCCTGAATCCGCAGCCTCTCTGGCCTATACGCTTCCACTGATTATCGGAATTGGAGCTCTCGTGATAGCTCTGACCCTTGTTATCTATTACCGCGACTTAATTGGAGAGAAGGCCGTCAATGCCTATTCGTCTATTAAGAGTTGGTTCAATGAGGTCACAGGGGCGAACAAACCGGTTCCTCCCCCCGCCGAGAATCCACTGGAATACCCCATTCAGTCACAGGATGTTCCTGAACCCAAAACGGATGTCATAAACCAGATCCTCCCTGGGCAAAAACAGGTCTTTAACGTAAGTGCCAATAAATATACCTATGCGGATGCGGAGCCCTTGTGTAGGGCCATGGGAGCAGAACTGGCCACCTATGATCAGGTCAAGCAGGCATGGGACAATGGCGCCGACTGGTGTAACTACGGCTGGGTGAAGGGGCAGGCAGCAGTCTATCCGACACAGAAGACCACCTTTGATGACTTACAGAGTGGTGGTAGCGATGATGAACGCCTGGCTTGTGGACAGCCGGGCGTCAATGGGGGCTATTTTGATAATCCGGAACTCCACTTTGGTGTCAATTGCTACGGTGAGAAACCCTCACAGACCTCCAATGATCTCCGCGTAACGAATGAGAATGCTCACCCGCCCCTGACAGCGGATGCCTTGGGCCAGAAGAAGAAGGAACTGGCCTACAAGGCCCGTATAGATCAGATTGGTCTCCTTCCCTTCAAGACAAATACATGGTCCAGTTAATCATTCTCAGAACTCTCATCCCCCTCATCGTAGGTTTTCAGAGACTCATACAGGGGTTGATTGGCGGGGGAGTTCTCCATGTCCAAATGGCTCAGAATAATCAGGGGAATGTTTCGCCAAACTCTTGCAGCAAAATCCCCTTCGTCGGCAAACCAGTTCACAGCAAAGTCGGCCTTGAGACGGTTCCATGCCGCATCCGTTATCTGCTCTTCATAGAACTCGTGCTCTTCAGGGAACACATCACTATGGTGTTTACAGCAATAGGTTGTAAATACACTCTTCTTATAGTCTTGTTCATGGCGAAGCAAATAGTTCAATAGACACCCTGTTAGTTCTTTGGGGCCACAGGCCAGATTATACTGCTTTGCCCTTAGCAATGGATAGATCCCATCACGGAGCAGGCACTCCACATACCTATACAGTGGAACATGGACACCCTGAGGACTGACAAGATCTCGTAGAAGGAAGTTGCGCCACATGAGGCAGTGATGTCTACTACGTCTATGTGTATTCGGAGAACACACTTTAGGTTTAAATGATAATATCATGGCTGTAATGATTTAAAGAATGCGTTCTTAAGATGTATAGACTGTGAAGCAGTCTCATGGGGTTGTAGCTCTTATAGCTCAGTAGCAGAGCGTATGTCTTGTAAACATAAGGTCCTGAGTGCGATTCTCAGTGAGAGCAAATTGGGTATTAAAAGATAATCAATTATCTTTTAATACAACTAATACACTCTTTACATCAATTGGGGTTCTGATGATGGAACAGGAGGGAGGCTCCCTCCCGACTTTGTCTGCTTGAGTTTCTTCTTGGAATCAAATCCACGATTAGACCGAATAAACCGAAGGATATCATCCGTTTCATCCCGGACAGAATGTCCCTTCTTGGCATAGTATGTATGGAGCAGGTGTTCTATGCTCTTGAGGGTCAAGCAGCGGGGCGTTCTCTCTTCAATAACATTCAAGTGCCCTCCGCCAATCTGGAGAATCGCATTGCTCATCCGGTTCGCTTCCAATTGATCCATAACCTTCTTTTCGTAATCACCGGCGAGCTGCCGGGCCTTCGCACTCTGTTTATAAAATGTGCCGGCGAGCTGATCATAGTGTAGATAACTGCGCACATTGTGACCTAACTGTCCGGGATCGTTACCTCCATTTAGAGATGCGCCTATTTGCTGCATGGTCCTACTGTTAGAAACTTAATTCATAGATTTACTACTACACATTGGACACATCGGATACATTGCCTTGTCTCCAGGGGCTTTAAATAGGAGTAATACAAATATCATAATGACGAGAATCAGCACTACACCAAAGAGGCACAGCGCAATCAGCATATATGGAAAGATCTGTCCGATCATGTGTTTCATAAAGGGGCCCAGGAGTCGGACATGGATATAGTCCTTCGTATCCGTGCTCTGTAGTATATTTGCGAACTGATCAATCCATGACTTGATCATCGTATGAAATTTCTCTTTCTGTTGTTGCTGTTGCTGTTGCATCCTGCTGCGCCTGCGAATAATAATTCTAAAAACAATACCCACTATTACTAATAATGGTTCTCACGGTCAAGAAGCCCACCTATGCCAAAGTAACAACCCCTACCGGCACCTCTGAGGGCGTTCATACATTCAGTCTGGAGAGCGACTGGACTGTGGCAGGTGTGTCCGTGGGCAGCCAGTTACCGGCAGAGATTCTACTTGCTGTCCTCGCAAAAGAGACAGGGGCGCTCAACACCTTTTTGACCGAGTTCCTACGGCTGACTTCTCAGCATTTTGCCAAGCCCTACTCCGTGGCAAATGTTCTCAAAACCCTAAAACACAGCGTGGATTCTACGGCAAGCGGGTCTCTCCGCTTTGTCCCTCAGGTCATCCAGATCTCTGCGCGGGGATTTCAGATCCAGTGGAACTGTAAACAGGAGGCCGAAGAAGTGGCCCTGATCTCTCTTCCGGATGTGGAGGAGGCCGATGAGGCCGATGAGATCCCCTTGTCCAATACGAATGAGGTTATTCAACTCCAGACGCCAAATGTCCGCCATGTCTATGACCGGCAGAAAGTCAAGGAGGCCCATCTACGGGCCAAACTCGCTCAATACAAGGCCAATCGCACGCACTTGGAATACATAGAGAAGTATGGAACCGATCCAAGTGATTCCGAGGACTCTGATTCTGAAGAATCCGATGATTCTCAATAATATTTCTGTCGGCATCATTTATAGAAGCAAATGGCAAGCCCCGATCTTAAGACGTCAGTCCTTTTCGGAATTGCAGCAGTCTTAGTTGTCTGCGTTGTCTACCAGTATGATCCTACCCTCTTTGGCCTCTTGGGACGTCGTTATGATGGCTTTACCGGCACTGAGACAGCCGCCCCTAAACCCGATGAGAAGAAGCCTCAGACTCCCCCTACAACTGCTCCCTTTGAGGACATGGGCGCAAAGAAGGAGGACAAGCCGGCAGTTGCCGGCTTCAGGGGCGCCCAGAGCAACGGGGGATCCAAGGAGGGTTTCGCAGACCTGGCCTCCATGGAGGGTCCGGCGGCCTTTGCCTCCGCGGAGGCGCCGGCTGGCTGCTACCCGCGGGATCAGCTGACCCCTACGGAGCTCCTGCCAGCTGACCAGAACACCATCTATGCCCAGCAGAACCCCATGGGCGTCGGATCTCTCAAGGGCAAGAACTTCTTGTCAGCGGGTGCCCTCATCGGCGTCAACACGGTCGGCCAGAGCCTTCGCAATGCCAACCTCCAGCTCCGGTCTGAGCCCCCCAATCCCCAGGTGCCTGTCAGTATCTTCCTCCAGTCCACGATCGGCCCCGATGTCAGCCACCGCCCTCTGGAGGTGGGGAGTTAAACAAGGACAAAGTCCTTGTTTAGCAAGCTATAGTCAGCTAAGCGTCAGATCAGTTACCCTATTATGTCTTAGAAAGCCATAATAGAGTATGAAGCCCATCATGAACATGTCCATTTCACAGATAGCAGTCTCAGGCGCCATTATCCTATTAATCCTGTATATCGCCTATCATTTCGTTCCAGGATTCATAGAGGGATTCAATACTTATTCCAAGATGACTGGCACAAAAGCTCCTCTGGACCGCCCTCTAACCCTGAACAATACGCAGGCCATGGGCTCCCAACAGAACAGTCCCGGTCTGAATGCCACAGGAGAGGCTGAATCGGCCCCCAATCCTCTTCGGGATATGGCGCCCGCCACGATGGCTACTCCTTATACAAATCAACCCGTCTAATTAGGGAATGGAATGGCTCCAAACACTCTTTACGTCTAATTATCCACTTGTATCAGTTAAATCCACGGTAGATGGCCGCACTTACAAGGTCCGGGACCTTCCTGATAGGCAGGAGGCAGCCAATTTGATGGCCTCTGTGCGTATAAAGATCTCTGCGTTGTGCTCGGCCCTCCTCCAAAAGTATCCTGACAAGACCCAGGTCAAACTCATTAGCCAGAACTTTCGCGACGATCCCAATCGGTTCTTGGAGGCCACCCCTGACGCCGCCCATACCTCCTATTCGGTCAACAAGGGCGAGGAGATCCATTTGTGCTTACGGCAGCGCGGGGGGCAGAATGAAACACTGGTCAATGAGAATGTCATGATGTTTGTGGCGCTCCATGAACTCAGCCATGTGTGCACAGAATCTGTGGGGCATGGTCCGGATTTCTGGAACAATTTTGGCTGGATCTTGAAGGAGGCGGAGGCCCTTGGCTACTACAAGTATACGGACTTTCAGGCCCATCCTGTGTCCTATTGTGGCGTGAGTATTACGGATTCTCCTCGCTATGATCCCAAGAAGGACGGGTCTAATCTTCAAATAGGGACAATTAGCTAATTTATAGTAGACACTTCAAGTAGAGAATGGCCAGCCTAAATCTCCTGACCCAATCAGGAAACTATGAACCCTCTCAACCCAATCAGTCAGGCCGTTTAGATGTGACTTGGTCAGGGGGGATTGGCACGATAGACGCTGGAAAAATAGTCACCAAGGGTGGCAGGCGGAAACACAGTCGTAAACACAGTCGCCATTGTCATTCAAGGAAGTGTGGTCATAAATCACATAGGAAGCACCAGACACGGAAAGCGAGGCGTTCTAGGCGCTGAGCCAGGGATTCAGTGTGGCGATTACGCAGCTTGCCAACACTTGTGGATTATACCCCCCTTCCAATAGGAATAATACGGGACACATCAGTGATTTGAGTTGACCGCTCATATACGTATAGGTCTGTTCTCGGAGTTGAAGAAGACCCATGGGGTCTTTTTCATGTCCGTCATATCCGGCACTGACAATCAGAATATCGGGGTTCCCTTTTGTCAAGAAGGGAAGCACGGAAGACGCAAAGTGCCCCACATAGGTTTCAGAGTCGGTGCCTTGTCTCAAAGGGATGTTCAGAATCGTATCGGACTGAAAGAGCCCCGTTCCTGGAAAGATACCATGGCCAAAGGCGTGCATAGAGGCAAACCGAATGTTCGGATCAGCCGCTGCTATCACACAGTCCTCTGTTCCATCTCCGTGATGCGCATCCCAATCAAACACACCAATAGAATGGAATCCTTGATTCTTAAGGCACTGGATCGCAATCCACACATTGTTCTGATGACAGAACCCTGAGGCAATTCCTTTGGCATTCGCATGATGTCCAGGAGGTCGTATACAGACAAAGGCACAGTTGGTTGTATGGAGTGCGAGGGCCCTCGTGGCCTCTTCAATCATGAAGGTTCCCCTCTCCAGTAAAGCTGACGTATAGGGTGTGCTATAGGTGTCCCCGTCGTCCAGGGTCCAGCAGTGACTGGCGGCCGGCTCCAGAATCCGAGGAATGGGATCGGATCGTTCCTTTACGTGAATGGACACGAGGGGCTGTAGCGCAGCCTGAATGGCAGTTATTCGCAGAGGGGATTCGGGATGATCAGGGTCCCCTTTGTGGACACCCTGTTCTACGTCAAGCCATACGATGGGTTTCATTGGTGATGGTAGTAACAGTTTGCGTATCAAATTTAGATTGTTTCTTCAACTAATTAGAGGGACATGTCGGGCCTTGAACAATTGGGGAGCCTGTTTCATCCAAAGGTGGTGACCACGATTCGTCTAAAATCCCCGGTTACCTGTAAAATATGGAAGTCCAAGGACAACTATGAATCAATTGTATTAGATTCGGTGTATCCATTTGATACACTGGAGACAATCAAGCAGTCTATTACACTTCACAAAGAGGGGGATGAACACTATCTGCCCCAGTATCTCTTTGTTGGAATCCGCCAAGAGGATGGAACCTACGCCCCCTTAGAGTATATGTGGTATCCTATTGGCGTCCAAGACGCCGATCGGGCCATCTACTTACCCAGCCCCCTGGAGGCCATGACAGCCCCTGTAAAGGAGTTTGTAGTGCGAGGCGGAGGAAAGCCCTCCTTGGTCCTGAATCCCAGGGGACGCACTATGATAGAAGACGTATTTAAAGAGTCTATTCCTGAGTTGATCGTCTTTCCGTTCCATCGTGTAATCGCTCTGTATAAGGGGGCTTCTCCCATTGGCGATTCTGAATGGAATCAGCGCTTCTATCCCTATTATCCCAATATTACTGGTAAGAGCCTGAAGCCATCTGCCGAGGCCAAGGCCTTTGCCAAGGTCTTTACGGGGTATTTAACAAAACGGAAAGGGTATTTGCGGAAGATAAATCGGTTCTTGGGAGGGGAGGCGCCTGTAGCGGAACTGGAGATCACGGGCGTCAATCAGCTCCGTCTGCGCATTCAGGTTGCCGATGCCGAGTTTGAGGACTGCGAGACCCTCTTCTATAAGACGAGAGTCCATAAGCTGGTTCCCTATATGCGAATTGTTCCGAGGGAGGGCACGCCCATCACAAAGGTCTTGGTGGGAGGGGTTTTACCCATTCCCGATATGGACAATCCCGAGGTTATTAGTCAATGGGCCAAGGAGCCGACGCCCACTGTGGGCCACGATTTTATCATGCTCAAATATGTCCATCGGCCCGCCATTGGCACGGCCTGCCCCATCTATGGGACCATTCGCATTTTCCATGATGGCACATCGGATGTGACGATTCAGAGTCCCAAGGCCGTCAGGAAACTGGATCCGTCCACTGATTTCCGTGATCTGGATGTGTTGCTTACGAATGTGGTCAAAGGGTTCCCTTTGGACCTGGACAACATTGAACTCGGGGAGGCGGCCATGATCTTTCAACTGAATTCTACACGCGGTTCTACGAAATTTACCAAAAAACTATTACGAGAACGTCTGAAATTCTTCAGCCCCTTTTTCCAGGAGATCACTGGGCTCAAGGATACACTCCTGTCTATTCGTTATAAGGCCGTCAGCCAGTATGCTTCTGAGAACAGTATCTTTGCGTTTCTAACACAATATGCCGAGGCCAAGAAGCTGGAGGGACTCGCCCCCACCATGGATATTCTCGTCAAGCTCCAAGAAGAGTTCCAGTTGTCCAAGGAGGTCGCTGAAAAAAACATCAAAGACTGGCTGGAGCGCGGTGGCACCCTGTCCGTCGTAGTTCCAGAAGAGAATGAGTTCATGGAATCCTTCAATCCAGGCATAGACATTCACATCTATGGACCCTCTCCCACCTATACACTCCATGTTCATCGGATTGACTCCTATCAGACCCTTCAACGACTGTATTCTATGTTGTGTGCTCTCTTCTCCGATGATCCCGAGAAGCTCTTTACAGAATCAGAACCTGCTGCGGGCACCTATGCCGCAGAGGAGGCCGCCGTGGAAGAGAGGGGCCTCCGGGCCGAAAAGAGCAGGCACAGGGACAGGGAGGCCGAAGAAGAGGCGAAGGCGAGCGCCACAGGGATTGCGGCCGCAGAGGACGACGACGACGAAGAAGACTTCCTGGAAAGTATGCGACCTACCGCCATGGGACTTAAAGAGGCGCCAGCTGCTTCCGTGGGACTTAAAGAGGCGCCAGCTGCTTCCGCAGGACTTAAAGAGGCCCCGGCAGCCACGGGACTGAAAGGGGCAAAGGCCAAGGCCAAGGAACCTCTTTTGCGTCGTGAAGAGACGGCCGATGTAGAGCCCTCTAAGTGGTATTTGGAGCGATTAAAAGAGGCCGATCGGACTGTCTTTGACTATAAGCCAACAGTGCCCAATACCACCTATGCGCGGAAGTGCCAGGCACGAGATGAGAGAATGCCTGCTATTTTAACGGAGGCCCAGTATAATGATATGATAGAGGAATATGAGCCTGAGATTGAGGAGGGCTCCCTGTTTTTCAATCTGTATCCGTTGCGAAAAGAGAAGGACAAGATCAAAGGGCAGAATGGCATTAAACTGGGAGAGGCCTCCACTGAAATCACAGTTATGCGGTATGGTTCCGTGCCTGGAAAACCCAATTATCTGTTCTGTCCAGAACTGTTCTGCCTGTATGACAAAAAAATGATTCTACAAAAGGATTTTGATGCGAAGGTGGATCGTGAAGGGAACCCCAAGGACCGTGGCACCTGTCCGTTCTGTAAGGGCACAGAGATCCCCTTGCCCCATGACAAGCTCGTAAAAGGCGCTACCGTGTTTCGTCGCAACATAAAACCCAAGAGCAATCCGCCCAAACCCCATTTATACATTGGATTCTATGGGAAACTCAAAGCTACTACAAATCCCGATGGGTTCGCAGTGCCCTGCTGCTTTGGTTTAAAGCAGACCCTGCGAATTTCTGATCCTGAATATGAGCATCTTGAATCACTCAAAGTCAGTTCTGACAAGGGGCTGCTCTTGGATGTGGTGGATGCGGATGAGGAACCTGTCAAGAAGCTCAAAGCCCCTAAGAAAGGAACAGCGGCAGTAGCAGCCGTAGAGGAATCCGTAGATGTGGTCTATGAGTTTCTATTTAATAAATTGGACAAGACGTATGTTCTGGACGAGAATAAACAACAACTGGATCCTGGACAGCCTGCGATTCTTCCTGCGCCCTTTGACACCTATTTCCAACAGGACTCAAACAACTTTATTGGTCGTCCGGGGAATCGGCAGCTACTCAAAGACAAGAGCCAAGGATTCATACGAATTGGCACGCAAGTCGGCCCCATCATCACTAAATGCGATTCAAAGCCCAAGGCCACAGAATCCCTCTTGGGTGTCTTGGCTCCGCTCCTGTATGTCAACAGCATCGCCGATGTCCGAAAACTCTTGCTCAGAACCCTTCAGGGACCTGCGGGAGTCAAGCTCTTTGTGAATGCCAATTTTGGCAATCTTGTCAATGAGTTCTACGTGCCCTCGGATCCCGATCTGGGCATTGAAAGGGATCCTGATAATATGACGGACAGACCCGATGTAGGAATCACAAATTCTCTACAGCTGTGGGCGGCTGGCAATCTTGGAGTTCCTGTGACGGATAAGAATCACTATGCGGTTCGTCGCATCCACAAATCCTATAATCGGTTTTTGGCCTTTTTAAAGGATCCCAATCAACGGAAAGATCTGCGGCACCTCTCCACGTTTTTAACCGAACCGGGCCTTCTCCCCGATAATAACAATGGGCTTCAAGTGGTCGTTCTTGAATGGTCCCCAGGCGATGCATCGGTAGTTGTCCGTTGTAGCCCCTATGGGTTCTCCTTAGAACGGCACGTGGAGAACGATTTTGCCTTTGTCACACGGGACGCTGGCGGTCTCTATCAGCTCATTCTGTATACGAAGAATGTGCCAGCCTCCAGAGGCATGGGGGCCCAACATACAACGGTTCACCGCTGGAACTATGCGGACAAGAATAGCGACGAACCATGGCCCCGCATTGTCAAAGACAGAATCAATGAATATATGAAACGGTGTAAAAGTCAGTATACATCCGTCTTTACCAGCCAAAAGGACATTGAATCCAGTTCCCTTGTTCCCCTGTCCGTGGCCCTGACAACTACACTATCCATTGCGTATAAAGAGGGACGAACAAAGCCCGTGAAACCCTATGGAATTGTGCGTGATTCGTATAATCATGCGACCTTTGTGGTCTATTCGCAGTCACTGAAATCCAGTGGCCCGATGATCCCTTTGCCCATTGTGGATGATGGATTCATGCCTGTGGAAGAGCAGTTGTATCTGGATATTGGCGATGTCAAATACGCGAATGCCGATGTTGTGGCAGACTATTATAGGAACTATTTAACAGGGGCTTTTGCGTCCTATCCGGGCTATACGGTCAAGAATGTTATTAAAAATAGGAAGAGACCGGTGGAGGGTCTCCGATTAGCAAATGGCGTCTATATCCCAACGGGGGATATAACAGCTGGCAAGGATATGAGTATGTATAAGGAGAAATCACGGAAAGTGGATGAGTGGTATATCAATCGGCGCTTAACACAGTCCTGTGGCACCGATCCGAATATTATTGATATTGGTCGCTCTCGTTTAGAAGAACTGTATCAGACCTTCCGTTATATGGTTGCGAACTGGATTGCGAGCGAAGAATCGGGCCCTGATATTCGTGAGAATATTGAGAAGATTGTGTTTAATCGGCGGCTCCCCGAGTATGAAAAGCGCAAACGGCTTGAGATTCTGTGTGGCAATTGGGGATCCGATGAAGACGATGGATGGCTCGCGCTCATGAAGCCCAGCGAAGAGGCATTGAACACCCCTATGGGACTTCTGCGGCAGGACTGTCGCGTTCTGGACGAGGGTTCCTGTTCGGGGGCCTGTGTATGGAAACCAGAGGAAGGGACTTGTGCGCTTCATGTGGAGGAGGACACTGAAATTCGTTCTACAGAACCTACGATGGTCAATACGCGGATTATGTTTAGTCGCCGTGTGATTGATGAACTCATTCGGTTCCCGAAGAGGCGCCAAGAACTCTTGACCAGTGCGGTAAGTAAAATGAGCACGATTGTGGAACCCATTCGTGAGGGTGATCAGTATATTATTCCTGAACGGGGTATGAACTGGCTGTCCCTCCTGCGTCTGGACTGGAGACCCCCCGAACGTGAGGTTCCCCTCTTTTATGAGGAAATGGGCACGGAGGGGGCAGAGGCAGAGGCAGAGGAGGAAGGAACAGAAGATGGCATAGTCGCTGCTCTTCCAAAGGCAGTGGATGATCTCGTTGGCTCTAAAACACCCTATACGTTATGGAAGAGTCTAAGAGGGGCTGCCAGCATAGCAGGTATTCTACAAGTCTCCTTGGAAACACTGGGTGTTCGTGCGACAGATACCATCATTCCCGATGAGGGGATTCGGGCCTATGTCAGCACAAGCAAGAAGCATACACCTATAGGTGTGATTGATTTGACGAGAGATGTCCCTGATATTCGGTTTATAAAACATACAAGAGACACAGGAGACACAGGAGACACAGGAGATACAAGAGAGTCTACGAGCGCTCTTGTATTAGTGTTTTTGAAAGGTGAAATAGCATTGTTGATTGAACGAAGTAATAAGCCAACTGTCAAAATCGCAAAACTGGATGGACCCCTCTTAGATGCTTGGAACGCAGAGGAAGGGGCCGTGTCGGTTGCCCCTGCCCCTGCCCCTGCCCCTGCCCCTGCCCCTGCCCCTGCCTTAGTTCCTGAATCTACAGTTAAATCAGTAACTGTTATCCCCACAAAAACACAACGGTTGCGAAAGGCCGCTACAGTAAGATTTGTTTCACCAGAAAAAGAAGTGCTTTCCGAGGCAGCTCCTGTAGCAGAAGAAGTGCTTCCTGTGGCAGCTCCTGTAGCAGAAGAGGTAGTTCCTATATCAGTCCCTGTAGCAGAAGAAGTGCTTCCCGAGGCAGCCCCTGTAGCAGAAGAGGTAGTTCCCGAGGCAGCCCCCGTAGCAGAAGAGGTAGTTCCTATATCAGTCCCTGTAGTTCCTAAAACTGCTTTTGTATCGGCTTCTAAACCAGCCTCTAAATCGGCTTCTGTAGTTCCCGAGGCAGCCCCTGTAGCAGAAGAAGTGCTTCCTGTGGCAGCCCCTGTAGCAGAAGAGGTAGTTCCTATATCAGTCCCTGTAGTTCCTAAAACTGCTTTTGTATCGGCTTCTAAACCAGCCTCTGTAGTTCCTAAACCAGCCTCTGTAGTTCCTAAACCGGCTTCTGTAGCCTCTAAAACTGTTCCTGTAGCCTCTAAACCGGCGTCTGTAGTTCCTAAAGTGGCGTCTGTAGCTACGGTGCCAACTTCAACAGTCCCCAAATCCATTTCCGCACCTATAGCACCTTTAAGTATACTTGAAGCTGCTCCCGAAAATGAGTCAGAGGAGGAAAAGGAAGAGGAGAAGGCGCCTGTGCGCACACTACGCAAAGCAACAGCACCTAAACCCACTGTAGTAGCATCAGCAGCCCCTAAACCCGCTGTAGTAGCATCAGCAGCCCCTAAACCCGCTGTAGTAGCCCCTAAACCCGCTGTAGCATCAGCAGCCCCTAAACCCGCTGTAGCATCAGCAGCACCTAAACCCACTGTAGTAGCATCAGCAGCACCTAAACCCACTGTAGTAGCATCAGCAGCCCCTAAACCCGCTGTAGCATCAACAGCACCTAAACCCACTGTAGCAACCTCAGTTGCAGCATTAAATAATGCTATTAAAAAATATCTACCCAACAATGAATTAGAAGAAGATTAAAGTCGCGTAGCCAATATCTCCTCTATTTCCGTCTCCAGTCGGTTCAAACGTAACTTCCTATACGTCGGAAAGTCAGGATGGAGCACAATCAGATACATGCCTTGAATCCGCATACCATAATAGGTCTCCAAGAGATGCCGATATAGATTCAGCTGTAACGTATAGTGCCAGTAATTGGTATCGGGTAAATGACGGATAGGGTCCAGGCAGCTCTGGAAGGGATTCTCCTGCTTGATCTCCTTCACTCGTTTCCAATCATAGATAAAGAAGGCTCCATCGGAGATCCGCCGAAAGACAGCATCTATTTGGCCCGCGATCTTGTGGTCCTCACTGAACACGGACCACTCCATACGATAGGGTTCCAGCACGCCTTCGTGCTGCTTCCAGAACTCCATAAAATAGGCCCATTCTGGGGTCTCCAATACATCCCTATTCGTGATGTCCTGGCCCTCCAAGAACTGTTCAATAGCCAAGTGGAGCGCTGTGCCGGCCCCTGAGGCCTTGGCACCATTCTCGGTCCACTGCTTCTTGATGTCCGCATCCGACATGCCAAAATAGGGACTCTGGGGCCACTTAGGACTGGCCTTTATTCCCTTGATAACTTTGTCGGCATCAAACTTGTCATGAAAAGATCCCAAAAACTTTGTCACAGAGACATAGCCTTTGCTGGATCCCTTGACCGTATAGATATGACTGGCTTCATCAAAGGAAATATGTTGGTCCCTTGGATGAGCATGCTTTGTCGCTAACATTAGATAGATACGTAGAAAGGGCTTAGGTGCGATTGCTAAATGCGGAGCGCCTCATCATCAATCCTATCCGTCTTAAAATCAGCCCCCTCGGTCGTCACAGCCATAAAGTCATAGGTGCCGGGCTTCACGACCTCTAAATAGCCATAGCTGGGAATCCGATTTCGCATAGGCGTTTTATACCGAATAGACGTAAAGGGTCGTGTATCAATGCGGAGTTCCGCATTGACAGGGAGTGTTTCCAGAGCAGGCACATAATCCGGTTTTGCTCCGCCTGTGCCTGTGACTACCTGTGTATAAGAATGCCCCTTGTATTCAAGCTTCCATTGCTGATGGTTATGAGTATCAGCCGATAGAATCGCAATAGGCTTGTGACCTGTTGTATTCAATACATCCATAACATCATTAACACGTGTTAACATCTGGATTCCTTTTGGCTTTATGGAGAACATGGGCTCATGTTGAACAAGATAGTATCGGTAGCGCTTCTTTTTCAAATACAGAATGACCTCCTCCAACCATTCCAACATATCTGCTACATACTCTGGATCTTCATACAGAGAATTTAATTTCGCATGTTTCTTTTCAAAGGCATTGGTGTCCAGAAACACAAGAGCATAATGATCCTTGGTAAAGATCCGACAAAAAAAGGTGTGGGGCAAGGCCGGTCCAAAGGTCTCCCGTTCCACTTGAAGAATCCGCTTGTCTCCCGCATTGAGTCGCTCGGCATTGTGATTTCCGATGCCCACAAGAAGTTTTCCTTTCGCCCTGGAGTGGATAAGCAGATCAAACCCATGACCGATGTCTTCCATATTAAATGTTTTAATACCTGTATTTCTTGCCTTTTCGGGATAGGCATTGTCACCCGCCGCCACCAAGAGCTCCTTCTCAGGATGCGTTTTAATTATAGCGAGGACAGCATCGCGTGCCGCCGATCCGCGTGCTGTAGGAGAGGTATAGTTCCAGCATCCCATAAACAGAAAGGGATGAAGTTTCTTCTCGGCCACTTGGGTAAAATGGGGCAGAGGAATAGCAGTGGCAGAAGCAGAGGCAGAGGCAGAGGCATTGTAACCACTGGCACTCCTCCTACGTCGGGTTCCACTCATCTCTATTTAGAGACCAGTTCTTTCTTCAGCTTTTCCAAATACAGGATGCCATCCATGAGCTCCTCCTGCGCATGCCGAATCCAATCCAGCGGCTTTAAGTCCGTTCTATCAAGGGTGGTTCCGTATTTGGCTTGGCCTACTCTTGATCGGGACCGAAAGAGTTCCACGACAGACTCTACGATACTGTCCTGAACTTCCATCTAAAAATAGAGAAGGCCCTCCTGTTTAGGCTAAATTAAATCCTGCGACCTCCATAATGAGTCGTCCAATCTTATTACCCCCCTCAACACGCCCACTCTCCCGAAGAACACCCGAGAATTCTCCCGTAGGATCCCCTGTTTTCTCCGTCTGGAAATACAGCATATACTTCTTGGCCTGCTTCGCACCGTCCACAATGTCGTGGAACACTTTGTCCTTGGCCCAGCGATCCGCAAGACCCCTGCGATAATACTCTTCCTTACTACTATTCCACTTTGCGTCATCCAGGGGAAGCTTATAGGTCTTCGTTACCGACTGGAGGGCCTTGCGCACCTCCTGATACTCCTTTAGGATAGCTGCTGAGAGCTTGTCCCGCTGTTTTGCTGTTAGTGCTGTCTTTGATTCAATGCCATTGGCGGCCAGGCCCTCCAGAGCCTTTGTATGAATGATGCCCTTTGTCCCAAAGAGGCGTGCGGCGAGTCCCTCTTCGGGCTTCAGGGACGCATACTTGACCTTCATGGCGGCCCAAAAGTGTTCCAATGACGGATATATCACGCCCTCCTCCTCAATGGACCAGGGCCAGCAGGGCGCTACAATCCGACCACTGCGATCATCGCCGATTCCAAAGGGATCCTTGGCTTTGGCCTCAGGGCCAAACTGGAAGACATCAGAGACCTCAAGGACAGCAGGAGGCTCATAGGTGGGTTTCGCAGATGCTGCCTTTGCCTCAGCCTCTGCTTTTGGCTCTGCCTCTGCCTCTGCCTCTGCCTCTGCCTCTTCTGCCTCTTCTGCCTCTTCTCCCTCCAATCCACGGCGCTTAAAGATGAACCAGCGACTCAGGAAGGAGAATTCCTTCACAGCCTTACTCTTCATAGGATAGGCCTTGGCGGATGCCATCTCATAGCTATCCTTGAAGAGATTCGTGGAGTGCTCCAGTCCTACGGTGGACAACTCCTTGGGCGTAAGGAGCGCAAAGCCGATCTCGTCCAGCCTCCTCTGAAGATACTCAAAGGAGACCAGATACTCCATATGCTCAGCTCCAATGCTCATGAAGTTGACATCAATGGGCAGACCCACGCTGGACTCATCCGCCCGAAACTCCGTGTCCTCATACCGCTTGGCAATGGACCAGATCAAGGTCTCGCCCTCCTTGCCCACGGCCACTTCATCCTTGGCAAGATCCTTGAGCCGATCAAAGACACGCGTTCCGTCCGTGCAGCAGCCGATGAAATAGCCACCCACCTTCACACAGTCCCTCAGATTCGCCAGAAATCCATCCAGCGTCTCCATGTCCTTGAAGAAGTAGTGGAGCGCAAACATACAGGATGCCACATCTGCACCATCTTTGAGTTTCCCACCCAGCTGATCGCGAAGCAGCGGTGGAAGAGGACCCTTCGGACGCTCCTTGGCAAACAGGGACCGCAGAATATCCTGGTCCTCTGACTGCATGGCGGCCTCGCCCTTCTGAAGAGGCTTCGCAGCATCGGCCTGAACAAAGACCATGGGAGGGACGGTGCCCTTTGGCTTCTCTGTCAAGTAGTTCAGGTAGCGGCGATAGATTCCGCTCTGCTTGTCACGAATATTGTTCAGATCAATGTCAACTCCCAGGACAAAGGCCGCCTTGTTCTTATACCAGAAGTCCAGATCGCCTCCTGGACCACAGGCCAGATCCAGAATGGTCTTGGGCCCCGAACCCAGAGCTGCCTTATACAGGATCTGCCCCTTAATATATTTGTTATGGAAATCGCGCAGACCCCTGATCAAGTCCATGTCCTCCCTGGGCGCCGTCCGATTGTAATACCTCTTGTCCCGGCTGAAGGCCCGAATCTCCTCAGCCGTGGGTTCTGCTGCGCCTGTCATGATCATGGACCTCGTAATGGGGTTGTGAATAGAGTTCCACACACCATTTGCATTGATATCACTGTTCATGGTGCGCTCAGCCAGCTTCTTGGCATACCTCTCCGTCTTGTCATGGCGGATTCGCATGGGAATCCACTGCCATCCCGGGCTCCGACTCCTGTCAAATCGCATCTCAAGAATGGTGTTTTCCTGAATAGACTCCTTGGTCTTCTCCGTCTCCACATATTCATCGCCCGTTTCAGGGGCTACCACAACAGGGAGATAGCAGGTATTGGCCATGACATCCGGATAGTGATTGGGGATGAAATACGTGGGGCGATAGACTTGGCGCTTGGATCGGAGTGATGTCTCCTCCCGCTCCCTCTTCAAGGGAAGCATGTCCAGGACGGCCGTCCTGGGATCGTCAAAGATGGAGGACTCCTTGTTGGACTTGACGTAGAGACGCAGGGTCTTGTAGCGCACGGATGCGCCCGTATCAGGGTGCGGTCCCGTCTCCACAAGGTCCAGTGTGGATCCCCGCTTCTTCTCAAACTGAACAAGAAAGTCAATCGTGCTCTCTTCCGCCGGCTTCCACTTGAACTGCTCCCAAAAGGTCGTGCCGCTCTTCTTGGGCAGCGGCGTCAGATTGGGCGTCAAGATGAGCCCGTCCGTGTGATAGACCTGCTTTACATTTAGGATGGCCGCACACTTGAGAAAGATGGTGTTCGGATTCTCAGGACTGGCAAATTCAAAGTTCTTTCGCATGACCTGAAATTGGTTTGCCGCGGTGATTCCATGGACAACCGATTTTTTTTCACCATCATTCCAGATATCCATCCATTGATTCATCTTTTCATAGCGAGTCTCCTTGTTCTCGGGAATATAGAACGGCAGATCCGATACCGTGGTCCCATCCAGCGTATAGATGTCAAAGAGGAGCACATAGGAAATGGCCTTGTTGTCAGCCGTCCGCGTGACCCACTCGGCGTCCAGGATAGAATCCGCGCAACCCGGATTCTTCAGGTTGGTCTTATACACCATCATACCGGCATCCAGGAGGAAGAGTTCACCCTGTGGATCCGTAAAGGCCAGGACACGGAGCCCATCGGCCTTGTCCGTCACATTGTAGTTGTTCCGAACATTGGCCACTGACTTGTCTGTCAGATCTGTGGTCATATGCTTGGCCTCCATCGTAATAGGCTGAACTCCCCGAAAGGAGGCGTTCTTATTGAGGGCCAAATAGGCGGCCTTTACACGATCCACCTCCGGCTGCTTAATCAGAAAGGTGTTCTTCTGAATGGCTCGGAGGATCTCTCCGATGCCTCGGACTAAGCAACGCCGCGCGTTCGCCAGATCCTTTGTGGCCTCTCCGCGCATAAGCTCCACTTCAATCTCATACCGAATGGGCTGCTTGAAGATATCCTGGTCCTTGAATCGCTTCTGCCACTGGAATTCCCCGTTGACACTGGGTGTGGAGCGAACCATGGACATATCAATCTTCATACCCTGGCCCTCAAAGCTCCAGCGCTTAATCAGACGAAATCCCTTGTCCTCTTGGGACCAGTTCGCCAGGATCTTCAAGCGACGATCATCATCAGGGGGCACCAGTTGCTCAATGCGATTCTTAAGATAGAACCCGTAGTCCTCTATGAATATACGGCTCGTGGGGCTATGACGACTCTTACTCAGAACATTGTATTCCTTCCCTTCAAGTGTATCATCACGACAGTATTCCTGGAGTGTTGGCACCACACCGACCCCCTCAATGGAGAAGCGAAGTCCCTCGGGCACAAGGATGCTCAGGCGGTCATCTTGACGACTGGGCACATACCCCTTGGCCTGGAGGCGCTGGGCGACGGCCACAAAAGTCGTCGCATCCACGACGCCATCTTCTCCAAAGACAGCCTCCAGCTCCATCTGTTGGCTGGGAATTGCATTCGCAAGCCATTCTGTGAGCAACCCGTCCATTTTGGTTACCAATGCAGCATCAAGCTCCATTATGGATATCTCTAGTTAGTATGGCAGAAATACCTTAGGCTAATGAGTCAAATTTAATTACGGCCTGTTTAGAGGCCCTAATTAGATTCTTAAACATGATTCTTATACACCCTCCCTCAGCTCCCTTTCTTCTTGTATCAATTGCTTTACCTCAGGATCATTTGGATTGGCCATTAAAGCAGGGATTACCAGTATGGGAAGTATTGTAAACGCAACAATTACCCATGCGATCCAATAATAGCCTTGGCTATAACAGGCCCAGTTTGTAATAAAGGCAAGTAAACACGTAAATAGAACATTTACTAACATGTTTAACGCAGCACCTTTCAATGTTATTTCAATAAGTAAAATATCAAGCACTATGGCGATGGCGGACAGCAATATAACCAGCTTTGTTAATACACACAGTTCCATATACGTTTTAATTAGAAATTAAACCATGAGTGCCTTCATAGTCCGAAGACGCCCCAACCGCTTCGCAAGTTCCCCCTTCAACAGTTTGGCATCCGAGGCCTTCCAGGTCACATGTTCTGAGAGTTCCCGCACAAGGGCCTCCTTGGTCTCCTCCACGGTAGGCCAGTCCACAATCCATCCATTGCTCTCTATGGCCTGAAGCCAGGTCCATACAATCTGCCTGGTAGCCGTATCCTCCTCGGTAACCGCCAACCACCGCGCATGATAATCCACAATCCACACAGGCTTGTCCCATGTGCTCGGATCCGACGAAAAGGAGATGGAACCCTTAGAAGCCCCCTGGAGCTCCTCCGGCCTGTCCTCCCGATCCTCCTCTATTCCCTTTGCGTCCCTCACAAAGACAAAATGAACCCCCAGCAAATGCCCTACGCCCGAATACAGGGCGATCCAGTCCTCCTCCTTCACCGGCGTTCCATGAAGGACGGAACCAATTCCATCAAAGATCCGACGACGCTTCCGGGCAAATGCGCTCCCCGCCAATGTCTCACACTCCGTTTGGAGACTCGTCGCCAAATCCCGCATGATCGTCGTTCGGACCGAGGTGGTCGCATCCGCAAAGAGGGGGTCCTTGAGAAAGGCCGCGACTCCCAAGAGACTCGGCACGGGCACCGACTGGTATGCGGAGAGGTGAAGGGAGGCCATGGAGGTCCCCAGATCCTTCTTGGCCTCCACAGTTTGTTGAATCCGAATCGGTTCCAGCGAATGGCCCCGATTCGGATTACGCTTGGACCAGTCCAGGAGCTGGCCAATGCTGACATTCTGATAGACTTTCGCTGTCGCCATCCTCTATCCTATTAGTGTTACGAAGACTTAAGTTCCTAAATCATTCGGATACATAACCATCCACCAAATACTTGTTCGTCTCTTCACTGAGTGTGGCCAGCTGCTTTGTGCGACCCTCCTCCAGTCTCCGATTCTCTAAACAGAACTTCATGTATTCCTGGAACTGCTCAAAGGTGGTCTCCTGGACAGACATGACATCAAAAAAGATGCCATTGCTGTTCTCTGTAAATTCCTCCTTGCCCCTCTTTAAAATCCGAAAGATCTCCTCATATTCGGCCTTGACCAGGATCTTCAGATTCTCAAAAAACTGTTTTCGCTGTTCATAGGACATCTCTAATTCCCGTAAGGACGGAAAGGGTGTGCGTTTGGACGCATTAGTAGACCAGTTGAACCTCGGGGCCCTTCGGCTCCACAAAGGCCTTTGTATACATCGCATAGACCATATCTGGAACGGGCTTTTCACGGAGCTTATTAAAGGGTCGGCCATCGCGGATATGCCAGAGAATACGGAAAGGAATGCCCTTTTCCTTGGCCAACTCCGCATAGGGCTTGCGATTCTCTTCGGATGCATGGGTGGCATCCACCACGACGGATCCGCCCTTTTCCAGCGCGGCCTTGACAGCCTTCATGGATTTCTCTTTTGTCTTTGTGACATCTTGTTCCACATGCGTATATCCCTTTGAGGCCAAGGCCTTTCCTGACGTGGACTTTCCTGAGCCCGGATTGCCCATGAGAAGCACGAGCTCCTGTGATTCACTGCCCTCCAGCGGAGGGGAGGATCCAAAGTAGTCGGTATCATTGGGAAGGCCAAAGGTCGCTCCGATCCCCTCCGCAAACTTCCTATCGGAATCGGACCACGTATAGGGTGCGAAGGGGGTATCCGCACCGGCGGCATCACCTATCATGCGGACTTCTGTGACATTGGCCTGTGTGATTCCGAGCTTCTTGAGAAGGACATCATAGAGACCACGGCCCGGCTTCCTATACATAGGATCCTTGGCCGCCGTGGCCACAAGGAGCCAGGGACTCCATCCATTGGCGGCAAGAAGTGCTGCGAGAATGGATTCCAGCTTGCCCTTGATCTCCACTGTCTTCTTGGACCAGTTGCCTTGATTGGAAATGAGACCCACTACCCAACCGGCCTCCTTCCAACCATTTAGAACGCCTGGGACATCTCCGAGAAAGATCCAGTCATTGGCATCCTTAGCGGCCAAGAGATTTCCTGATTTGGAAGTGATGAGGGTTCCATCCACATCAAAGAGAACCAGGCCAATGTTTCCATCTGCGTCTTTGGTCACGGGAGCAGTAGAAGGGTATACAACATACTTGTCCGTGATCTCAGGCTCTGGAACTGCCTTTGTCTCCTCTGCCTCCTCTGCATCTTCTCCTTCCTCACCCCCTGCCTCTTCTGCCTCTTCTGCCTCTTCTGCCTCTTCTCCTTCCCCCTCCTCACCCCCTGCCTCTTCTGCCTCTTCCTCTTCTCCAGCATCGGTGTCTACATCCGTAGATCCCAGATCACTCTCTTCCTCTTCCTCTTCCTCCTTTGTCTCTGGCTTCACAACTTTTACAGGCTTTGGCTCCACCGCCACCTTTTCCTTAGCAAATCGGTTGATAAAGATACCATTTACCAGAATATAAGGATCATTGACTTGGAACAGGGACTTCTTGAGTTCCACTTCTACCGTATCTCCAATTTCCACGGATTCAAACTCCTCATTGCCCAAATGAAGATCACGGGGAATCTGAATTCGCAGAGCCTTCTGATAGGTCACATATAGACCCATCTTATTCTTTCGGAGCACCTCCCCTATTACCTTCATGCCATCCACAGGATAGTAGACCTGTCCCTTTGCCTTTACGTAATACAGAGCGTCCCCAGTAAACCGACCTGGTTCAAAGTAACCCATTGAATGTGATTCAATTGCTACACTGTTGGGGATCACAAAGCCATGCTCGGAACAGCGATTTTCCAGTGTTTCCTGAAGTTTCTGTAGCAACATACTCTTAACAGTTGTATCTTTACCAATCTTATTCAGATGCTTGGCATTCAGGCTAACCTTCTTTTCAAAGAAGGCGGTTGATTCCATCCTTAGTATAGGATCCTATTGTTTAAGTAGATTATCAAATTTAATCAGACTCTTCTGCTGCTTCAATTACAGGCGCAACAGGAACTGACTTGGCCTTTCTAAGGGTTTTACGGACAGGCACTGCTTCTTCTTCGTCTGGTTCCTCTACTTTGGATTTGGCTTTGGCAGACTTTTTAGGGACAGTTGTTGCTGCTGCTGTTGTTGCTTTTACAGAACGTTTAAATCGCCCCGTATATCCAATTAACCGAGCCTGAACAGGACGGAAAAACCATCGGACATTATTGATCTTCGCATGATCCATGTAGCGTAATACCAATTCCTGTATGGTACAGGCGCGAATAGGGTTTTCAATTTTCCGAGGTCCGCTGGCAATGACATCCGACTCTAATTCCAAGTTGGCATGGTCTGCCGTTTCAAGAATAGTTCCCAACTCTAAAAGCGTCTTCTGATGATCCGAAATATTGGGTATGACGTGGCACATACGCCCACTGCTACTTATGGAACGCTTTGTCCCAGGCGTAATTTGGTCATTTATCTTAAAGGTCAGTCCCATGTTGTGCGAGGTCAAAAATCCATAGTAGTCTCCTGTCAAGAATCCTGGCCCCTGTTCTAAGAAACGATTGGGAATATCCTTTTCAGCACTCTCAAGCTGGTCCACAATACCAGGATCACAGGGCCCCCCCTTACAGATATACTGGATCGTGGCATCTTTGGGATTGTAATACCGATAGACCCGTGTTTTTGCGCCAACCTTTGTCTTACCGTCCTTTACCATATCCTTGGCTGCAGGTGCGTCTCGTGTCACCAGTTCAATCTGTTCCTCCAGAGTGAACCACGTATCCCACAGGTATTCAATGACAGTCTTGTAAAAGGCTTCCGAATCTCCTCCCGACAGATGAACGGACTTATGAAACCAGTGAATCATCTCCACGATATTCGTATATTTTTTAATAATATTGGTCTCCTTATTCCCCATATAGGTAATGCGTTCCGATACAATATCAGGATACGTGTAACTCTCAGGCGGCTCTGTATCCTTAAGGTCTGTGATCCAGTCATTGATAACAGTCCATATGTCTACTATATCATGTTTGGATTCCACAGGCGGAGATTCGTCCACGTTGATCTCCTCCGCTGCTGCGTGCTCGGGGACAGATGGCTCAAAAAAGTCCCGTTTTACCGGAAAGGCCGCTGCCCGAATTGCCACAGGTATATGAAGATCCAGATAGACGTTTGGCTGAAAGACATAATAGCCATTACAGTATTTGATATACCCCTTTACACCCTTGTGAACTACTTCAAAGGCCTTATTATCAATGACCGACGCAAAGAGTTCTGCCCTTGCCGCTACAGGAATGTCGCCAAAGATGTCCGACCAGAGCTGGGCCGATTCATAGAACACCTCGCGCGCAAAGAGTTCCCGGAACTGTTGACGGAGCGAGGATTCTCTCCACTTGGCCGCAAACTCACTATACGTGCTATCATCGGCGGCTTCCGGATCCACTTTGATCTTGGGCACACAATCATACATACAACTGTCGTTCCAGTCGCAAATGGCCGTAAAGGGCTTATCATTGATATCTACATCGGGCCTCTCCGTCCCTTTGCTGTCAAACTGTAGAACAGGTTTCTGATCACGAATAATGATGGCATCGTGGTTCAAATTACAGTCAATGGCCCGGATCTTGAGCGCCCGTGTGACATTGCCGACCTCCACGGCCTTCCGGAACGCCACACGGTAACTGTATAGATCGCCCGTCTCCCGATCATCCTCTTCAGGGAATACCGCAGAATACAGATGAATGGTGGTGTTCCGTTGTGTCACAGGGAGCGCCGAATGACTACAGAACCGAATCGCACGGCCAATGATCTGCTCCGTGCGATTCAAGTGATACCAGGTGTCCAGAATGTGGACCTCCCGAATATACCGCAAGTCCACACCCTCTCCCGCAATCTGACTGCCAATAATGACCTTCATAAGAGACCCGTTCGCATTTCCTGGCTTGCGCTCCTCATTGATAGTGCCGGTATTATTGGGTGTTAAAGCATTATTGCCTGTAATAAGTCCATAGCAGGCCTTGACAAAATCGTGATCGGCGCCGGCATGCGTCTTCTCTTTTCTCTCACAGAGCGCACATTGAAGACCGCCTATTACCTGAACCCTATCCCCTAACAGTCCTGTTGTTCGTCCTGCTGCGGGACTATAGCCGTTGGCCTCCAGGGCAAGAGCCAGAGGAAGCGCTCCCATCGCCACGGTGCGAATATACACAAAGCAGACGCCCTTTGCAGTTGCTAATTGATCCAGCAAAAATGCGAATTTAGGTGAATAGTTCTCCAAGTTCTCCCTGGCCAACCATTTTGCGCCCCCTGCCACCTTACTCGTATAGACCACTTCAGATCCACCACTCTTAGTAAACAGGTTCTCTAAAGCATCGGGGGCCAACCTACTCTTCACATCTGCCAGAGTCTCTATGGGCGTTCCCTCCGGATCGGGGGGAACACAGTTCCCGGCCTGAATAATGGTTCCAAGAACAGTTGCCGCAATTCCATCCTTGTCGCTGGTCTCCAATTCATCCACTAAGAGGCGACTTGCGGCAAGCGCATCCCCCGTGAGTTCAATGGGAACAATGGGCAGATAATCTTTAAAGACATCCTCTCCGTCTGGAATGGGACCGGCACGAGGTGTCTGGGTAGGATACTCTCTGTCACGGAGAAGAGGTATGTCCTGGGGGTCTAACCGAATCGGGAAGCTCTTGGGATTCTCGCCGCGCATGAAACTGATGTAGCGACTGGCGATATATCCCAGATACTCCTTGCCCTTGGATCGTAGGCTTCCATCCCTGTGAAAAATGAGCTTGTCATCAATCGTGGCCTTCTTGTCATTCGCGAGCAGCAGATTCAGTATGAAAATGATCTCCTTGTAGCTGTTATACATGGGCGTCGCCGTTAAGAGAACCAGCTTGAGTCCCTGGGCATATTTGACCACTTTGCGGAGAAAGGGGGTCATGAATTTCCCCTCGGCGACTTCCCCCTTGACCTTGGCGCCTGCCTTGGCGACTCCTGGATCCTCCTCCTCTTCCACAATATCACGAACATTGTGGGCCTCGTCAATAATAAGGATTTTGCCGCTAAAGTGATCATTGATCAGCTTGTATTTCTCTTTTTCTATGTCCTCTTCCGACAGCTCAGGGTCAATTGTCTTATACAGGCTGTCCACGTAGTTCCCAAATTGGACATAGCCCATGATGTTGTAGCGGCGATTAATGGCCCTGCGAATGCGGCGCTCAATACGTCGCTCATCCTTCTCAAATGTCATTCCTGTCAGTTCCAAATAGGTGTTTCCAGTGCATCCCACTTGAGAATTGGGGTCCATGGGGCCTGTTCCAATCGTTGTTTTATTGATATCAAAAATCGTTCTATAGAACCCTTCTTGAATTGTGGGGGGCGCCACTAAAAAGATCTGATCCTTGGGATATGTGTCCAACCAGGCCTCCGCAATCTGGACGGCCGCACAGGTCTTTCCTACGCCGACTCCATGATACAACAAGGCGGACATATAGGGGCTCTGCGGACTCATCAGATTCGCTACAAAGCGCTGAACCGGTGTGACCTCAAACTGGGTCACATCCCCACAGGGATCGTTCTCAGGCTCCCACGTGTCCTGAAGTGACTCGGCAAACTCCCGTTTTGCCAAGAGCTTTTGAAGAAATTCCGTCTCGGCGGCCGTGGTTTCAGGATAGGCGCCCGTGTCATCTTCCCACTGCTTAATGAAATTGGCCGGGAAAAGTCCCTTTTTCTGTAGTGTATCCACTATCTTGTTGCGCACATCAGTATCTGTTTCCGTGTCCCATAGATCTAAGAGTTCTTCGTCTGGAAGCGTCTCAACGTCCATGCTCCTCTACCCTGTAGAACCTAATATTTATAAACGTAATGGGACGAGGTGTGTGAGTGCCTGACTGGCCCGCTGAAGGACCGTCCGTTTTTCAGTGTCACGGCTCCGTATTTTGGTCAGAGCCTCCTCCAAGGAGAACCAGCCGACAGCACCAATTTCCCGATTCATATGAGGATTCGTAGGATCCATAGACACGACTGTCCCCGAGGGACACAGGGCCAAATAGTATTTATGGCAGTAATTGACTTGATTGCTGCCCTTAAACGACTCTACGAGAGGCTCTATGTTCTGAATAATCTGAAAGTCCTTGTCCTTCAAACTGGTCTCCTCCTTGAATTCACGAATCGCCCCCGCCAGATCCGTCTCTGAGGGATTCCGACGACCCTTGGGAAAGCCCCATTCAGGTTCTGCCCAGGCCGTCGGATGGGCCGCTAAGAGCCCCTTTACGTCCCCCAGTTGTCTATATTTGCGATAGCTGTTCTCAAAGTCCGTTTTATGAGTGTCGGCGGCTAAGCCCCAGACACTCGTCCAGAGCTGCTCAAAGGTCAGCGCTCTAATCTTTTCGTGTTCCCCCTGAGTCATATTTGACAGCAGAGAATGAAGATAGTCCCGTTCTACAGTAGAGTATTTGCCGCGCACAAATTCAATGAAAGACAGGGAGTCTCGCCGGCAAATCAAGAGATACTGGACAGGCTGCCGGCCGGGAATGAGCTGTTGGGCTTCTGATAGCAGGGTGGATTGTAGTGTAGTGGTAGAGGAGGCATCCGTGAAGCGCATCGCAATGAGTCCATAGCTGGTGATGGGATATTTACAGTCCCTGAAAAAATGGCCCTCTAAACCGCAGTTGGAACAGATCATGGATCGGCTATCATGATATCGTTTGTATGACATGGAGGTCCCTTAGAGTAAGTAGTTTAGAGTCCCTTTAGACTTGGACTAACCTACCTGTGGCAAAATATATACTAATAGTTTGCTATAGATAGAGTAGGGATCATGCAGTTCAGTCCTAACGTCTGGGGACCCTTTTTCTGGCATACAATTCACGTAGCCGCCCTGGGCTATCCCCAACAACCCTCCTATACGGAGAAAAAGGCCGCCAAAGAGTTCTTTGAATCACTCCAGTGGATGCTGCCCTGTGGTATCTGTCGGGAGCACTATTCCAAACATATCGTCGCGAATCCGATCTCCACATTCCTGGACAAACGATCCGATCTCTTTCGGTGGACCATTGATATCCATAATGCCGTCAATGAGAGCTTAAAGAAACCCAAGTGGACGGAGCAGGAAGTGTTGGCCTATTATAATCGGCTGGGGAAACGGGATAGGAGCCCCGTGTGGACCAAGGAGGATATGAAGGAGATTGATCTACAGAGTTTTGTGCGGGGCCTGGCCTTTGGATCCATTGGAATTGGAACAGTTGCTGGATCTATATGGTTGCTTAATAAACTTAACTATATTTAGGGATGGCTCAGACAAGGAGAGCCAAAAAAATCAAAACTCTGGTCCTGAAACCTAAAATGACTGATAAAGAGATTGAGGCCAAGGAAGGAACCTACTTTGACGGAAAGAACTGTCAAATCATCAATGAGGACGCCGATGTCTATGGCCTCGTCAATGGTCAAAAACAGCTCTTGGCCAAGTTTCGTAAGAATGTCTTTCCTAAACAAATAACTGAACTCGGTTGGGATTCGTTCTATAGAGCCGCCGCTGCCTCCAGGTCCAGGGGGGCCGCTGCCGGTCCTATTCAGGCCAAGTCCAAATACTGGAAAACCCGGAAACTCGTAGAAACGAACGGCTGGTGGGCCCGTTACAAGTCAGGCAATAAGACCAGCAAGATGCGCGTAAACAACCCCGTCTTCTCCTCGGTGGTTGGCTACTTTGAGGCCACGCCTTTCATGAAGCTGCCGTGCCGCCTGACCACCTATACGCAGAACTACTTTGAGGACTACAAACAAGGCCTACCGTTCATTGAGGCCATTGACAAGGAGTTTAAACACCTGGTGCCCCAGGCCCATAAAAAACAGTATGCTCGGATCCATGGCACTCCGACCTATCAGATCAAAGATACTGCCTTTTCGTCGGTCACAATTAACCGTAACTTTAGAACAGCTTTACACAAGGACGCGGGGGATTTTAAGGATGGCTACGGGAACCTGACAGTTCTGGAACGGGGGAAATACCACGGGGGTGAAACCCTGTTCCCCCAGTTTGGAGTAGGATTCAACTTGAGAACCGGCGATTTTATTGCCATGGATGTTCACCAGTGGCACTGTAACACGGACATGTTTGAGACCCCTGAGGACAAGGCGTTTAATAAAACCCTGGACCCCATCAAATACTATAAGACCAAGACGGGGACCCAAGGTGCTGAGCACCCCTTCACCCGCATCTCCTTCGTCTGCTATGTCCGCGAGGACTTAAAGAACTGTCAATCGGCCAAGACGAAGGCCTATTACAACCGCATTGGATTTAAGGACGACAGTTAAGTATCTTGTAGAATGTCCGAAGAACAGTTCAAAGGCAATTTAGAGATTCGGAGACAACTGTCCGAATCTCTGGCTTCCAAGAAGCCGCTATTGATTTGTCGGGTGTCCATTGGGGGGGAGGCCGAGATCATCAATGACTATTTTTTGAAGAAGATCCAGCAGCTTCATGTTTGGCAACTGAACCATATTGCGGGCATCCATCTGACGTCGGAGGCCGATCTGAAAGAGTATGTTATGGCCTCCTTGAGGGCCTGGCAGCATACGACTCTTATGGCCATGTGGGCGGATCGGAAGGGCTGGGCGGCCCAAGACCGACTGATTGACTTGACCAGGAAGCCCATGGTGGAGGCCCAGGCCCTGGAGCCCTTCTATTTTTTGGACAAGGGACCCACCTGGATGGACGTTCTCAAAGGCAAATCTGTGCTCGTTATAAGTCCCTTTGCCAAGACCTTTCAACAGCAACTGGACTCAGGGAACATGAAGAGGATTTTCACTGCAGATTGGTTCCAAGACACATCCTTTTCGTTTATCAAGCCGCCTGTAACCTTGGCCGGCAATCATGGATCCAGGCCTTGGACCATTCCCTTTCAGGAGTTCCAAGAACAGTTGAGAACTCATGTGACAGCGAATAGGCCCGACTTGTGCCTGGTCTCCTGTGGTGGCTATGGGCTTCCTGTCTGTGACTTTCTATTCACAGAACTGAATACAAGCGCCTTCTATGTGGGGGGTGCTCTTCAGCTCTTCTTTGGAGTTCTGGGGAATCGCTGGCTCAAAAATCCAACCATTCAGAAATACGTGGCAGCCAACCCTGAGGCTTGGGTCCGTCCCTCAGAAGAGGAACGTCCCCCCCGATTTAAAGAGGTGGAAGGGGGGTCCTACTGGTAGAATAATCTTGTTTACAGACAGAGTTACCATGAGTATGAATATGTTTGGTTATGCGCCACGCGCCCCTACAAGGAACTACTATACGGCGGCCAGCGTGAATGTATTAGATACAAACACTATGAGTTGGACGGCAATTGGCGGATATACTGTTGCCATCCTCATCGTTCTGTTGATTCTGCTTCTATTCATTAACTATACAATCTACCCTATTTTCCAATTACAGCCAGGGGGTCCAGGCTTTATTCGCATCCCCTATATGGAGTCCCAAGAGAAGTATTGGACTTCCCTTAAACCACCCTATGATGATATCAGTGGCAACTGTAAGGTCAATATGGCCTCTATGACGTATAATTGGTCTATGGTGCTTGACCTGTCTATTAAAAATCCCAATATGAATCTTCAGGACAACAATAATAAGACCCTCTTCCGATTGCTCTTTAATAGGGGAGGGACAATTATTGGAACCCCTGTATTTATGGATGGATCCATTACTGATGTTATTACAGGGCATAACTTGGCCATTGGCCTGCTCCGAGACACGAACGACCTGTATATATCTACGACAACCTCGGTGCCGGTTCCCAATTCTAACACGACTACGCCACAAGAACAGGGCGTATTGATTAACAATATTCCCACTCAGACCCCTTTTCGGATTGGTGTGACGGTCATGTCAACGTATATGGAGGTCTACTTGAATGGAAAACTCGCCAAAACAATCAAATTGGCCTATCCTATCACGGATAGGGATTCGTCTATGCCGATACTGTCCTTTCAAGGCCCTCAGGGCTCTACGCCGAACCAGATTGCTCGTGTTGGTAATTTACTGGTATGGAATCAGGTCATTAGTCCCTCGGTCATGAAATATGCCAAACCAGAACTCATGGAACCATCTCCTGAGGATACACTGGGGGCGGCGGCTGGATCCTGTGGCGCAAGTCTGTATGACAGTTTGAATGATTTAACAGGAGGGCGTCTCAGTGCTGCTAATCAACAGCTGGATACACTGGGGGCGGCGGCTGCGGATATGACGCTGAATGCGGCGAGGATGGCGGCGACAGGAGTCGCAACAAGCACTTCTACCAGTTAATAAAATCCTCTATTCATGGTAGGGAATGAGCAGCGGTATAGCTGATTTTTATGGCAGCTTTGAATTATCAGAATCGGTTGGCTCCAGTTATATTGTGTGGCCGTTTATTGTATTTATTATTCTGCTTATCATCTTTGCTATTCTATTCTTTAGAAACAGGAGTCCCGGAATTAAGGACTATATGCCCGATGTAGTATCCCTATCGGATACAACCTATGCCATTGGATCTAATGAAGCCCATCAGATTCTCTTGTCGGGTCCAGGGGCCACATTGGCCGGGCTGTTTAATGTAACCATTGGTGATAAAACAACACAGACGGCCACCTCGGCCACCAATAACTTTTCAACCCTCTTTGGCATGCGAGGCTCCGTGGAATTTCAGTTGGCCCCTGCGAATATCTCCAATCCCAATTCTACTGCGCAGCTCCTTATTACTACAAACGCAAAGGGCCCAGGCAATACATTTGCCACGGAGGCCATTCCTCTGCCACCTCTACCGGCTCAAAAATGGACCTTCATTGCCATTCTTCGGGATGGTCGCCGCTTTGATGTCCTGTATAATGACCAGGTTGTCGGCAGCCATCGCTTAACCTATTTTCCTAATACGGGTATTCAGAACCAGCTCCAGGTGGGCCAGGCTCCCCTGACAGAGAAGTCTCCTGCACGGTTCTTGGGACAGGCGAAGCACCTGTTTGCTTTCAATCGTCGTATGGCGCCTGGGGAGCTCGCAGAACTCCGAGCCAAATATGTAGATACGACGGGAGCCCCTCCCATTCCTCTGCCCTTTCCGTTTCTCCCATTTAGTCTCCCTGGCATCTGTATTCCCGGTCTCCCCTGTAATCCTTTGGATCGGCCACCGCCGAATAGTCTACAGGCGTGGAGTAGTCCTTATGCATAATTAATTATATTCTTAACGGTCCCTCCTACTATAAATTTAAGCCCTTATCCATTATGGATAAGGGCTTAAATTTATAGTAGGGTTAGTGTTAAGAATATAATTAAGCCCCCTCCGAAAGAGGGGGCTTAATTATATTCTTAACGGTAAACAGAATTATGGCAGAATCCAACGCTTCCAAGTCATCCTCCCCTTTTACAGGAACTCTGTTATTTCAAGGAATCATCGCTATTTTGGGACTTGTAGGATTATACTATCTGTATACGTATCTCTTTGTGTCTACCAGTGCCGCTCCTGCTGTCCTTCTATCAGGGAAACAGGTCGCCACCACAGCAGGACCTATTATAGTTCCCGCAAATAATCTACCGCCTCTCTTTACTGGTGGAGAGTTTTCCATTAGCACATGGATAAATGTAAATAATATTAATACAGCCGCCCCTGGAAAGCCCAAATCCATTATTCGTATTGGCGGCCCCAACTTTGATACTGTTCGGATCTATTTGGGCGGACAGGGAGCCCAGTTAATGATTCGGTTTGATACAACACCACCAGGGTCTACGAGCACTACACATAAACTTCCAGCTGCGAGAGCCGCTACAGCCGCTACAGGCAGTGCTGCCGCTGTAGATGCTACCAATTTTTTTAACAGCACTGTAGCCTATCAATCCGCTATTCTTGATACCACCCAGGGCGCCTGTGACATTCTCCAGATTGATATGCAGCGATGGATCTGTCTGGTGGTCACCGTCAATGGTATGTCCTGTGATGTGTATATGGATGGCAAGCTCGTCCGATCCTGTCCTCTTGATAACTATTTCAATATTGACACTAACTACAGTGCCTATATATTGGACGATGGGACGGGGGGCCAGGGAGGATTCGGCGGCTATATCTCCACAACGGCCATGTATGGCCAGGCCTTGAGCCCGGATGTAATCTATCAGATGTATATGGCAGGGCCTGAGCCCATTACGAATATCTGGGGGTATCTGGCCTCCTTTTTCAGCCCTACAGCAGCCTATTAGTGAAATAATTCCGCGCAGGTAATAGAGTGAAATGAATTCAAGCGGAGGTTCTACCAACTATATGTTGGAGTTGGCAGTAGGGCTTATAGCAGCAGTGGTTCTGTATTTTGCCCTGGGATCTTTTCAGCTTCTTGCGACCTTTATCAATCGCTTAGAGGCCAATCGTGTGAATCTCTTGCCCTATACCTATGTCATGGATACGGGGCCGAAACAGCTTATTCAGAATCCCAATCTGGATATGGGCGTTACAGCCTATCCGTCCAGCAATGAAGCCACGGGTATTGAATTCACATATAGCTTCTTTCTGAATGTGCCACAGCAGGCCTTTGATACCACGCGCCCCAATGGATTGCAGCATATCTTTCATAAGGGCAGTCCTCTCCAGTATCCACTTCTGGGTCCCGGTGTCTATATGTTGAGTAATATCAATACTCTCCGTGTCTATATGAATACATCCGATGCTTGGAAGAATTCAGCTGATGTAGACAACTTTCCCATTGGCAAGTGGTGTCATGTAGTGGTTCTGTGCCGTTCTATGCATTTGGAGATCTATGTGAATGGAAATATCAGCAGTCGCTTAGGGTTCAATGTGGCCCCCCCCTATCAAAACTACGGCGACATCTATACATTTTCGGCACAGAAACGTGTCAGACCCGGCGATCTGCCTGTAGTAGGAAGCTGTAAGGGACAGCTGAGTCGGTTATCCTATTTCAATTATGCTCTGAGCTATTCTGAGATCAATAAATTGATGAATGAGGGCCCCTCCTCCTATATAGACCAGACCCCAGGCAGCACGACGACTACGTATTTGACGGACAACTGGTGGACAGCGGACTTTACCCAATGAGCTTTTATGGCAAAGCCATTAAAGCCAGCAAATAGGCGTAGATTTGGCTATAGCTCATAAAAGCTCGCAAAATAGGCGTAGCGCTCGCATCCCTCTTTTCGTGTTTGTTGGACCACGAAAAGAAGGAACCTAATCACAATCTATCATAGAGACCTAACAATGCCAGGGGGAGGCCTCTTTGCTCTTGTAGCCTACGGCCCTCAAAATATACTTCTCAGCGGCAATCCTGATTTTACCTTTTGGTATAAGACCTATAAAAAATACGCACACTTTTCGGAGGAATCCGTCACGCAACCCATGGATGGCATTCAGGAATTGTCCATTGACCAGCCTGTTCAGGTTCGTTTCAAAGTCACTCGCAATGCCGATCTGATCCGTGATATGTATCTCGTTGTGGATCTTCCCGATATCTTCTGTAAATATCTGGATCTTGATGACCCTGCCATTCAACGGTCCAGTCAGCTGAATTTTAATTGGACTCGGTATATCGGCTGTCAGCTCATTCGGCAGATCGGATTCTATGTAGGCGGCCAGAAGATTCAGGAGTTTGATGGGCTGTATATGATCGCCAAGGCCCAGGCAGATCTGACCAATACCCAGTTCCAGAAATGGCGCCGGCTCATAGGGGATGTCCCCGAACTATATGCCCCTGCTACGGGCACCTATGCGGGTGGCTATAATGGTGCGGGCTATCCTCTGGTATATCCCGATACGTCGGGAGGTAACGTCAATCGTCCCTCTATCTTTGGACGTTCTCTGATGATTCCACTGCCCTTCTGGTTTACAGAAAATCTCTCGGCGGCTCTTCCCCTGCTCTCTCTTCAATACCAAGAATGCGAAGTCCAGATCACATTTAATCCTATTAATCAGCTCTACCAGCTCTTAGATGCAAATGGCTATACGGTGGCCCCTGGATATCAGCGTGTTCCCCCGCCCCCCTTGGAGGCCGTCAATCCCTCCTATATTCAGTCCAATTCATCCTATGACAACATAGGGAACTTTTTAACGGATTGGGGAACTGTCCCCCCTCTGATTCCCACCTGGCCCCTGAGGCCCCGCATACAGGCCACCTATGTCTATTTGACCGATGAAGAACGCACAATCTTTGCCTCCACGCCGCTTCAGTATGTTGTCCGACAAACGACTCTGTATTCGTTTCTTGGACTCCTGAATCGCCAGTTTGTAGAACTCCGAACCCATAATCCCATTAACCGCATGTTTATTATTCCGAGCCGCTCCGACTCTCTCCAGTATCGGAATGAGGTGGGCAACTGGTCTAATTGGCCCCAATCCTTTGTAACGCCCCCTTGGATCGCCCCCGTCACATCCTATCCGGATAATGATATTCTAAGTTCCTCTGCAACGGGCCGTTTGATCACTGTAGCAGGACAGCAACCTATTCTACGGACCCTACGGCTCCTGGGCGACGGAAATGAACTTCAGGAAGAGAAGCCCATCCAGTATTATACTGACGTGGTGTCCTGGAAGTATCTGGATGGATCACCGGATCCAAACTTGGTCATTTATCCCTTTGGCTTGTCAAGCCCAGGCACCCAGCCCGACGGATCCCTGAACTCCAGTCGCATCCGACTCTTACAGCTGGACTTGAACCCCTATCCGTTACTCGCTGATACTAATTACTCATATAACTTTAATGTCTATGTTGAGAATCTGAACTGGGTGGGCTTCAGCAGTGGTCTGGGTGGACTCAAGTATGCCCTGTAAGTCCCCTGGTTCTCCTCCCTTTGGAGGAGAACCAAAGGGGGGAGGCGTAATTAGATTCTTAACGGTATTAGAGTATAATGGATACGGTGGCAGATGTATTCAATCAGAGCATTGATTATATAAAGGGAATTAAAATACCCTCTGTATCGGATTATATTCCAGTTTGGTTCAAATCCAAATCCAAATCTGTAGACAGTTCTCAGGTGGATCTATCTGGAATAGAGGTTCGTGGTGAGCCCTTTGAATCAACAGACAATAGTATTGGAACCATAAATAGTGTAGTAGGGGACGATGTGAATCCTCTTCTTATGTTTATCATCAATATCATTCTGATAATTCTATACTACATCTTCATATTCATTCTTGCCAGCATAGTGGCCAATGATTTTATCCGATCCCATTGGTTGATTCGGTTGTATGCATTTGTATTTGTATTAATTCTGTGCTATTATACATCCCTGGGCGTGTATCCTATTTCCATCTATTATACCATTTCAGCTCTCTATAATGTCTATCGGAACTACCGCGACAAACCCATAGAGCCAGAGGCCCTGAAACTGTGGCATCCCCTCCCCATTCTTCCCCAACGCTACTGCTTTTTGCCCCTTATGACAACACGTTCACAGGGAATTCTGGATATGCTGAATCCCTTTTCATATTTTACGAAAGGCGAGGATCCAACAGAACCTGTCTATGCTAATTATAAATACGAGTCTACGAAATACAAAGCCGCTTTAAATGAACTCATTCCAGGATTCGCTGAACTGAAAGGAACCTATTTTGGCACGCTTCTCAAGAAATTTTCACGGTTCTACTATGAACTTAATCAATCCTATTTGAAAAAGGAGCCAGCTGACGAAGAGGTGGAGCCCGATACAGATAATTTGAATCTGAAAGATGTTCTCAAAGGGGCGTTTGCTGGAGCCACGGATAACCCTATTGAGTTTGTCCAGAAAACATTAGGGCCTGTGCCTGTGCCTATGACCCCTACAACAGCAACAGCCACCTAAAACCCTGAACCCTTTTGGTACAGAGTGAATGAAGCCCTTCGTCTCCGTTCTGACCCCTACTTATAACCGCCGCAAGTTCATTCCTGCCGCAATTGCCATGTATAAGGCTCAACTGTATCCAAAGGATCGCATGGAATGGATCGTGCTAGATGACGGATCCGACAAGGTAGGGGATCTTTTTGCAGCCGCGGCCAAGACCATTCCCAATATCCGTTATATTCCCATGGATACGAAGCTTCTTATTGGCCAGAAGCGAAATCTGCTGAATGACCATGCCAAGGGGGATATTATGGTGGCCATGGATGACGATGACTACTATCCGCCTGAACGGGTCAGCCATGTAGTCACAAAGTTTATTCAGCAACCTGCGATCCAGCTCGCAGGGAGCTCCGAGATGTATCTGTATTTCAGGAGTGACGGAAAGATTATTCAGGCGGGGCCCTATAATCCCAATCACTGCACGAATGGGACTATGGCTTACAGACGGGCCTATATGTTGACGCATAGGTATGATGAGAAGCAGACGCATGCGGAGGAAAAGTCCTTCTTGGATGACTATAAGAATCCCATGATTCAGTTGGATCCCTTTAAGTGTATCCTGGTTATGTGCCACTCCGACAACACCTTTGACAAGAACAACTTGAGGGATTCTAAGAACCCCATGCTCAAGGACACGGCCATGAATCTAAAGTATTTTATCAAGGACAAGGGACTTCGGGAGTTCTTTGCGAGTTGTTAAGTCTAAAGATACACGGCTCAATAGAACTATGGACGCGTCAGATCTCCACATCCCCCATCTTAAAACTCAATTATACCCCCATCAGATTCAAATGGTTTTAGCTATGAAACAACATGCGCTCAGAATGACACAGGGTTTCTCCTATAACCAGGAATTGGTCAGAGGAAAACTGGGAATTGTCGCGGATCCTAATGGAACTGGGAAGACACTCACTGTCCTCTCCTATATCGCTCTCCAAGAGAAACTTCAACCCACCCTGGGAGAGCTCGTGCCCCAGTCCAATCGCTATTTTTCATCTTTTCAGAGCCCTCCCCGTTCTGACACATCTGCGGTCAATGTCATTATTGTTCCAAGCCATCTCCTCAATCAATGGACCGACGAGATCACCACGCATATGACAAGAGGATTTAAAGCCCTTGTCATTGGGAATCGGCGACTCCTCCGAGCCCCTTCCACGAGACGCTTGATAGAGACCTGTGACACTATTGTAACGACGAATAGGGTCTGGTCAGCCCTCTATTCGTGGACCCAGGAGCACCAGATTCGCTGGCGCAATCTATTTATTGACGAGGCGGCCAGCATTCTGCTGAGTGTTCAGGATGGGATCCCTGCATTTGATTTCTTGTGGCTGATTACGGGATCCTGGGCGGCATTCCAGGACAGGCATTCGGCGACCCCTTTGGAATCCAGTGCCTTTTATCGGCAGATTATTCCCTGGACTCATCCCCTTCGGTTCCTCAGTGTTCTCAAGAACACGGAGTCGCAGTCCTATCCCTATCCGTCTCTTGAAACCACTCGGATTGTCTGTAGACAACAGTATACCCTTTTGAATCTCCCTCCGTCTGTTCTGGGAACGAATTATGATGGCCTGACCCATGAGAAGATCCCGACCCTCTTCCAAGCCCTGTCTATACCCACGTGGACCCAGGCCGCCCTTCAGGAACGTTATGGACGTTCTGAACTCTTGAACTCTAAATTAAAAGACGACTGTAGTATCTGTTTGGATACGCCTAAACACCCTACCTTATTACCCTGTTGTATGAATTCATTCTGTGGTTCTTGTATTCTGCGTCAGCTTATTATGAGTGGTTGCTGTCCCTTGTGCCGAGTGACCTTGACGCTTGCTGATCTCCATCCGATCCGAGAGGACAGTTCTCAGAACACAACAAGTTGCGTAACAAAACACCAGGCCACGCTACACTATATCAAGCAATTTCAGGACAGAGCTATTCTTGTGTATATCAGTTATGAGAACATCTATTATCAGTTACTTCCTGTTCTCGCAAATCAAGGAATCACCTGTGACCTTATTGAATCCAATGTGTATAGATTTAATAAGGCAATTGAGAATTTTAATAGGTGTATTACAAAAGTTCTGTTTGTATCGGATCTCACGATGATCCGAGGCCTAACGCTGAAAGCGGACCACCTGCTTTTTTTTTCACCACCACCTTCCTACGAGCAGGGGCAGATGCTGGTTCACTCAATGGCCCGGCTGAACCAGAGAGGCCCGAAACAGGTGGTCCACCTTGTGACAGAGGAGGCTGTAGAGGGACTAATGGCTGTAGAGGGACTAATGGCAGTAGAGGGACTAATGGCAGTAACGGCAATCCCAGGGTCTCCTTAAGCTTCCCCGTCTGATACGTTGCCCATTGGCTCACGCACCGAAAGGGGATCTTTTCATCATTAGACACACGATTCATCTCTTTCCAAGAATTGAAAAGAGCTGATTGCTTTGTCAGAACCTGAGTATAGACTAATTCCTGGAGTCCAGGAATTGTATCAGGCTTTTCATAGCCTTGGAGAATATGATTGGGGTATTTGAGCTTCAGATGATAGGACAGCGGCAACAAGTTCCAACACTGATGGAAGAAGGCCCAGAAATCGGCTCTGTCCGACCAGCGAATATACTCCAGAATCCGTTCATACAGTTCAAAAGGGGCCTTCTTTAAGAACAGGGGCAGATTCTGGTGAAACAGAAGCCCTGCCAGATTGGCATCCTTGGTTTCCAAATCCAGTTCATCCGAGGGTCCCCAGGCCTCAAAGAGCGTAAACCAGGCCGCCCGAATGGCAATGTGGACATTCTTGTCCAGGTCATCTTGCTTATTCTGTTCATAGGCCTCCTTTGTGCTATTACACAGGAGACCCTGGCTGACCTTCCGAATATCCCCGAGCTGATACAGGCTCTCCGCAATAGGCACTTTATAGAACTGATCCAGGGCCTCCTTCTTGGGCATTGACACATGATGGACCAAGCAGTGCTTCAAGAGCTGCTGCATCACACGCCCCTCCATGACGTTACAAATAAGAAAAAGAGGCGCATCGTCCTTAAAGGGCCGCTTGGACTTGAGATACTCCAGAAGCTCCTGGAGCCCCCCCTTCTCTCCTTGTGATAAACCGTCCATTTCATCCAGCAGAATGGCACGGCCATTGGGCGTAGAGGGGTGAATAAGAGAGGAGATGCCGGGTTGAATAAGAAGGGGCAGAATGGTCTGCCGAAAGGAACTCCCTGTCCGTGTATGGGAGGCATTAAATTCCTGGATCCAGAACTTGGCAGCCTTACAGACGCGGTAGACCATGGTGGTCTTGCCAATGCCTGGGGGGCCTATTAACAGGAACGCAGGATGAGAACGTTCTTTTAACCATTTCAACATGGCTTCTTCAATGAGAGGATGAAGACATGCTGTTTCTTGTTCTACTTGGCTTGTCCGCATTAGACAGATATACTATAAGAGACTTAGGTTCTCTAATTACAGGTGCCAGGCCCATTCACCCCACCTCCAGAGATAGCAGATCCGCCACTATAACAAGTGGTGCCGTCCCAGATGCCCTCCCAGGTTAGGCCTACCGTTTGGAGACGTGCGCACAGGGCCGCCGTTGTTTCACCTGTGCGAGTGGCAAACCAGCCACTGCCATGATAGTTTGCTGCGGTAGAAGGCGTAACAACCGCTGTAGGTGCTCCTGCGGAAGACCAATTAGGAACTCCCGTGGACCTCTGCGGGAAGGCAGCCGGCAATGTGCTGACTCCAATCGTGTCTACACAGCCTGAAATGGCAGGAACTCCGACCCTTGCTGGAATGACATAGGAGACCAGAAAGTCGGGGCAACTATTGAGTGTCGGAGGCCAGGGAACCGGCGTATTGGTATAAGGACCACCGGGTCCAAACCAGTTCCAGCCATAGACAAGGAATATATACAAGGACAGGGGGATAAAGACGGCCAACATGAGAACCATGGGGGCTTTGACCGCATAGATAATGGCAACAATTTCTATCACAATGGCAACCATAATATAGATAAAAAGTTTAAAATTAAAATTGCCAAATATGGATATTGATTGACCGCCCGATGTAATCGTATTCGTGACAGCCGATGACATACCTCTATTTCTACCGGTATAAATTATGCCGCCGTAGCCAAAGATGGCTCCGCCATCTTTACCCGTACCTGTTCACATGCGCTTGGCTCATTTAACCGTACCTAATCAATCCCTGAGCGATTCCTAAGCCTCGTGCACCTGTCTCAAAATAGAAGTTACAGAAGTCGGAATCAATGAGAATATTGGTAGAACGAGTTCCCGAAACTCCTTCAGGACCACTCTTCCAGGTGCCCGGTGATGGAATAGTCCAGCCACTTGTTCCTGTGCGATCCAAGGACAAGAGCTGAACACGCCGAAAGGTCCTGCCCGAACTGACAATCGTCTTGCCCATATCGCGGAACACTGCCAGCGTTCCTGAACTGTCCAGGGCAAAGACGGAGGCTGAAATATTGGAATTGGTAAAATAACCGGCAGCTGCCCCTGATACATAGGTATTGATAGAGGTTGGATCGGAATGAAAGAGATTTAGATTCATGTCCAGAGCCGAATTAATTGGAATAAAATACTGGGAATCTGAGGGTATTTGTTTTAAAAATCTATTCACTGAGGACATCCTGTTTATATGGAAGATATATATCAAATAGTGATGTATTTGATAAATATGGAAATGAGCCGTAGAAAACCGCTTCGCTACGGTTACACACCCTCGTTTTACGAGGGTGTTTAACCGTAGCGAACAAGCTAAAAAATCGGAACGATTTTTTAGCTGCTGCGCTGAGGTTACAGACCGCCACTTTGTGGCGGTCCTTAACCGTAGCGAACAGGACCACTTCGTGGTCCGCTTCGTAAGGTTTACACACCCTCGTTTTACGAGGGTGTTTAACCGTAGCGAACAAGCTAAAAAATCGGAACGATTTTTTAGCTGCTGCGCTGAGGTTACAGACCGCCACAAAGTGGCGGTCCTTAACCGTAGCGAACCAGGCCCTGGGCAATGCCAAGACCACGGGCACCCGTCTCAAAGTAGAAGACGTTAAAGCTGGAGCCAGAGGTCGCCGAGGATCCGCTGGGACCACCCGTAACACCCTCAATGCCAGCCTGCCAGACACCCGGCGTGCCACTGGTTGAGGAGGTCCAGCCAGTCTGGCCACCCGCATGGGTGACCACATTGCCATCCAGCAGAAGGTACTGAACCGCACGGAAGGTGCGGCCAGAGCTCACAATCGTGACACCCATATCGCGGAAGAGCTTGACACTGCCACCTGAGACATCAAATCCACCCAGAGTCACGTTGGACTGGGTAAAGAAGCCAGCCGCTGCACCCGACACATAGGAGGTCGTAGAGGCCGCGGCATCCTGGTTAAAGATCTCCAGGTTGAGCGCCGTAGAGACAAGGCTGACGTAATACTGAGAATCCGTAGGAATCTGCTTTGTGCGGGCAAGGACGGACGACATTTGTATATTCCTACGTGAGAATAAAAAATGGACCAGATTCAGAAATGGCGACCCAACATCCATCCGACTTTCAGCTCCCGTATACCGAATACGCATTGAACGGGCAGAATGGCCGTATCAACTTCTCCACCGCGACCGGTGGAGCCGAAGGCGCCGGTGGCCAATTCAAAGTTCCAGGATTTGAGTATGGCAAGAAAGCCGAAGCCAACTTTGTCGGCGACATGCTCCGGGGGAATATGACCCCTTCAGAAGTGGCCATGGCTTTCTTCACAACCTGTAACGTGGACCACCTCCAAGAGGCCATCCGTAAGGAAGTCTATCTCAAATCGGGATACAAGAAGTATGTTATTGACGATCAGGACGTAGATGAGCTTAAGATGATTATGCGCGCGATGTATTATCAGTATGCCAAAAATAACACCTTTGACATTGCCGGTCAGGTCAAGGAACTCAACAAACTCGTCATTGATTGGTCTGCGCCCCGTATCTTATCCGAGGTGGATCACTATCACTACTACCTCAACGACATCAGCCATCTGCCGATCCCCTTGATGCAGCCGGTGTCCATGTCCTCAGCCGGTGCCAAGTCGCTCCCGTTTCAACCCTTCATGTAGGGGACATCAGGGTCGGCAAAGCCGACCCTGCCTCCCCTATAACCACTGTCAACTTGAGTTACTAAAATCTGTATTTGTATTTATAGCCATTTATATACCTATAAATAGAATGTCAAGCCCTTTCACCCATCTCTTTTCCGACGAAGAGCTTATCAGCCTCTCCCAGCTCCCCGAAGTGGTAGCAGCTCGGGCCCGTATCGCCGCCGGATCGCATATGGCCTATTTCTCCATTCCTCTCACAGATCGGATCCGTGAAGTTCTCCAGGACCGGCTTGGCCTGTCCTTGGCCGTATCCCAAATCCCCATGCGATGGATCCAGGGCGACACAGCACCCCACATTGACTCAGGTGCCCACGAGTTTGAGCACACCTATTTAGTCTACTTGAATGACAGCCCCGGTGAATTCATTCTTGGTTCCGACGCATACCCTATCCGTGCCAATACAGCCTTTGTGTTTAATGAGGGCCTTTCCCATTCAACCCTCAATACCGGATCCGAGCCTCGTCTCTTGATCGGTCCCATGAACGAACTGGCGGAGCCCGTAGGAGCCAGCACTATGTATTATTATCCTAGTCAGGCTGACGCATTAACCAATACGAATGAAATAGGAAACGTTAGTTCTTATACAGTAGGGGCGGGAGGCCCCTTTGGTTCTTACACCCATTGGCGCATTGCCTCTAATTCTACAGGAATATCTCCGCAAAATGTTACATATACAAACGGGCAAACATTAGATCCTAGCGGAATCTATAATTTATACCCGGGGAATCCCTGTTTCCTAGAGGGAACCCAAGTCTTATGCCTGAAGGACGAAAAGGAGGTCTATCTGCCGATTGAATCCCTCACGACAGGAACTCTTGTCAAGACAAGCCTGAGCGGATACAAGCGGATTGAGATCATTGCATCCGGCTCTATCCAGAACCCTGGCTCTTCAGACCGGATCGCTGACAGACTCTATAAGTGTTCTAAACAGGCATATCCAGGACTTACGGAAGATCTGTACCTGACGGGGCATCATTCCATTCTCGTGAACTCTTTGACAGAGAAGCAGAAACAAGGGATAATTAAGCATTTGGGTCATGTCTTTGTGACGGATAAGAAGTATCGCTTGATCGCCTGTGTAGATGAACGGGCCGAGCCGTGGGCCTCGGAAGGAACCTATACCATCTGGCATATCGCTTTGGAGAACATAGATCCAAAAATGAATTATGGAATCTATGTCAATGGAGGACTCTTAGTGGAAACCTGTCCCATCAATACATTGAAAAATAAGTCTAATTTAACATCCATTTAAGCCTTTACAGCAACTACAGCTGCTTTCTTCCGTACGACCACAGCCCTCTTCTTCTTTGCCACAGGGGCCGCGGAACCCCCCTCGCCCTTCATCTCCTCCTCCCTGAGTTCCTTGTACTGGGACCAGGCCTCCTTGAACGTCTCCAGATCCTGGAGCCACATAACAGCCGGTGTGGTTCTCTCCAAGGCCACCATAGCCTCCCTCTTGGTCTTGGCCTCCTCTTCCAGTGCCTGAATGCTGGACTTCTTGACCCTATCCATAGGTAGTTTGACTACATACCGATACGAGTCATAGGCATCGGGTTCCAACGGATTGCTCAGGGGTGGAATGCCACACATCTTCAGCATGCCCACAATCTCCTCTTCCTCCTTACGCATAATGACGACACGGCCGTCCAGAACCGCCTGGAGGAAGGCACGAATCGCATCCAGTTCCGTAGCCTCTCGCAGCAAACCCTCCAACTGTGCCTTACGCCTCTGCTCATACAGGGGCAGCCGTGCCTCCACGAAGGCCTCCATGATGTCCCCGATGGTCTCGTATTTGTGCATAACAAAGTCCGTATCAAAGCAGTGCATATTAGACGTCTTCCAAGAACTCGTGAGCCTGAAGTTCTTCTCAAAGGCATCGGGCTTCTCCACGGCCTCATCAAAGCCCTCCTCCGTCATCTGGAGGATGAACTTGATCTTGACACCCACCGACAGATCATCAAAGTTCTTCAGGCCAAACGGCATCAGTTCCTTGACCAACAGCCCATCCAAGAACGCCTTATACGGCTTGGTCCACTGGCCCACGGGCAACTCGTCAATTGTAATGGTTCGCTTCTCCTCATCAAACGTATAGGTACCACGGGTCAGCCACGTGTTTCCATCTAAGCGCTTAATGAGACCCTTGAAGCCAAACCACCAGGGATCCAATTCCCGACCGGCCAGAGATCCAAGAGATCCATTGAGCCGATGCGTGAGCAAGGTAATAATATCATCCGGATTGTGGGGCGGAATGTCCGTGGCATAGCCCGTGCCAATCCCCACAGAACCATTAATGGCCAGTAGGGGCACCACAGGCAGATAGTATTCTGGCTCCACCTTCTGTCCGTCGTCCTCCAGCACCTTCAACAGCACCTGATCCTCCTTCTTGAACAGGGCATCCACAATGGGCTCCAGCTGCGTATGGATATACCTCGGGCTCGCTGCGTCTTTCCCGCCCTCCAACCTGGATCCAAACTGCCCAATGGGCTTTAGGAAGTGGAGATTGTTGGATCCCATGAAGGTCTGGGCCATCCCCACGATCGTCCCGTTCAGGGAGGCCTCGCCGTGGTGATAGGCCGCATGTTCGGACACATAGCCCGTCAGTTGGGCCACACGAACCTCGGATCGTAGACCGCGCTTAAAGCAACCGAACAAGATCTTCCGTTGACTGGGCTTGAACCCGTCCATAAGGTGGGGAATAGACCGGATGTTATCTGCATGACTGAAATGGATGAGCTGGCCGTCCACAAAGCCCTTAAAGGTGGCCTTGCCCTCCACGACAGGCATAACCTTTTCGGGCTCATACTTCTTCAGCCACTCCTTGCGGTCATTCGCGCCATCTTTCCCAAACGCCAGCACCAATGCGTCTCCTGAGGGCTTCCCCTCCCATTCATACTTGATCTCGTGGAGATCGCGGAACCAGTCCCTGGCCTCGGCGGGCGTGGACGTGCCGAGCCCCTTGTAATACTTGATATGCCAACCATTCAGGGGATGCGTAGTTTTCCAGGCCGTATAGTCCTGCATCCTGTAAAAGGGCACAACCGAGGACCCCTTGGAGGCCTTGAGTAGCGGTGTGGACAAGGCACAGAGATAGCCGAGCTCCAGGAGCTGTGGCCACTCCGTATGGAAGATGTTCATGACGAGGCCCTTGATATGGGAGCCGTCATCATCCTCATCAGCCATGATCATCACACGGCCATAACGGAGGTCCTTGGTGGACCGATACACTTTCCGTTGCTCCAACCCAAGGATCAGCTTGAGATTCTTGAGCTCCTCATTCGCATTGAACTTCTGGACACTGATCTCCCGGACATTCAGAGGCTTACCCCGCAAAGGGAACACGCCCCAGAAGTCACGACCGACGACTTCCAGGCCGGCATTGGCGGAGGCGGCGGCTGAATCTCCCTCTGTCAGAATCAAAGTGCACTTGTCGCTCTGTGCCGTCCCCGCATAGAAGGCATCATCGCACTTGGGCACACCACGTAGCGTCCTCTTCTTGGTTCCGTCCGTCTTCTTGGCATCACGATTAGACCGAGCCTCCAAGACCATCTTGGCCTCATCCAGGAGGCCCAACTTCATGAGGCCCTCCACCAGCTTTCCTGAGAACTTTGGCATAGAGCCCCACTTCTTACAATCCGAGGTCAATGTGTCCTTGGTTTGGCTCGCGAACGTCGGATTGACAATCGTAGAATTCACGAAGAAGACCACGTGGTCCTTGAGCTGACCGGGCTTAATCTCCACCTTCTTCTTCTTGGCGGCCTCCGCAAAATCCGTGAGTACATGCCGGCTGACATAGTCCACATGCTTCCCACCTTTCCGTGTCTGAATGCCGTTCACGAAGCTGATCTGCTTCTCATCCTTTAAGCCCTCTTCGTCAGAATACAGGTGGCGACTCAAGACCGCTCCGACCTCCCAGCGGGGACCACAGGATTCAAAGCAGAAGGCGCTACTGACGCCATCCTTCAGGAATAACTTCATATACTTCTCAAAGCTATTGATACCAACCAAGACACTATTCCAATACACCTTGACCGTGGGCCCCACCATGGCGGCCAGTTCATAGGCGCGGGTATGAAAGGCCGTCATCATGTCCTCCGTAAAGGAGCCGTCCTCCAGAAACGCTCCCTTGAACCGAGTTGTATCGGGCGTAAAACTGATCTTGACATAGCCCTTGGTCCCCGCCGCCTTCCGAATAGACGGCTTGCCCTTGACACTCATATTGTTGTTCCAGGTCTGCGTATACTTCTTTCCTGAGGCAGGGTGCTGGGTTTCCACCGTGAACTCCGTGCTAAAGATATTTGCCAGCTTGGCGCCGTAGCCATTCTTGCCGCCCACGATGCGCTCCTCGCCCTCCTTGTAATTGGAGGAGGTCAACAAGCGACCAAAGATCAGCTCAGGAATATAGCACTTCTCCTTTGCGTGTTCTTCTACGGGAATGCCGTCGCCGTCGTTCTCCACCGTGACCGATCCGGAGGCCACCGTGATATCAATGCGCTTCACGGGCAGCCTGGTTCCTTCGTCTGCGACCTGAGCCCGCACAAAGGCGTCCCGCGCATTGACCACGACCTCATCAAAGAGCTTAAAGAGCCCGGGATTGAACTGGAGGGACTTAAAGACCATTTTGTTCTCGGCGAGCACCCACTGGGATTCCTCCGAGGTCGTCACCGAACCAATATAGGTATCGGGGAGCTTGAGGACGTGCTCTTCATGTGATAGCTGTTCATATTCTTCGGCCATTCTCTTTGAGGGAAAGGGGGGACTCTTTAGGTATCAAATTTATAGTAAATGGAACAGGTAGGGGATGAGTGAACAGCAGGCAAAACGTATATATAGACTCTTAAAAGACAAGTATCCATTAAAAGGGCAGTTACCTTCTATCCGAAGTATTGTAGGGCTGGATGATATTATTTGTTTGGAATTGTCACATTTTGATATTAATGAACTATTTGACTATGATACGTGTGTAAATCTGAAGAATATCACACATATCCAGACAGCGACTGACACCACCTATACACTCCAAGAATATCTCCGATTCGCAACTCGGTATATACGTGGCATAAAACGTATACGACTCATTCAACATCCTGATCTATTTCCGGTCTCCCCTCTGCCGATTTTACATATTCAGAAAGTATGTTCTAAGAACAGTTGGTCTACTCCAACGTATGTTCATTTGGCCATAGAAAAAGCCATTCGCTCTCCGTATGCGAATCACTTCTTTTTATCAGATTTTGATATTAATATGGCGCGAGCAAATCTCTCGCGAGAGATAAACCGGCTAATTGAAGTTCGTGATAAGTATACAACACTTCATTTTCATCTGGAACAGGGTGGTGATCTGTTTCCAGTTCATGTGATTTTACGATGTTTATGTGGTAAACAAGAATCCTGGATGAAACCCTATTCTATTCTGGATTCTGTATGGGGGAATGTTCAAACAGACCCCTGGTCTCCCTGGAATACAGACGATTTATACCATACCCAGTATTTAAAATTGGGAATTAAACAGACCCCTCTCTATGATACAAAATATAATGGAACAATTGTTATCCACGCAAATAATCAGTGCTCATCCAGCGCATGGTTCTGTATAACCTATTTGATCTACGCATTTGCAAATTCCATTGAACGTTCTACGCAACGAATCAACGGAGTCTCCATAAAAGTAGGAAGAATACAAGGGCCCCACTTAAAACTTATAGGGCACTCATTAACAACAAGTGGCGATGGTAATACGCAAGTAGTCCCTATAACTATTGCGCACAGGGTGTATAAAGTCCGAATTCCTACACAACAATTTATAGAAAGTCCTGTGAAACTGTGTGATTACAATCGGTTTTGGTTACCCACTTAACAAAACCGCTTAACACTAACCCTACTATAAATTTGATCCATACATCCCTTTCCATTCCCTTCAAATGCCTAGACGCCGTTCTCAGACGCAACTCGTAGCACAAGCACAAGCACAAGCACAAGACCAATCCAATCCTGACTACTCCGAGTTCCGAAACCAGGTCAACGCATGGTTCCAGGATGTCTTTCTGGACACCGATTCCAAGACAGGCTACCTGGTCAAAGCACCGAAAGGATTCTATGGCTCCCGGCTCAAGCAACTTGTCCGCTACGTCTATCAGCAGAGCAATGAGGTCAAGGCCATTCAGACGCAGCAACAGATCCGATCCAGTTCTCTGTGCCTGTATATGGGTCATGTGTTCAAGTTCCTAAGCGAGTATGTTCTGCCAATTCTCCTGGCCTTGACCACGGCCTACTTGTATTATTCAGCCGATATCACTCCGATTGTTACACCAAGTCTATCCCTACAAACTGATGTCATCACAGTCAATAGCACAGATAGCTCCAACTGGTATTCGGTGGCCCAAGGGGCCGGCAACCTCGTAGGCAACTTTGCCCGCAACATCCTATCCGTGCCTGTGGGATTTGCCGCCTCTACTGTGGATCGCGTGCTCCATGTCCAGGAGGGTCTGGACTTCTTCCAGACCTATGGATACCGGTTCATTTGTGCGCTTCTGATTGGTGTAAGTGTATATCTCTTGACCCTTCTTGTCTTGAAGCTCCTCTTGAACATTCAGCAACTTGTGGCGAAGCAGTGGATCTTGTGGTCCGCCCAGAACCTCTTTCTCCGAGAGACCGAGGAGACGATAGAACGGGCCATTACGGGCATTGTCCGTCCGTTTCTGATCAAGTCCTATGAGCAGCTTCTGTGCCAGACTTCCGAGAGCACGTCTACACAACAGAAGACAAAGGCCTTTGTCAAGAGCATGTATCTGGCCTATAATAACGATCTGGATATGCTGAGAGAGAGTCTCTTTGAAAGGGCCGAGACCCACATTAAGGCTATTCCCTTTTCGGAACTCTTGATTCAAGGCCAGATCTCCAAGCAGTATTTGAACGGTCTGTATCGGCTCATTCGGGACTCGGATCAACAGTTGTCTATGTTATTGTTTGATCTGAATCATGAACTGGCGCGTATTCCAGCAGAGTCTAAGCGGCTTTTGATGAATTAAAAGGGACTTAGAGTAGATGCATCCTTTTAAGCAGAGCAAAGTTTCAAATATTTTGCGTATGGCTCCTCCTTCTCCTGTGAAATTTGGAGAATTAGAACATTCTGTTAATGATATATTTGCTCCATTACAACAAAACCCAAATGCGCCCTATATTAAATTAACAAACCACCAGAAAGAAATTATAACAGTTGGTTTAGAACATGCAATTCGCACGGCCTATGTTTTAACACCACCCCAGAAAGCAGCTAGATACTCACCTATTACAATAGACAGTCTATTTATGAATGAAGCATATTACTATATACTGTTTAATAGAACACCTATTAAGGTTAAACTATATGGCAGTATGTATAGAGATCCCTCGCCCTCAGTAGTAGTTGTTGGCAAAAAACTAAATGATATACTCCCCCCCAGGGAGAGTAACAATACGTTAGTAAAAGATGGTGATGATAATTGGTATATAGGGGGAGAGAATATGTTCTTTGGATCACTAGAAGAAGTAGAAGCAGCAGCAGCAGAAGCAGAAGCAGAAGCAGCAGCAGAAGCAGCAGTAGCAAACGTAGTTAAAGAATACAATAATAGCATGGCTAAAAGACGTATAAAAGCTCGTGAGGACGCGAAGTTGGAATATGCTAAATACAATCGTAAGACATATGGACGTGGGGGATACCGCACTCGGAACAAACGAAAAGCTAAGAAAACACAGACGCGCACTTTTAAAAAGGTGCGTAAGTAGAGAGATGTCAGGACCCATGCCGGCCAAATATGTAGGGGCGCCCTTGGAGCAACCGGCTGTCTCCTCGGGCTATAATATGCCCGGTCCCAATCTTCAGCAGATTCGGGCGATTGTGGGGGGACGACGGAAGAAGACAAGGAGGGCAAGGAAATCAAGGAAACAGCAGAAGCAGCAGAAGCAGTCCGGTGGTTTTTTGCCCTCCATTGGAGAGCCCTTTGTAACAGCGGTCAGCAAGTATATTGCGCCCCTGGCCCTATTTGGTATCTATAAGTTTATCAATGGATCCAAGACAAGGAAGGCCAAGAAGGCAAAGAAGTAGAATTAGTGTTAAGAATCTAATTACGCCTCCTCTTTTGAGGAGGCGTAATTAGATTCTTAACGGCACCTCCCTGAGGGAGGCTTAATTAGATTCTTAACGGTAGTAGAGGCATGAATATCACAGATATTGAACCTCCTCCAGTTGATTCAATATGGGTGCCAATTATAAGTAATCAAGCAATCACATATCGTAATCCATCCACGGGTGTAACACAAGCTACACTTCCTGGGACTGTTGCTGTTGCTGCTGCTACACCTACTGCTGTTAATACTGCACCTACTGTTAATGCTGCACCTACTGTTAATGCTGCACCTACTGTTAATACTGCACCTACTGTTAATACTGCACCTACTGTTAATACTGCACCTACTGCTGTTACGAATACTGTTCCTAAGATAGTTAATACAAACACAAGTGTTGTTTCTAAGACAGTAGCAAATGCGAATGCTGTTAAAACAAACACAAGTGCTGTTTCTAAGAAAGTAGCAAATATGAATCCTGTTAAAACAAAAACTACTATTAAAACAAAGTCTACTGATACATACAAGGGATCCCGCTGGTGGCTATTTAGTGATGATAAAAATAGAGAACTTACAGAAAAAAATACCAAATTTGTTAAACTAACAGGGACACTTACAATAAAAAATGAGCTAAAGGAAGTTTTTGATAAAACAGAATTGAGCAAGATATTAACAGAGATATTAGAAAAAGATCCTGATGAACAGCTGTATAATATAGAATCTTCTTCCACTCCTGTGCAAAAATATAGAATTAACAGCAAAAACAGTCAATACGTAACGCTTCCATCTACAATAACAATTGTTCGTGAAGTAAAAGAGGATCCAGACTATTTTATAGGTCCTATTGATAAATTACTACAACCCCTTCCAGAAGGTTGGACAAATGCAACAAATAATGGTGGAACCCCTTTCTATTATCATGAGGGAACTAAACGGTCACAGTGGAACAGACCTAGAGCAGAGGATCCTCCACCTCTTCCAGAGGGCTGGGACTGGGAAGAAGCCAAGGATAGATCAATCATTTTTATTAGGCCTGATAAGACAAAAACATCAAAGGATCCAAGGGTAGTAAAAGGCGGCAGACGCAAATCCAGAAAACGCGTTTCGTTCCGCAGACGCCCTCGGTCCGGCACACGGCACACGGCACCGCGTAAAATCTAAATAGACCTAAAGCCCTTCGGCCTGAATTCCTCAGATGAGCACGGCCAGTAAAACAAACGCGAACGGGAATCTCTTTGAGATTCGCACGGTTCAGTCGGGTGCCTTTCGGACCTTGATTGAGGGGCTGAAAGAGATTTTGGCCGAGGCCAATATTGAGTTTGATTCCACAGGCATCAAGATCATTGACGTGGACGAGACTCACGTGGTCCTGACGTATCTCCGTCTGAACGCCGACAAGTTTGAGTATTTCTTCTGCCCGAACAAGTTCATTTTGGGCGTCAACATGATCTATCTGTTCAAGCTGATCAAGACGCTGTCCAACACGGATTCGCTGACCCTGTTTCTTCCCGCCTCCAATCCGAACAAGCTGGGAATTAGGGCCGAGAATGCCGAGAAGCAGACGACGAATACGTGGATGATGAAGCTCTTTGACACGAACGTGGATAACATTGAGATGCCCAACATTCAGTTTACTTCCATCATCAACATGCCGAGTTCTGATTTTCAGAAGATCTGCCGTGATTTTAATGCTCTCGCGGAGAAACTGGAGATCACTTGCTCGGGCAAGGATCTCATCTTTAAGTGTATAGGGGACTTTGTGGACGGTGAGACGGTGATCCTCTCAGAGGCCCAGCAGACAGGGATCAAGGTCCAAAAGCTGGGTTCAGCCACGGAGATTGTCCAGGGCGTGTTTGAGCTCAAGTATCTGACAATGTTTACCAAGTGCACAAATCTGTGCCCGAGTATTGAGCTGTATCTCAAGAACGATTATCCGCTGGTCCTCCGATACATGGTGGCCAATCTGGGAGAGATACGACTGGTGTTAGCGAGGCATAAACAGAAGGCGTAGGGGGACCTCTGGGCGGCAAAGCCGCCCAGCCTCCCCCTTACCCCCTGTTTACTTGAATAACCTAAATAATTATAAGATCCTATCCGTTATTGATAGGATCTTATAATTTTAAATACATCTAAACGATCTCGCCGCTTTCGGCGCTCTCGGATTGCTTATTAATGAGCTCCAAATCTGTATCCGACTTGTTGCGTTTCATACTATTAGCGATTACACTCATATTGTTCGTAGAATATCGGGGTCTGTCTGATTGTGTTTGTTGTGTTGGAACCGATGGCACCAATGGCTTCAAACAGTATACATAGTTTACCAGAAGTCCCACAATAGATGCACAGATGAGGCCAACGCCTGCGGCAACTAAGTAATCTATCGGAACCAGAAGACCTGTAGCAAAGAGGATGCCTCCCGCGCCACCCACTATAAGTGATATACACAGCCAATACAGGCTTGTCATTTTGCCACTATTAAGAATCTAATTACACTCATCTTTAGATTGGGCGTAGTTATATTCTGCGGTATAGTAATGAGCTGGTTAAGAAACCTATTTACTCGGCGTAAATCTCCGTTTACCCCTCCTCCGACTACTGGTTCAAATACGCGTAAATATTCATTACCATCTATTCCGACCCAATCCGCTGTTAGAAATATATTCGCTATTAGGCCTCCTCCTACTTCTGCACCTCTTCGTAATGGAGCAAGAGTCAGCAATATATTTAGTGGTAATAGCCCCTTACTACGAAATACACGTAAAAGGTTAAATGAGTTAGGTGCTAAATTTTTAGAAGCGGTTGTAAATGGAGATATAGAGACTGTATCAAAATGTATAGCAATAAATAAAAAGGTATTATTTATGAATGATTTAAATGGTAACAGTATTTTAGGTATTATTTGTGAAGAAGCAATACGAATAGAAAAGCTTATTTTACCAGATCCAACGACGGGTCGTGTGCCCAGTAGTTGGGAAACACAGAACACTCTTTATGATAAGTTAAAAAAACTATTAATATGTTTTGAACTACTACTGGATATAATAAATACAAGTAAAGATATAGATTTTTCAAGTATTATTTTGAAAATAAATAATGATGGTAATACGGTTCTTCTATTAGCGTCTTCTTTAACCACATTTGATAGAGGAATATACATATTATTAAGCTCCAAGTGTTTTACTGATATGAAGACTGGAATGATATGGGTTGCTGGGTATATAAATTTTGTAAATACAACAAATGAAACGGCTTCATATAAGGCATGTAAACATAAGAATTATAAATTACTTAAGTATTTAATATATTTAGGTGCTGAAGCACGTTATGGTAAACCATGTACTGATGAATTTGATAAGATTACAATTATGAAGAAACGTAAACCTGTAATATTAGAGAAAGAAAGTACGTTTGCGAAATTAATTAAAACTTCAAGAGTTGTATATGAAGGTAATAGGGGTGTTAATAATTTAGAATTTAGTCTTCTTGATCCAGAAAAAATTAAAGAAATTCTACATTTATTTCAAAACAAGAGGGATAGGGATAATATAAATTCGCGAAGTGATGATTTGTTTCATCGCTATCTTACACTTGCATGTGAATATGGCATCCCCTTTGTAATTGAGGAATTAGTTAAAATGAGACCATCTATTGTAAATTTTCAAACTCCGAAATCTAAAAATGCGCTATCGGGGGGCACTGCTTTAATGTTTAGCTGTCAATATACCTTTCCAGACGTTGATTCATTTTATATGATTAATACACTTCTTAAAGCCGGTGCTAATCCAAATTTTCAAGATTCAGATGGAAATACAGCACTTATAGATGCTATTGAATTTAACCAAACCGCAGATGTTATTGAGGCCCTTCTAAAAGCGGGTGCAGATATAAACTTAAAAAATAAGAAAGGGGAAACAGCGTTGGTTATAGCAACAAAATTTAATAGACCAGATATCGCAGAACTTCTTACAAAACCTATAAGAAGAGGAGGTCGCCGTCGTTCTAATAAAAACAAGACATGTCATAAGTAGAATGGAGTCCCCCCTACGACGAACAGTGACCCGACCTATATCAAGACCACCTCCAAAACGACCCACTTTACGTAAAGTATATAATTCAACTAACCCGTTTAATATAATTAGACGGAAACAGTCTAAACAAGTTGAACAAAAGAAAGCAGAAAATAAAGCAAAAAAGAATGCAGAAAAACAAGCAGAACAGAATAAAAGAAACGAATCTTTTAAGAACTTTCAAAGGAGTAGGCAGGCCCAGTTAAAGGCCCGATTAGATAGATTATCAATTGGAATAGCACCTGGATGGACTCCGTATTATTTACCAAGGACTACATTCGGTGAGACGCTGAGTGTAGCGTATCATAATGTAGCAAATCAGACTACCTCGCTACGGCCCGATGCCCCAGAGGGATGGGGCGTAGAATTGGATCCAATCACTCAAAAACTATACTATGTTCGTAGCAAAGGGATTGTTCAGTGGGAGAAGCCGACCAGAACAGTGAGGGAACTGGAAGAAGCAGAAGAGGGCATACCCAAAGGTTGGCACGCCGATTATAACAATAATAGTAAAAAATACTACTATGTTCGCAGTAAAGGGATTGTTCAGTGGGAGAAGCCCAACATGTCAGCCAATACGCTGAAAGAGGCTGAAGAAGGACTACAAAATGGCTGGCATGCCGATTATAACAATGCTACGGGCCAATTTTACTATGTAAAAGGGACAGAAACGCAATGGGAAAAACCAACAGGGGCTGTTCGGTCCAAAGGGGGATCTACGAGGAAGCCCACAAGGCGACGTAGGCGTTCCACCCAGAAGCGGCGATGAACTGGAGCTGTCGCATGGTCCAGCCATAGGAGGAGCCACTGTGGCCTCGGTAGTCCATATGCTTATGAATGGCCTTGTAGCGCTCATCAGAGGAATACATGAAGCCCCCTGAACCAGGTTCCTCCTTCATGAGATCCCAGGCCTCGGCCTTCGTCACGGCGGCATATCCGTCGGCCACCATTTCCCGACTGTTCGCATCGCGGATAAAGTCAAAGTTCCTGGATTCCATTGTTCTATGTGTAGTATTAAATTACTACACATAGCACTTCAATTTTTATAGGACCTAAGTAGAATGCAACGAACCTGGGATTCAGCTCATAAGCGCTTGAATGATAAATATAGAGCACAACATCGGCGCTCTAGACCGGCGATGCGCTCTAGATTAATAAACGATGAAGGTAATCCTGTAGGCACTACTGCTCTATTTAATACACTTAATACAGTGCGCAGAAAAGAAATGGATCTGGTGCTCAACCTATTTGGTATGATTCAAAGTGAGCGTTATGGTGCTGCTGCTGACTTGATACAAAATACTAATGTCAATTTAGCTGCTCAGAATAAAGAGGGAAACCGAGCACTTGATTTAGCTATTAATACGTATAATTATTATCTTATTAAGGCGATAATTGACAGAAAAGATAGTAAGGATATTATTAATTTACAAAATGAGAAGTTTAATAATTGGAGACCCTTAAATGTAGCTTTACATTTAAAGGACGATTTACCTGCGACTAAGGCTAACATAATTAAGTTATTACGTGAGAATGGAGCTATTGCAACACTAGAAACAGCACCAGCAGTAGCTACGGCTATGCCAAATAATACAAGACGTAAAGAATTGGGGCGCCAATTACTTGAATTAATTCCATCAATAGTTAAAAACAATTCTGATACTTATCGTACTTATCTTTCGTTAGTTGACACTCGCCAGTATGACCTTTTAATGAGAGTTAAACCAAATCTAAAGCCAATATATGAAAATACTTATACTAGCACAGCAGTTAAGATGATAGAAGAGGGTGCAGATTTAACTCTTCAGGATAAAGAGGGAAACCGAGCACTTGATTTAGCTATTTATGCTAATAATATTTATATTGTTACTGCTATACTTAATAGACCAGGTATTGCTAATATCATTAATTTACAAAATGAGAAGTTTGATAATTGGAGACCCTTAAATGTAGCATTATATAAGGATAATTCTGATATAATTAAATTATTAGAAGATAAGGGAGCTGTTAAAACGTTAGCAGCAGAAGTAGCAACAGCACAAGCAGCATCAGCACGAGCAGCAGCAGCATCATCAGCACGAGCAGCATCAGCAACACGAGCAGCAGCAGCAGCACCAGCACATACGGCCATACCAAATAATATAGGTGATCCTACTTTATCAAGCCCAGTGGTAGCATCAGCTACGGCTGCGCCACATACTATAGATGATCCTACTGTATCAAATAATGCTGCAACTGATCCAGAAATAGCTGAAGCAAACAAGGGATTAGCTCCTGGATGGCGGGCTCATAAATCAAATGCAGGTGAAATTTACTACTACAAGAATAATCAATCAACCTATTATAGGCCTGTAGCACCGGATGGATGGAATGTACAAGCTACATCAAAAGGTGAGCTTGTCTATATAAATATAAAAAACAATAGAATACAATCAGAGAAGCCACAAAAGGGGGGTAGCACCAAAAAACGCCGCACAAAAAAATATAAATATCATAAAACACGAAAGTCTAATTAAACAGGGGGTATGGGGAACATCCAGGCGGGCTAAGCCCGCCTGGCCTCCCCCATTAGGTAAGCGCGGTAATCCTCCACGACTTGTCGCATAAAGTATTGGCCATTCCAATAGGTTAACGCAGGAGCTATTAACATAAGTGGATCTATTACAGGCGCGGATAGGCAGGAGGCCCAGGACAGGGCTGCTGCACCGGCACAGCCTGGGCTCCGAATCCATACATTTAGAAAGGCATTGATGCGCTTTTCAATATGTTTTTCCAAGTAGCCATTTCGCACTAAGAAGAGCATCGTGTAGTCAATTCCGCCTGGGAGTCCAGTGGTAAAAAAGAGGGATATGCCGAGAAATGTATGACTTGGGAGCAGACATGCCAGTGGCAATGCCAGTCCAATCATAAGTCCATGATGAAGCCAGTCATCAAGGCGAAACTTTTGCCAATAAAAGGCAATGTGATATAAGTGGAGGGCCAGACAGAGCTGAGCAGCAAGCCAATTCATTTCATAGTTCTGAACATGATGTATATCTGTAAATGTGTGATACAGATCAGGCGCCGTCACGGCTACAATGCCGGCATTGTGAATGGCGTGGACAGCATAATAGGGGCTCTGCCACTTGGCCTTTGTTATCGCCCGATCCAGAACTGTAAATACTAAAAAACATAAGGATGTTTCAAGGAGCATATACCTACACCTTATATATATAAACGCTATTGGCCTTTAAATGAATCACTAAGCAAACATAAGTAAATACCGTTAAGAATATAATTACGCCCCCCTCCGAAAGAGACGTAATTATATTCTTAACACTAACCCTACTATAAAATTAAGCCTCCTCCGAAAGAGGGGGGTGTAATTATATTCTTAACACTAACCCTAATATAAATAAACAGGGGGTATGGGGGATGATGTGCTGCTAAGCAGCACATCAAATGGCTGGTCGGGCCAAAGGCCCGCCTGGATGTCCCCCACTTACATCTTCTTATCCGTAAACGGCGTATACACAATCTCCTCATCCAGCACATCAGGATGGTGGCACACCAGGTCTGTCTTTCTATTATGGGTTCTTGCGTCCGTGTTCCAGATCTTGACAATATTGTGGGTTCGTTTGGGACTGATAGAGAGTCCATTGATCTGATTGGCATCGTTCTTGACGACCTCCCTGAGCATGGCGGCAATGGCGTAGCGCACAAAGGCCGGGCCGGCCTTGGCCTTGAGGATGCGGAAACTATACGCCCCACCATAGACATTGTTACAGTTCTCCCAGAGCGGCGGAATATCTCCGCGCATAAGGAAGAACATGCCGTCGCTCAACGTGTCCATCTTGAGGACTGTGAGGATCTTCAGAAAGTCCTGCCAGGTTGTCATGGCACCGAAGCTCGTATAAGAGGGGAAGGACCAGTCTTTGCCGTCGGAGGAGTGCCAGTAGAGGGTCCAAGCACCACTCGGAATCGGCGAATCAAGAGTAGTTGCCATTATGGATACTATTGCTATAATTTATCGCTAGGAACTGTTTAGGTTCAAACAGTTCCTAGGGACACGGAACTTCAAATTTTTTTAGTTAGATAACTTCCAGGTCCTCCGTTGGCGAAGGAGGAAGTGGAAGCACAATAGACTCTGTGGGAGTCACGTCATCTACAGGGATTACAGGAGTAGCCAGCTCAACTACACCCTTTTCGTCGTCTGCCTTTCCTGCCTTTCCTGCCTCCTCTTCCTCCTCTTCCTCCTCTTCTGCTTCCTCTTCTGCCTCTTCCTCTTCTTCTTCCTCTTCTTCTTCCTCTTCTTCCGATTCCACATAGAGTTCTGGTCTTCTTTCTATACGGGGCAACAAACTATCCCAATCATCGTCAAGAAGGGCATCCTTGTGAAATACATGGGCCTCCCCATCATCATCTATAACATGGAGCTCATAGGTATCAGGCCAGATCCGTTCATAAATAGACCAGGCATTCACAAGGATCTCTGGTGTCAGTAGAGTATAGTCCTCTACCACAATATACAGGGATCGGATCCAGTCATCCAGTGAATAGATCCTACGATTCACATGAAGTTCTGTGGACAACCAGTTACAACGAACAGCAAGTGGCTGGAGTCCTGAACAGTTCTGAACAAGTGTATTCTGATACCGATTATACGTCCATTGGATGCGGTCAAACGAGGCTTGCTTGGTGATTCGGTAGGAGATGGCAGGCAGAGGATCCCTATCCGTGAAAAAATACCATTCATTGGACGTGCCGTTTAAGTAATTACAAATAGCAGTGAAGAACTCCTGGGCATTCTTCACAGATGTGCTGCACAGCTCCGTGATACAGTGGAAGGCACGCAAAAGTTTAATAGACATCTAGATAAAATAGTTTATGGCGTTTAGGTTACTGTGGGGGTGGCCTCCCCCATACCCCCTGTGGGGGACATCCAGGCGGGTGAAGCCCGCCTGGCCATTTGATGTGCTGCTAAGCAGCACATCATCCCCCCATACCCCCTGTGGGGGACATCCAGGCGGGCGAAGCCCGCCTGGCCTCCCCCATACCCCCTGTCCTTTAGGACCATATTTTACCCCTGTCCTTTAGGACCATATTTTACCCCCTGTCCTTTAGGACCATATTTTATCCCCCTGTCCTTAGGACCATAGCTTAATGGTCTTCCTATTTGCCAGCCAACGGCCAATGGGGGCCTCCGCATCCACCTCTCCGTCCTCATTAGGCTTATAGACATTCAGATCCTGATCCCTGTAATACGTCTCCCCCTCATGATCAAACTCCTCCAACTCCAAAGGATCCCCCTCCTCTTCCTCTGCCTCTGCCTCTGCCTCTTGTGCCTTTGAAACTGTAACAGGAGGGATAGGAGCTACAGGAGCAGGAACTACAGGAGCAGGAACTACAGGAACTACAGGAACTACAGGAACTACAGGAACAGGAGTCCTCTCTACAGGAACAAGACCCGGCATATCATCCACGTCATCCTCTTCTACATGCCGAACATTCACAACGAAATCCGATCCAAAGTCCAGGACAGTAGACTTGTCATCTACGACAACGACTTCATTCTTCTTAGAGGGCCCAGGCCAGCCATTTTGAAATCCAAAGGACCATGGATTCACATCCTCCTCAGGCGCCTTGTCCTTCTCCAGAGCCGCCAACCGTCCATCCAGATCCCCAATATCATCCGACAGACCCGCAATCGTCTTCTGAACTTGGCGCTCATAGGCCAGCTCCAGAGCGGTCAGGCGATGCTCCAGGCCTCCTCCTGTAACAGGGGAGGCGGTAGAGACAGTAGAGGCAGTAAAGGCAGTAGAGACAGTAGAGGCAGTCGGAAGATGACGGACAGCTCCAAGAGCTGCCGCAAACTTGCGGCTCTCCTCCTTGACCGTTTCCATACACTTATTCACGGCCTCCTGAACTGACTTTGTAAAAGCTTCCGTGATTGCGTTCTCCATGGTTAGACTATGCTATAAACTAACTATGGGTTTAAATTGTATCAAATTTTTTAGGTAGATCGCACCTTCAAGTTGATACAGGCATCCAACGTGGATTCCCACGCCTTCAAGGGTTTTGTTCTCTTCAGCTTAAGAACTTCCTCGGCCTTGGCCAGTCTCTCCTTCACCGTTTCCATGACGTTCTTCGTTAGACTGACATCATAGAAATCAATGGGCTTCGTATCCATCGTCGCTAACAAGGACACCATAGGCGGCAAATGAGTGTCCACCCGCAAGGTTCCTTGTCTAACAAGACCTCTGTAGGCTTCAATAGTCATCGGACCGCCAAAGAGCTTCAGAATCTGCTTCGGGGGGGCCGGCTTAATGGGTCCGCCCACGGCCTGTCCATACAGCCGATTCAGAAGCGACAGCTGTTCCCAGCGCGCATAGGAGTCCTGATGCATATCAAACAGATGGGCCATAGCACACTCAGGCGAACAGTAGTTTCCTGAGACCTGAATATACTCCCCCTGATCACGGATAGGAAGTATAATGGGCTTGTTATCAAAGGAATGGCAGCACCAGAAGCAGGCGATATCCACGCGATCCGGTATGGTCTTGATCTCCTCGGATTTTTCATACTGGATCAGAAGCGTAGCCTTCTTGTAGTAATCGGGCACTTCCGTTACAGATTCAGTAGTCGTTGTCGTTGTCATTGTATTCGTAACAACAGGCGCCATAATAACATTTGCGGGAGCCAACGATTCCACCGATTCTGAGAATGGATTGTCCGTGGAGGCATCGTAGGGCTCCACATTCGTGGGAGGCACGGGATTGTATTGAATGGGCGTATCATGGAACATGACGTCCTTGCTCTGAATGGGCAGATGGGCGATCAGGGGCTTGCGTGCCTCGGGTTGGAGGGATCCCTCAATGGTGTTCTGGGTAACAACGGCCACCACGGAAAACTTCTTCTTGGCCGCGCGCTTAGCAGGAACTGCTGCGTCTGTGGTTGTGTTTGTGTTTGTGTCTGTCACTTCAGGGTCCTTTGCTCGTCGTCCACGTCCTCGGCCCGACATTCTTCTGCTTCCATTCTGCTTCAACCGTTTAGGTTGGTCAGCAATTCTAACTAACTTAAGTAACTTAAACACTAAAAGGTCAGAGGAATGACCACCATTAATAAGGAGTTCTGGTGTTCCCGCGTCCGCACGTATTTTGACACCTTTGTCCAGAATCCCCGCTCCCTCCAACACCTACTCCTATTCGGACCCCCTGGCTCGGGGAAAACCACCTCGGCCCAATGGCTCGTCCAGCAGATCTGGAAGCAGCAGAAGGCGCTCATGTGTATCTCCATGAACGCCGCCGATGAGCGGTCGCTGGAGGCCATTCGGCAAAAGATCTTTCCGTTTCTCCGTGCCTCCTGGACAGCCCTTGAGATTACTCCTATCAAGGCCCCGCGCTTCATTATCTTGGACGAATGCGAAACACTCACAGAGGCCGCCCAGCTCTCCCTTCAGACCATTCTGGACAAGGATCCCAGTGAGGTGTGCGTGGTGTTAATCTGTAATTCCCAGAGCCGCATTCATCCCAAGCTCAGACAACGCCTCCTGCGAATCCGCTACGATCCTCCCAATACCCAGCGGGGTCTGAATCGTTCTGCGTTCCATGAGATCACACGGGGAGATCTCCGCCTGATCTCCAAAAAGGGACCCATGGACCAGCGCCTCTGGTTCTATATCAATGGTCATCCGGCGACAATTAGTCAATTCCTCCAGGACACGGAGGCGGACATGACCACAATCCTCTCGGAACTCCTTCTCCTGTCCAACTTGGTAGCCGTCCTTGATGAAGACCTCTTGAAGGCCCTGAACGAGATTATTCCCATCATGAACGCAAGTATGACGTGTCTGATGGGCCGCGTAGCCCACCTCATTGCTCTGTTCCAGCGTAAATTTGAGGAGAGTTTAAAGCCATAGACGCATTTAAAGCAAAATGACGCAGCCCCTTACGATCACACCTTTGCGTATTTCCACAATGACTGTGACGGCCAATTGGGGCGTGCCAATCAAGTTGGATCCCCTCTTTCGGCAACTTAAAGAAAAGCTCATCCCGATTGGATACTTTGGCGAGGGCATCATCAAGTTTGAGCACAAGGGCGAGGTCTTTGGAGCCTGTTACAAGGATCTCTTTACGAATCGGAAGGCCACGGACAAGTCCTTCTTTAATCAGTCTACGCTTGTGTTGCGCCGACCCTTTAGTGGAGGATGGAAGGAGCTCAATATGAAGCTGTTCAAGAATGGGGGTATTCAGATGACGGGGGTCACCAGCCAGGTCTTTGCTGTGGAGGCGGTGGAATGGCTCCTGACCCTGATCAAGACATTTGGGGAGACTCCCTTTGAAGGCACGGCGGCCGTGACAAAGGTGGATGTCTCCTTGATCAATACGGACTATTCGCTGAATCATGATATCCAGCAGGACAATCTCCACAGGATCCTTATGGAACAGTATAATCTGTTCTCCATGCTGGAGAAGACCATTTATCAGGGGGTCAATACCAAGTTCTTCTATAATATCAAGAATACGGTTCCGGGCATCTGTTCATGTAAGGGATTCTGTAAGGGACAGGGCACGGGGGATGGGGAGGGGGAGTGTAAGCGGATCACCATGAGCATCTTCCGCACGGGCAAGATCATTATTACCGGCGCTCGGACCATGGACCAGATTGAGGCGGCGTATGTCTTCTTGAACAAGGTCTTTCAGGAACATGCGGCTACGGTGTTGGTGAAGCGCGTTTAGAACTTAATGAATGAACTATCAATAGTCTTCAGAATCATGTCAACCCCGGCTCCGCCTCCAGCAATCGCAACAACAACAATAGTCGGTGGAGCCCAAGAGCCTCTTCCCAATCCTACCTGTTTAGTTCAGGCCGCGAAACTCGCCATTCAGCATGATAAGCCCATTCAACTGGACTATCACGTGGCCACCCATACGGGCTCTGCTTTTTTGGGCGAGGATGCCAAGACCAAGGAGCGCGTTCTCGTCAAGTCCAAGGAGGAGTTCACGTCCCTCATTCAGAAGTTGTATAAGGTTGGTGAGGACTATATTATCATGACGGAGAACTCTATTTACGTGGTATCGGGGAAGCTCCAGAAGCGCAAGGTGGATCTGGCGGCGCTTCAGGCTGATGAATGAGCGCCCTGCTCTTTGGGTGCGGCTAAGCCGCACCCTTAACCAGGGAACACGCCTCCCCCGAAGGGGGAGGCAGTCTCTATATTTTTAGACTTATCGTAATAGTATTGTGTTAAACAGAATACTATTAAATACATTGGATACTACAACTCCTCCTTAATAAGGAAATACGAGACTACCCTCGGCCAAAGGCCGAGGGTGTGTTCCCTGGTTAAGGGTGCGGCTTAGCCGCACCCAAAGAGCAGGGTTCTCGCTAATACATCCTTGCCGTAAATCCCTGCTTCTTCATCTCAGCCTTATCCTCCCCCGTGTAGAACCCCTCCGCCGCCTCTTGCCGACCGGACAGGAGTGCCCGGTCGCAGACGAGATACTGGAACATGGACAGAACAATTAGCACGGCAGCCATGATGAGTCCCTGGGCTCCGACAGCAATCTTGAATGTCAGAGGCAGCTTGGAGAAGAGAATGACAATGACATTGATCACGGCAAGGACGCCCAGAATCGCGTAAATGACGAAAATAATATAATACACATCGCAGATAGTCTTACTGTTGATCTGTTTCATCCAAGAGGGCTCCATTTTGTTTCTATAAAGAGTCCATAAAAAAAATACAGCACTAATAGAATGGCAAAGTCGCATCGGAAGGGAGCGCGTAAATCGCATACACGTCGCAGGAAACAGCAGAAGCAGCAGAAGCAGCAAAAGAACCAGAGGCGTCAGGGTGGCTACCGTTTAGAGGGAGCTGCTCTTGCGGATTCTCTCTATGGCTCCAGTGCGAGCCAGATGTCCTTGGCTCAGGGTGGAGATTATGAGAGCTACCATTCGGCCCAGCACGGTGGCGTGGCGGACTACGGGAAGGCGTTTGATATCATGTCAGATCCAAACATATTGTCGTCCTCCATGTCCTCGGGGCAGCTCAATGCTATCACTGAAGTTCGGGGTCTCTCCGATGCACAGCCTCCCCCTCTGGGTCCTACACCGGCCAGCCCTGGCACCACGAACGGCGGCCCCAGTGGCTCCTGTGGCTCTATGGCCGGTGGTCGTCGGCGTCGTAGGAGCCACAAGAGGGGTAGGAAGAGCCAAAAGCAACAGAAACGCCAGCGTAGCCAAAAGCAGCAGAAGCAGCAGAAGCAGCAGAAGCAGCAGCAGCAGGGCGGCGGCGCCCCCCTCGGCTATGCGCCCGTCGGAGCCCCCGGACTCCTCCTGGACAACAACCGGGCCTATACGCAGGCCGGCCTGAACCCCGAATACTACCAGTCCAGTTCTACGGAACAGTTACTGGCGGATATGCGTGATCGCGCATAGTTAGGCCGGTAGTCGGCTCAAAAAGAGTTCCTTCTGAACCTCGGCCTCCTCAGGGATCTCCAGAACCCGTTTCAAAGGCCCTAAAACCTCCTGGACAGACTCCAACAGCTTCCCCGCAATCTCCTTCCTCTCGGAGACTTTCACGGTCATTTTTATCCTCAGATACAGATCACCGTAGACATTCGTGCTGTTCTTTATAGGCATTCCTAAGCCCGTGATAGCATATACATCGTCCGTAAAGGAGGCAGGGGGGATCTCCACATACAGCCCTTCGTCGTAGGCCGGATGCCCGTCCAGCTTCACACGAGTTCCCAGAAGGGCTTCGGCCAAGTTGATGACCACCTCCGTCTCCAGATGCTGCCCGGCATTCCCTATCCGTTTAAAGGGGCCCTGGGGACCTGACTCAATAGTCAAATGAAGATCCCCCGCCTTCTCAAACTCGGGAG